GTCTAAATAGTACCCTTGCCTCTTGGCAAAAGACAACGTAGTATTTAATAACTGGGTGTTAGTAGGTTAAGTCTCGAACGCTTCCATAATAAATATATAAGACTTGAAACGTATAGGTTATTTACATGAACAGGTTTATGATATAGAGAATATCGAAATAGCTGATGATAAGGCTAGAAAGAATAAATCAATTAGATGGGGAATCGTTAAGCACGATAGAAATAGACAAAATGAGAATGAGAGGTTATCTGAGCAGCTAAGGGACTTGGTATATGAAACCTCTGAATATAGTACCTTTAAAGTATATGAACCTAAAGAAAGGTTGATATTTAGACTACCATACTATCCAGATAGAATAACACATCACGCTATAATGAACGTGATGGAACCTATTTGGACTAAAATATTTATTAAGCAGACTTACTCTTGTATTAAGAATAGAGGTATTCATAATGTAGCTCATGACTTAAAGACTGCATTAATTGAACATCCAGAAGAAACTATATATTGTTTGAAGATGGGTGTTAGGAAGTTTTACCCATCTGTAAACCACGATATATTATGTGATATAATTAAAAAGAAGATAAAGGACAAATATCTTCTAACATTACTTATTGGGATTATCTATTCAGCCGATGGGGTTCCTATAGGTAATTACTTATCTCAGTTCTTTGCTAATCTATATTTAGCTTACTTTGACCATTGGGTCAAGGAGGAGTTAAAGTGTAAATTCTATTTCAGGTATGCTGATGATATTGTAATTCTCAGCAGTGATAAGAACTTCTTGAGAAACATACTTATAGCAATTAAGATGTACTTAAAGGAGGTTCTAAATTTAAGGTTAAAATCAAATTACCAAATATTCCCAGTAGATGATAGAGGTGTAGACTTTGTAGGTTATAGGTTCTATCATACCCATGTATTATTAAGGAAGTCAATTAAGATTAGATTATTCAAGCTTATTAGAAGGTATCAATCAGGCAAGATTGATAAACAAGAATTAAGAAGGAGAATGCAATTATATTTTGGTTGGCTAAAGTTTTGTAATTCTAAGAATCTACTAAGGAAGATTCAAAGAGATACAGGTTTGAGATTCTCTAATTGGGATGGGAAGAAATCTAATATTTCAAGATTTTATAACAAGTACATTCATATTGTAGATATAGTTGGCTATAGTAAGTGTTTTAGAGTTAACCTTGTATACAATAATAAATCCTATTACTTTGAGAGTAAGAGTAGGAATCTATTCTACTCTCTAACCAGATATTCATTCCCAGTAAATTTTAAAATAAGACCTTATGTTAGAACCAAGAAGAATAGAAATGGATGTGCAGCCAGACTTAATAGAGAAATTAGGTAATGGTACATATTACTATAACTATGATATTAAATCAAAAGAGGTTAATGTTACAGACCCAGAAACAGAAGATGTAACGAAGGAAACAAGGTGGACATATATACAAGTTCATCTACATGGTCAACCAGACCACAAAGAATGCATTAAAGCTATTATTAGACAGTATGTAGACCAAGATGAAGAGTTTGATTTAATTAACAGCTCCAATAGTATTGTTTTAGGTTTATCTGATAATCAAACTGATAGACAGAAATACCTAGATTATCTTACACTGGTAGGAGAAATCAAAACTAAAGTAAGAGCTGACTTCAACGTATAATTATGGATTCAGTATTTAAAATATGCAAGAAGGGAGCCTGCGGTATTACAATCACTGGGCTAGAGAAAGACAATGATGAATACTTAAATGAGAATGGAGAAGTTGCAGTAAGTACTCGTAATTATACCTACAGTCAAACTGTAACTATTAATGCTATAACAAGTATTAAATCTTCTGGAGAAGAAATAACACAGAAGTATGACATTGTTGAACACGTTATAGATTGTATTGATGAATCTGAAATGGAAATGCCTATTGACGGTTTATATGAAGTTACACATATAATACTACCCACTGATGCATGGTTGGATTATGTGTTAGAGAGGAATGCAACTGCTTTAACAGCTTATAACTCTATTTACTACTATGATACCAAATCTGAAGTATTTATGAAGTATGTTGATGAAGAGTCTGTTGAGGTAACTATAGAAGAGGTGTTAGAGGTGAATGCTATACCTCCATCTACTGTCACTGAGAAAACTACTACGATTATCAGAGGTGATAAGAATACATTCTGTATATGCCATATTAACGAATGCTTCTACAGACTATGTAAAAATCTTTTAGGAGATTTACCTGGAAGGTGCAAGAATAGGCTTGATGATGTTAAATCACTAATCTACAATAGAGATATTATATGGATGGCTATCAATATTATTAAATATCTAATTGAGCTGGGACAGTATTATGAAGCTCAGAGAGTATTAGAGGATGTTACTCAGTGCGGAGGAATTTGTAGAGATGTTATGATTGATAAGAATACTATAGGAGGAGGTGGTTGTGGATGCAATAACTAACCTGAAGCTTAAAGTGATTAAGGACTTTAATAAGTTCCTTAACAGACTAAATAAAGGCTATATAGATAATTATGACATGATTCTACATCAAATATCCTTTATTCAGACTTGTCAATACTTTGATAAAATAGATGGAATATACGAATTTCTAATGAATAATTAACATGGCAATAGAAAGAGATACAAGACGTTATGCCTGTATTCATGATTTAAATAATTACTTCAAGAAGAAAGACCTACTAGGAGGTTTAACCGAACTAGAGCAGGAACAGTTAAGGAAGAATATAGGTATTATTGATTATGGCGGAGAAGGCGGACAAGCTAAGCCATTGGAAGTAACATATACGCTACTTAATGATTACATAAGTAAGAATAGCTTAATAACAGGAGCAAGGTATGTTATTACAGACTTTCAAACTATTTACTCTTCTAATGTTACTAATAATTCAGGTCAAAAGGTTACGTGGGGTACTGAAGACTCCACTAACCCTTCTCCTGTTTGGAAGTTAATTGTAACAGCTATTACCAATAACAGATTAGACCCGAGAGTTGTTATTGACGATATTAGAATGAAGGATTGGGTTATTGAATATGACCCAACTAAAGAGACTCTTGAGGATGGGATTACTACTAAGGGTAGAATAACATTTATGAGGGATAGCCACTTCAACTCAGCACACTATGATTTCAAGAATATTAAATTCAGAAGAACTGCGGAGGAGTTAGATAATACTAATCTTAATCTTGGGGCAGCATATGGAGATTTCTATACATTCTCAGACTTAACTGGAGGAGTTATTACTGATAGTTCAGAGTTACATAATACTAAGCACAATGAATTAAAACAAGGATGCACTAATAATATCTTTCTAGGTGATACTTACGATAATGTGCTAGAAGCAGACTGTAGAGGTAATACCTTCCTAAGAGGTTGTCATGATACAACTTTAAGATGGAATTCCGTTAATAATATGTTTAATGAGAACGTATGTTATATGGAAGGTTCATTATATAATAAAGTATTTCCTATTGGAGATACTAGCTTATCAATGACCATTACTAAAACAATTCATAAGGTTAATGAGGCTACAATTATATCCTTCTTAGACCCTATGACATATGCTTATCAAATTATTCAAATCTAAATATGGCAGAGTTTATACGTCTTGATGAACAAGAACAGGATGCCCCCATTTTACCCGATTATCCTCATTCTATTTCCAATATAAAGCCCGATACTAAAATAATTGACGGAGTTATTGAGAAGGAAGAGGTAGAAGGAATCTGTGCTGACTATGGTGTTATTACAATAGACAAGATAGACAGTGTAAAAGTAGAAGAGGAAGGAGTAGACCACATCTGTATTAAGGATGATTGTGATACTTCTAAATATTATGGGTGTACTGGCGGGGATGATGGATTCCAAAAGGAGAATCTATTCTCAGAGTTAACTGATGAGTATCAGAGAACTATAGCCAGAATTAATCTTGGTATAGCAGATGAATATGCTCTAAAGTGGGGAAACATCAAAGGTAACTTGTCTAATCAAAAAGATTTATATACCTTTGTGACTGATTCAATAGCCTTTGATATTAATAAGGTAATTGATGAAATAAATCTAAAACTTGCTCAATGGGCGTGTGAAATTGAAATAAGATTAAATAACAAAGCTGACATATACTCACCTAAGTTTACTGGAACTCCAACTACTACATTACCATTAATGACAGATAGTTCTAATAGGATTGCATCTACTGAATGGGTTAATGCTAGAATTGAAGCAGCAGCTATAGATGAAAATATTAAAGCCATATCAGTAGACCCAGAGTATATGAGTTATGGTGATGGGCCTACTGATGTAACTGTAACTTGGGAATACTACAAAGATGTAACTGAGCAGACAATTAATGGTGTAACTCTTAAGCCTGAAGCTAGGCAGTATACATTTGCTGGAATGACTACTTCTATGGTTATTACGTTACGATATAAATATGAGGATATTACTGCTGTAAAGGTAGTAACATTTGACATTAAATATCCTAACTACTATGGAACCTCATCAGACTATACTAAGTTAAACAAGACTATTGACAATATGTTTACTACTACTGCAAATGGCAGTGAGTACATATACGTTATGATTCCAAATGGCTCCAGTGCAGTGTTGGCAGTTAGTAATATTATTGGTGGATTTAGACTCTTAGGTACACAGGAAATATTTGGTAATATATACTATATATTCAAGAGTGCTAATGCAGGGCTTGGGGAAACAACAATAGAAATATTAAGTCAAGCTGGATTTGATTCTAAAGGGTTTGACACTACTACAATTAAAGAGCTTTTAGCATCTAAAGTTGATAAGTATACTGTCTACACTAAGGAAGAAATTGATAAGAAGTTGCAGGACATAGAATCAGGAGACATTCAGCTTAATAATTATTATACTAAGGATGAAGTTAAAGCACTAATTCCAGATGTATCAGGTAAGGCAGACATAGAAGACGTACCTACTAAGGTATCTCAACTAGAGAATGACTCTCACTACATTACAGATATTCCAGACGAATATGTTACAAAGCATGAGCTTGATAGCCGAGGGTATTTAACAGAAGAGATTGAGCCGGCATTTATAGCTAGTGCAGCTGCAACTATAAATACTACTGATATACAAAATTGGAACAACAAGGTAGACAAAGTCCAAGGAATGGGCTTATCTGAGCAAAGCTTTACATTAGGAGAGAAGAATAAACTAAAAGGGCTAACTAACTATAGTGATACTAGTGTTAGAGAACTGATTAAAGAAGTTGATGAGAAGGTTAACACAAAAGCAGATAGGAGTGAAATCCCTGATGTTAGTAATAAAGCCGATATAGAAGATATACCTACTAAAGTATCTCAGTTAGAGAATGATAAACATTACTTAACAACAATTCCAGATAACTTAGTTACTGAAGAAGAATTGAATAGTAAAGGGTTTCTAACTAGCTATACTGAAACTGACCCAACTGTTCCTGAGTGGGCTAAACAACCTAATAAACCTACATATACCCTTGAAGAGTTAGGTGCAGAAAGGGCTGGGACAGCAGTAGAAATACTTGAGATAGCTAACAACTTTACTAGACAGCAGTTTGACATACTTACTCAAGATTCTGACCCTTCTTATAATACCTTTAAAGAAGTCGGAGATGCAATTATAAAGAATAATAAAGACATCGCTGCAATAAATACTACATTAGGTGGCAAAGCAGATAGAAGTGAATTATTCTCCGGTGAGTATCAAGACTTAGTTGGGAAACCTGAAATTCCTAGTATAGTAGGCTTAGCTACTGAAGAGTATGTCAAGCAAGCTATAGCTAATATTCCAGAAACTGATTTAAGTAATTATGCTCTAAAGAGTGAGCTTCCAGACATTAGTACTAAGGTTGATAAGGTTGAAGGTAAAGGACTGTCTACTAATGACTTCACTAATGAGAACAAAGCTAAGTTACAATCACTCGAGAATTATAATGATACATACGTAAAAGAACAGATAGGACTACTTAATGTATTTAAGTCAGATGTGCAGGGCTATGTCATGCATATTGAGAAGGCTCTTTATCTGTCTGAGAACCTATCTGATTATTATACTGAGGCTGAAGATGCACACGATTTTATAGTAGCTTTATCCAAGGCTAGATTAGTAACATTAGAATATGCAACTTTAAAATTTGTAACGGCTTATAGAAAGACAGCTACAGATACCAAAGACACTGATGATGTTAGAACTGTAGAAGTGGTAATGATGTTTCACTATGATGAACTTCAGGACTTGAAGTTAACATTTACATTAGTAGTAGGAACTAAAACGACATATACATTTAATAAGGAATTTATAACATCTTCTTCCACTGGAACTGAAGCCTTAGTTGAAAGACTTACAACATTAGAGAAGTTGGTGCAAGGTCTTGATTTACGTAAAGCGATAGTATTAGAATAGAATGGCAAATGAAATGGTAAATAACAAGCAGGTAAATTTCTGGAGGGGTGACCAAATCCCTCCAACCATTTACCACATTTGGATTAAAGATAACAGTAAGATGCTCTTATTTGATGGGGAACAATGGGTTGTATTCCTTGATAATAAAGAGATTATCGACATTGTGAATAAGATTCAAGAGAAGCTTGATAATATGCAAGAAGAAATCGAGAACCTGGGCAATAAGACTGTAAATAAGAAGGCTATTAAGAATAATCCAGTACTAGACGGTACTGACTTACTTATTGGGTGGTCAGGTAACTTTATAGATAAAGGTCTAACTGTTGCCCAAACAGCTCAGAGGTTTGATGAATTATTAACAACTCAAATCATATAGGAATGATAATAAATAAGAAGATTGTATATGCTAGAAAGAAAGAAGAGTTTGAGCCACTAATACCCACAATACCAGAAGGGCTTAACCCAGTAGTATTTATTGAGGATACTAGAGAGATGTGGACTTGTGGTACTTACTTTAGTATTGGCTATCCAAGTATAGAAGTATCAGAAGTTAGCGGCTCTGTTAAGGTTCAAATAGGAAATAGCTTCTTCCTGCTAACTCCTACAGGTGACAGTATTAGCCTTAGAAAAGGTGATGGTAATAGAATTATTATCAGCAGTAATGCACTTAATAGAGTGGATACTGAACCTCCTTTGAAGTGGGATGCTTCTAATAGGAAGTTATTACACATGGAGAGCGGTGTAGCTTCAGGCTCTTATGGGCAATCAACTAATCTAGGAAATGCTAGTGTGTTTGTTGTTCCAAACTTTGTAGTAGATGCTACAGGACATATAACATTTGCAGAGAATCATAATATTGAGATTAGGGACTATGTTGAACAGGTAGCTCCATCTAATCAGATGGCTGAGAGGAACGTATTATTATCCTATAATGAAGCTAATAATAATATGGACACATCTCAAGTTAGAAAGGCTAATGGTTTGACATTTAATGATGCTACACAGAGAATAACTATAGCAGGAGGAATGACTTCCGATGGAGCAGTAACAGTTAATCATGGAGACGTTTCTGTATTAGATGGTTATATTATTGGTAAGCTAAAGGGAGATGTAGAAGGACAAGCTACTCCTAAGATTCACTTATCTCTAAAACCAGAATATGGTGGTGCTTCTACTAAATTATATGGTCACGTAAAACTGCAGGACATATTAAGTAGAAAGCCGGACCCATCAAGTGATAATAAGAATATAAATGACACTAACGTAGTTGCAGCTATTGCAGCATCCCCATTAATGGTATGGAACGCTATAGAAACTGCTAAGAGTTATGCTGATAGTATCCTCGGCTCTAATAATGCTATGCTATTTAAGGGAGCATTAGAGGCTGGTATATCTTCTCCAGGTACTTATACACCAATGGCAGATGTAGGTAATACTTATGTTGTAACCTTTGGTAATGGTGCTTATAGGGATAGTGTGGGGTATATAAACGGAGTGTCGGTAGAGGTTGGTGACTTACTTATATGTAAGGAAGCTACTGCTGCTTCTGATGGTACTAACTGGGAAGAGGTTTCTAAGAAGTGGACATATGTTCAGACTAATACTACTGGAGTTGTTAGTGGACCTTCATCCTCTACAATAGGACAACTGGCAGTGTTTGATAGTATAACGGGTAAGTTGATAAAAGGTCTACCAAACGGTTCAGTAGGGCAAATGCTAGTAATCAATGAGTCTGGTACACCTACATGGGCCAATAAACCTGATAGATTGAATCATGCATTATCATTCCAAGTAAAGGGAGTCGAGTTTACATCGTTTGATGGCTATGAAGCTAAGAAAGTAAATTTCATTGCTGGAGACAATATGTTTATTACTCCAGATAACCAAGGTAATTTAACTTTAGCTGCAGACCCTGGAAATGATACTGTAAATACAGCTGGAGCTACTGATTTAATAAACACAAAGTTATTCTTAATCGGAGCAGAATCACAGACTGAAAGTCCTCAAACATACAGTAATAGATACGTATACGTTGGTGCTGATAACTGTCTATATAGTGATGGTAAAAAAGTATCAACAACAGACCATACACACCCTATATATGTAACATTAGATACTGAACAGACTATTAATGGTAGCAAGACGTTTACAACTCCTATCATATCTACAGTAGCTAGTGGAACTGCACCATTAGTTGTAGCTAGTAATACCTTAGTAAGTAATCTTAACGCTGATTTACTTGATGGGTTACACGCTAAAAGCTTTATATTCTACAAGGAAGAAGACTTTGACCCAGCCACTTACGATGGTTATTACATGGGAATGACTACAAAGTCAGGTATAAACGACAACTGGTGGCATATCATATCTATGAACTGGGGTGGTTCTAATATGGGAATTGTAGGAAACAAGACCTGGGTTACACAACTTGCATTACCAACAAAAGGCATACGTGGGCTAAAGTATCGTACAGGTAATGATTCTACTTCCTATGGTTCTTGGGTAGATATATTAGATGTTACTAATTATGCAGGAACTCTCGATGGACGTTACCTTAAGAAGACTGGCGATACTATGACTGGAACACTTACATCCGCATCTACTTCCAGCTCAATCGTATTCAAGGGATTGGAAAATTGTGATATTACCAATATCTATAAAGATAACGGAGTTATCAGGAACGATGATGGTGGGTTAACTTCTATAAGAAACGGATTAAGGTTCAACTGGTATGACACATACTGGTATATAGGAAACCTTAGAGGCGGCAGTACGGAAAGTGCAGGATTTGGTGTCGTAGACCATAACAACAAGCTGGTTTTACGTGTCACTCCAAATGATGTAAGAGCACCTAGATTCATGTCAACTGTTGCCACAGGGTTATCACCTTTGATAGTTTCAAGCAATACGCTTGTTAATAATTTAAATGCAGATTTGCTTGATGGAGTACATTTGGCAGGATTTAGTGGAAGAGAGGGTGTTATGCGTTCTTGGCTTAGAGGTAGATACACTACTGTAAACCAATATTTTGGAAATGGAAACGTAGTTACTATTGACCCTAAACCTACGGATGATGTTACCCTATCTGCAAATACTACTGTGCTAAGTCTAGGTGACGTTCCAACAAGAAATACTCAGTTAGCTTTCCATTATGATACAAACACGATTAAATACAGAAGGCATGATGATTCAAAGTGGAATGATTGGGTTGTGTTAATACATAGTGGAAACTACGCCAGCTATTCTGACGGACGTTACGTAAAGAAAGTAGGTGATACCATGACTGGTACTCTTGGAATGGGTGCTAATACTATATATTGGAAAGAGAATGGCTTTGGTGATAAATTTGGATTAACCCCATACTTTAGTGGTACTAATGATAATGATTACCTAGCCTTTATGAGTTCTGTTGGAGAGGCTGGAACAGACCCGGCTATGAGTGCTAAAATGGTATTAACTGGATTAGGAAATGTAGGAATTGGCACTACAACTCCAACACAGAAGCTTCATGTTATTGGTGGAGGTTTATTTACTGCATTACTTACCACTACTGGTATTACTAACAATGGAACCTTAACCCAGAACGGCGATATTATAATAAACCAAGCTAGCACTACTGGAACTAGGCAAGTTAGATTCCAAGGTGGGGATAACGATTATGGTAGAATCGCTTTCGGTGCTACTGCTGAAAATGCAGGATGGATGGAGATAGCTTCTTGTGGTGATGGAGATGAACCTATATATGCAAGACAATACACGGGCGTATTTACTACCATAAAGAGGACAGCAACATTATTGGATGCTAATGGAAATACAATATTCCCTGGCACAGTCACAGCTCCAACATTTACTGGTGCTTTAAATGGTACTGCTGAATGGTCTAAGAGATTAGCTACTAATAGTCAGTTAACATTTGGACTAAATGGATTAACTTACTTCAATGCAAATCTAGGTGCTGGTACTGCTGCTAATCAGAATGTTGGACCAACAGCTCAATGGTGGCATATATTAAGAATGAATCATGGAAATGGTTCTGGATACTTCGCCGATATAGCAGTCCCCTTAAATACTTCTGATGGTATCTATTGGAGAAGAATACAAGGAGGTACTAACTATGGATGGTATAGAGTGTTAGATACTAATAACTATGCTGGAATTATAGACGGTAGGTATATTAATGTTACTGGTGATACTATGACTGGTGCATTACATCTAGCTAATGGTACTAGAAACAATGCTGGAGATGATTGCGGTTTCGGTGACTGTAATATCGGAGGCTGCCTTGGATTACAAGGATTAAACGGAGCAACTGGACTAGCATTTATCCAACAGGGTGCTTCATGGAGTGGTGGAAACAACTATAGATTTACTTGGAATGGTTCTAACATGACATCTAGTAGTACAGCACAATGGAATAATTTAAATGCGGATTTATTAGATGGCTACCACCAAGCAGCATTCAGTATGGGCTGGACTACTTCAACTAAATACAGGGTTGATAGATGGGGAGGTGATACAGACAAGAACTGGAAGAAGATAGTAACCTATGTTTGTACAGGTGGAGGGCAATATCAAAGCTGTAAAGTCAAAGGTACAATCTACTATATAACAGGTAATCACAATCAAGGGCACGTAATAGATATACCATTTGAAGCGATAATGTATGCCTATAGCGGTACTGCAAACTCAATGTTAAATCAAAGTTATCTATACCTTCCTCCTTATTGTACTTGGGATATGATTAGGATAGTACGATATAATAACAACAGTTGGGAGGTACAAGTAAGGCAACCTAGCGATTGGACTAATATAAGTCTTGAATATACAGTAACTAATAGTGGTGGTAGTGTATCGGCAGGTCAGTTTACTAATACTTCTTATTCAAGCACTGTAGCTAACAATTATAATACTAATGTTAGTAGACCTAATTCAAGTTATACCAATCATGCTGCTAGTGCAGACAGACTTACAATAGCCCGCTCTATTAATGGAACTAACTTCGACGGTACTGCAAATATTACTACCTCTTATTGGGGAACAGCTAGGAACTTTACTATTGGTAATACTACTAAGTCAGTAAATGGCTCTGCCAATGTTTCATGGTCTTTTGCTGATATTGGAGGCGCTCCTGCAAACCATTCACATAACTATATAAATTCTAGAGGAAACCTCAATCCACAAACAGGAAGAACCCAAAACCTAGGTAATGTGTACTCCTATAATACAGTTAGTGGAACTAGTAATGGTGCACCAACTACATATACATCCGTTATAGGATTTGGAAGAAGTACTGGAGGTACGGTTGAAATTGCTGGAGGATGGACTGCTGGTATGGGATTGTGGTACAGAGCGTTAAGAAATACTACTGACAATTGGTATGGATGGGTAAAAGTATGGGATACCAAGAACTTTGACCCTAACTCTAAAGCAAACAGTAACCATAACCACGATGGTTCATATATAACTAAAGGTGGTAGTAATAATAATGTAGTACTTGGTGCTGGTGGGTATAAAGCATTGTCAGACTTTACACTGAACTCAAATTGGGCAGCTTCTAAAGCCATTTCTGGATATGTTAAATTCCCTAACGGATTTATAATTCAATGGGGTGAAGCATATGTAGGTGCAAATTCTACGGGATATAAATCCTTCCCGATTGCATTCCCAACAGCTTGTATATCGGTACAAGTAACACATAAAACAACTGCAATTAACTGGGACAAGGTTTGTGTAGCAGGTAATTACACTAGAACAGGTTGTACTATAGCCAATTGTGAAACGGTTAACTCTTTGATTAGTTGGATGGCTTTAGGTTATTAGTTTATATGTTTTTATTTAATATTAATTTTTTTAACTATGAAATTTACTAGAATGATTAATTTATCTGGTTCAGTAACAGTAGATACTATCGAGGTTTATGTAACAATGAACTACGAAGAGACTCAAGCCCCTTCCGAGGCTTCCTTTAACTTTACTACAGAAGGTATGTCTGTAAGTGGTTCTTGCTCTAAGAATGAGATTACATACTATACCACATCTCAAGGGATAGTGACAGATGAGCTTATGAAGAAAGTAGAAACAAAGGTAAAGGAATGCATAGCAAATTATGAGTCAATTTGATTGTCTCATAGCTAATTTTATAATTTTAACTAACTATACTTTGTTTCATACTCAATAATGTGTATATTTGCACAGAATTAACAAAATTAGAAAAGGACTATGACAGTAAACGAAATGATGATTAGGCACAACTTTATTACTAAGATTATACTTAGGGATAAGGACAAGGAACTCAGTAAAGATTTAAAGGTAAAGATTATGTCAATGCGTATTGAATTAGGTAAACTTCGTAGACAAGTGGAGGATGATTTACAAGAAGCTATCTCACAATTAACTCCGAGTGAATATAGAGAGTTAGCTAGTAAAAGTGACCTAACTCAAGATGAGAGAGAGAAGATAAAGGAATGGAATAAGCAAATAACTGAGGAATACAACACCTACCTTGACCAAAGGAGTAAGGATGAAGTAGCTGACTGTGCCCACTTCAACGAAGATGAGTATGCTCAGATTGTTGAAGTAAATGCAGCCAATGATGTTGAAATAAATGGACAGAAGTTATGTGCTGCTGATTTTCTAGAAGTGCTTCATAGCTTATTCGTAGAACAGTAATATAAAACGAGGGCTGTGTGAATAACATAGCCCTTTATTTTTATCAGCATGAATGAATATATTGAGGTAATTGGTCAATTAAAACCCAAGAACAATGCTAGCTTTGCACTAGCAGATGTTAATGATTTACGTGGTGGTTACATCCAAGTTACCAATATGAGTGATATGGAAGCCTTTCTCAACACAAAGAAGTTAAAGGAGGGTATGCTATGTTACGTCAAAAATTCACCTGACAGCAACCATATGTATCAATTCTATAACGGGGTGTGGAACGTATGGAAAGTACAAGGAGGTGGAGGAGGTGGAGGAGGAGGAATGTCTATTGTAGTAGTTGACACTTTAGAAGAACTACTTGATAGGGATGACCTTAGAGTTAAGGGGCAAATAGTATTCGTTAATGATATTAATGAAATACGTTACTTTAATGGATTTGTTTGGGAATCCTTCTCCAAAATTTATATACAGGATACACCACCTGAAGATAAGGGAGGTATTTGGATAGATACTTCTGAGAATAAAGAACATATGACAAGCAGTACTGTGATTCAAGACCTGTTAAAGGTTATATCAGTACTACAAGACAAGGTACAGAAGTTAGAGTTTGCATTTAACTGCCAGATAGATTCTGGTGACTTTAGAAACAATCAGAGGTACGCCTATGATGGTATGCCTAATGAGGAGCCTAACTACGGTACTTCAGAAGAAGAGGACAACGCCACTCAAGAGGCTAACAAGGATGTGGTTCTTGCTGATGCACCTGAACCTACTGAATATAAAGAGTATTTACCTAATGCTAAGCATATATGTATCAAAAGTGGTACATACGCAGAAATGCAAGCTAATAAAGGTGATTTCTTACCAAAGGAATTGTTATGGTGTTATGACACTCAGACATTATGGATTAAAGACCCTAAGACTTATAAATTAATTAAAATAGGTAGTACAGGTGGTGGAGGTGAAGACCCAGGACCTGGACCAGACCCAGAAACAATGGATGGAATATTAACCGAAGTCATTGGAAGCGGCAGTGGAGCTAAGACCAAGATTATTGGTATTGAGTTCGCGGACATGACGAATAAAGAGAATACATTCCTTATTCAGGTTAAGGATGGTAAGTTAGATATACATGATTATAGATTAGATAAGAATACTTTAGCTGGTAATGCTCAGACTCAAGGTACTGGAATTTACTACACTACTCCATATTTCCCTATCATCCCAGAAGAGGTAGGTTCTAAAGACTCTCCAAAGATTTATGTTAATATGGTGTACTGCGGAGGAACATCAGAGGATAAGGACTACAATCCAGTATCTCACAATTTCGTAGAGTTGTGTAACCTTGGTAAGAAGGACTTAAATCTAAAAGGACTATACTTACATTACACAGAAAGGAATAGTGGAGATTGGGTTACATTACCTCTAATTGGTACTCTTAAATCTCAAGGTACATTCTTGATTAAGGGTGCTCAATGTTCCGTAGAGAACATCAATACTACACTAATTAGAGTTGGTGAACCTGATATGTATTGGACTAAAGATGCTACTCTTAATAATACAAGGCTTGAGATTGCTGGAGATACAGGCGCAGGAGTACAGCCTCATAGTATATGGTCAAGTAAAGACGATTGTATTAAATTTAGCTATGACTGTGCATTCTACATTAGTAGTGAGGAAACAACAGATTACTTCAAGACTACTGTTATGAATAGTACTGCACCTTGGACTACTAACGGAGTAATTAAATGGTATGTGGACTTAGTCGGAATAGGTAGTTATAATGATAAATCAATGCCATGTGAGGCATCTCCCATTGCCACTAAGGGAAGTAATGTATTATTAATGCGTTACTATAATATGGACCCAGTAAAGCAAGCTACTAAGGCTCTGAGTGCTAGGAGTAATGTTAAGGATTGGACGTATATTAATATGGACAAAATTAATCCTGCTATTGATATTCAAGAGTATACTCCGAAGAACTCATCACAGAATAAGAATATATTCTTTAATAAGCATCTATTAGTGGAAGGTACTCCTAACATAGTTACTTGCACACTAGGACATGATGCCCATAAGACAAGATGCTTTAACTGGGTATCAGTAGGATACTACGATGAGTACATCTGGATTAGAAAGGATGGTGAAGATTATACTCCAGAAAATAAATTTGAATCCTTTAAGAAGGAGGATATTAACTCTGAGAATAGAAGTACTAATCCTAATAGACCAGATAATCATAAGAATTGGACTAATAAAATATATAATAGGATTAGAAGCATAACTACAGATGGCACACCATTTACAGTTCATAAGTTCATTAAGGACTTCGATGAACCTGCTGATACTCAGAAGTATTATTACAAGGTAGGTAGAGATGGGGCATGGACTGAGGAAAGGTCATTTACTCTTAGAAATAGAGATAAGGTTATTGAAAGAGGATTTAACTTCCTACAAGTAAGTGACCAGCAAGGATTTAATGCAGAAGAATATGAAATGTGGAGAGTTAGTGCAGAATACATCAACTCTGATAAAGCTGAGAATCCATATGAATGGTGCTTAAATACTGGAGACCAGACTCAGAATGGTAATAGATTTAACGAATGGATTGACTATTACAAGGGTGGAGATGTTATCTATAGAGATACAGAGCAAATGTATTCAGTAGGTAATAATGATTTAACCCCTGTGGATGTATACACGTTAGGGGATGGGGAAGATAAAAGTAAAACTAATCCCGCCAATGTGGAATTTTTCTTTACATTTGAGCACCCTTATACAGTACCCATTTCGTCTGCTGGAGTGTACATACCCTGCTGCTATAGTTTCGTATATGGCAATACCTATTTCTTGTCTATGAACTCTGAAATCACTGAATTAGCAAGGACAGACGTGTTCGGAGATATAGCTGGCGTGAATGTATATAATGACTTAAAAGACTGGGCAACTGCTGATTTGGCACAACACGCAGCTGATGCTAAAATTAAGTGGAAGGTTGCGTTCTGTCATGAAGCTCCATTTACCATCATCACCGCCGATTTAATTATGAGCTATTTAAAGCATAATGAAGGTGGTTCTTACGATAAAAACTTAGATATTAAGAGGGGCGGAAGTCATCTAAATACAGTTGGTAATTACTGGTTTAGTCAATGGTTACAGGATAATGCATTTAAACTATGCCTATGTGGACATAAACATACATATGCAAATTCAAGATATATACGTGAGAATCCTGATAGGACAATGGAACCTATAGTATATGACCAGTCACTGTCCCCAACATGGTATACCAATCTACCTGATAGAGAAAGACAGTGTGTTCAAATCTCTACTGACGCTAGTCTAAACTATGTAAGATATGTAATGTGTCAAGCAACTGGATATAAGTTAACCTCTAATAAAGAGTTGCCTGCCAAGAACATACCTTGGTTACTAGAATATTATCCTGTATCTAGCCAGATTGAAAACCCAAATACTAATACTGCTACTGTTAAGGTTAACAGTGCCCAACAATATCCTAACTATATTATATGGAATGTAGGAACGGGAAATGAAGTTGAAGTGCCATCCATGACCACAGCTAGTAGGGAGAGAATACTTGGTAAGTCTTATAAACTGCAGCTAAAGGATAATACTAAAGTTTGGGCTTATAAGTATAATGTACCTATAGCTTATACTGACTTAAAGAAGGTTGGAGGTAATGGTGCTACTAACCCAAGTAATAATATAGTAATTGAAAAGACATTACAATGAAAATAAAACATTATGATGAAGTAACTGGAAGATGGGTAATCGACGGTGCTTCTAATGCTTCAGAATTGGAACTGACAAACCCTGGCTTCTTAAATGAAGCTGGGGAATCAGTTTCTATTGACAATGGCTTCACAAAGCTAGATAATAGAATGACTAAGTTAGAACAAAACCTAGCCTGGGTGTACCTTAATGGTGCAATCGGCGGTGGTGGAGGCGGCGGTGGTGGAGGGGATGGCTCAGAATACACCATTGATGTAGCTGAAGGTAGTACAGTCTATACAGCTACTAATACTGTTACACTTAATATCTTAATTAAAAGTGGTGGTGTTAAAAAGTCATTTACTGTAATTGCTAAAGATTTGGCTACCAACAAAACATTAGGAACATGGAAGAAGTACTCTATGGCTAGAACAGACATTACCATTACTGGATTATCTGGAACTACTGACGTAGAATTGTCTGCCTATGATAGTGATAATGTATACACCACTCCTACATACGTAAAGATTGTGGCTGGTGCCATCTCTTTAGAGATTCAATCTATACCACCTAAGACTATGTATATGGGTGGTGTTGCAGAAGTACCTCTTAACTACACTGTAACTAATAATATCTTACAGAGTCCAGCAGAGTTCTGGATGACTATTAATGGTATTGAAGTTGCTAGGGTAGGTAGCATTACTACAGCTATTCGTGCACTAAGTTATGACGCTCGTAAGCTACTGTTTGAGAGTGAACACTTTAATCCAAAAGCTGGACAAAGATTCTATTTTATAGCGCAGGCAAGTACTACACTTAATGGTGATGTAATACAGTCTGAACAGATTAAATTCGACATTACTGTAGCAGATAGTAATAACTTAGTTATTGTAACCGAGGATATTACAGAGTTTACCCCATCCTCAAATCCCGGAGAAACTCTTGAGGATTTAACACGGTATGGTCAGGGTTCTCAATTAGGATTTAGTTATTACTTTAGTTATGGTCTTAGTAAGTATAGTACATTCAACATGGATTATAAAATCCATCTAATGAATGGAAGTGGTGAAGTATCATTACTCGACACAGGTACAATTAAGAATATTAATAAGAGTGAAACTAATAGATTTGTATATAGTACAGTAAACCTATCTGTTAATAAGGATGATGAATATTTAAGAATCACCCTATTTGGATATGCAGTAAATGACCCTGGTGATACTTCTGCTCAATATACCAAGACAGTTACTTGTAGGATAGTAGAGAGTGTAAGTACTGACTTATATGCCAACAATGACCTACATACACTACTTGCGTATTATAGTAAAATTACTGGATTCCCTAACACTTCTACTGGTACTTGGAATTATCCTATCAAAACTAGCGGGGATTTCATATACGAGGGTGCATTCGCATCTAAGTTCCCAGATGGTGTGAATTTTACTCTAAAAGGTGTAAATGGTAAAACTAGTGGTTTCATACAAGACATTGATGGAGTGAACCAAATACCTGCAACAAGGCTAAGTGGTGAGGCTTACGGTTATCTTGAAGTAGCGGATGTTATGTTCCCTGCCATTGATATTGGTGCTGGTGTATCATTCTTCCAACCTATGGGATTCCATATCTCATGTACTTATAAGGCAGACGCCTCTTCTTATCCAGAAGAAGTAGTATGCGGTATAGGTCAGTATGAGGATGGTGAATTAAAAACTGGTTATGAAGTATCATTAGAGAAAGCTGTATGTAAGATTGGTTCCGCTGATACACTTACAGTTAAACTTCCGCAGAATGAGTTACTTACTGTAGACTTAGATGTATCATTACTATCAGGAAATGCTTGGTACTTTAAAATCTATGTCAATGGTGTGCTGTCTGCTGTAAGTAGGGTACTACAATCCGATATTGACTGGATGTTTGGTACTGACTTCTATTTCGGATGTAGAAATGATAATGGGGTAAGAAGTAGATTCTCTGATGTTAATATTTATGATATTAAGATTTATACATCTTCACAGAGTGAATATGCTATTGTTCAGAACTACATATCTGCCACTGAACAGGCAAGACTTGTAAGAGGTCAGATTGATGCATCTTTAGATGCTGAGTTAAGAACTAAGAATCTATTTGATAGTGCAGGTAACTGCTTAATATGGGATAAGACTCTGGATGGAGGTAAGGGCGGTTTCTTAACAGGTGAGTTATTATACTCTAAGTTAGTAGAGCAAATGGAAATTAACACACCTTATCCTATTGTGTTAGTAGAGGAAACATCTAACAGCCCTACACTATTTGAACCATATTCAACTGCAATATTCTCTGCATCTGATAAGGTAGAAGTAATGGGCAAGAAATTCCCCGTTAAAATTACTTATCAAGATAGTAAGGGTAAAGTAGTTATTAATACTCCTAGTGGAGTGTCAGAGAATAATGGTGTTACTATTGGTTTACAGGGTACGTCTTCACTGTCTTATAATGCTAAGAACTTTGAGATTTATATGGGTGATGTTGACCAGACCGGTAAGAAGATGCTATTCCAACCTACTGATGATTGGTTGCCAGAGAATGAGTTTACATTAAAGGCTGACGTAGTAGACTCCGCTCATGTTAATAACGTAGTAATTGGTCAGATTGTAAATGGTAGAGCCAAGAACACTTCTGGACAATCTATTACTCCATTTGGAGCAACCCCACCCATGTCGTTAGGTAATGATGTTTGGGGAGGGGATGCTGATAAGGCCAATGCTATTAGGGGTAAGATTAAACATACCTCAGAAGGTTTCCCAGTGTTACTATTTATTAGATATGCACCAGATGCTGATGGTACTATCAAACAACCTAAATTCTGCGGTATATACAATTTCAACCTGGGTAGGTATGCTTACTTCAATCTTGGACTAAAATTACTTTTAGACTACACTAAAGTAAACCAAGATGGACCAACACTAGTAACAGATTACACAGAAGATGCTAGCAGGTGGAATACAGGTGTTAGTAATGGAGTATACTCTGTTGAAATAAACCAGAACTCTTCTGCTCAAGGTGCATTCCAACAAGACGATATGAAGATTGTACAGTTTATGGGTGACGTAATGTATACATCCAGAGACGAGGCAATTGGATATAATCAAGTGCAGAAGTTCTATACTCAGATGGCTAATATGGCTCTTACTCGTATCCAGAAATATACAATGGATGACGCTGGGCAGACTCCTACTAAGCCTATTCCTGGAGAGTTCTACGATTTGGATAAGAATGCTTATTATAACTTTAGTGCTTGTGACCAACACCTAAACTGGGATAACGCTTGTGCTTATTTTATGATTGCATTACTGTTTGGTTGTGTGGACTCTATGTGTAAGAACTTAACTATTCGTAGTTGGGGTACAGATGTATGGTATTGCTGTTTCTATGATATGGATACAGCATTTGGGCTTAATAATGCCGGACAAGATATTGTAGAATATTGGGCACATTTACATAGGTGGTATAATATTGCTTCACAAGATACTGGCATTACCCAATACACACAGGAGAAGAATTATGTATCATCTGATAGCTATAAGCAGTTCTTTGCCTCTTGGTGGAATAGAATATGGGAGGTGCTTGAAAACTTAGCTGGCATAGATAGTGGTAGCACAGAGAGTAGAACTAGCTTAGAATCATTATATGTAAATCTAAGAACTAACCTATTCCCTGACCCTGATAAATTCATTAAGGATTACTATCAGTCATATACTGAGAAGACTGGTTCTATCATGTTTAACTATGATTATAAGATTAAGTATCTTGCTATATCTAAGACATATGACCCAAACACTGGTAAATATGAGGATAGTACAGACTTTAGTCAGTTAAAGTTCTTACATGGTAATCGTGTAATGCACGTTAAGGATTGGTTTAGAAAGAGGATTATGTTCTTAGACGGAGTATATGGTTATAAGGATAATACTAATCTATTACCTACTACTATTGAATCTCCTATTACTGGACTATGGGCTTCTAACAAAGTTACAGGTTCTGCTGCCGAAGTAAGATTCAGTACTGATATAACAGCGAGTAGCCAAATACTTTATCACTACTCACATGATAAAACTACTGGTGCATTCTGGGTTACAGATACGCCCACGTCAGTTATATTACCTATGCCTACTGGTGAGACCGTGGTGTATATGTATGCTAACAAATATATTACTAACTTTACTAAATTCAAAAGTTATCCTTGGACTGGTTTAGATAATATTAATCTACCTATGTTGCAAGAACTTGATTTAAGTGGATTAGGCAATGTGGATGCAGCTTATTTCTTCCAAGGAGGTGTATATAACAAGGCTAATGACATAGGTCTAAAGAACATTAAGAAACTAAATCTAAGTAAAGTAAAGCTTATTGGTTCCACTGCATCTGCGTATACATTAGACTTAAGTGGATGTCACAAAATCCAGGAGTTAGATGTTTCCTATTCTACTATTACTAAGATTACGTTCCCAACATCTGCTGTACTGAAAGTATTAAATATGTCAGGAACTGATATCACTAGTTTGAAGTTAGAGAATCAATCCTTTCTTGAATCACTACTTATTGAAGACTGCCTAAAACTGACATCTATAGAGATAAATAACTGTAGTGCAATAAAGACTTTATCGGTACCTTCTAATGTAAAGACTGTAATTATTAGGAATTGTGAGAAGATGGAAACTATCCGGATTCCTTACTCTTCTATTAATAACTCTGTAAGTCCCTTAGTTCAGGTAACTATTGACAATTGCCCAGGTATGAGAGAATTTGGCATTTCTGGACAGAATAACCCTGGTCTAAAGTTAGAGTTAACTGGTGCTTGGAACCTTGAAGTGTTAGATTTAAGCTACACAAAGACTGAGGATATAGTACTGGCATCTTTATATGTAAATGGTGAGCCGAATTTCTCTAGCTTGAGGTCACTAGATATTTCTGGAACATCTTTGTATACACTTAAGTACAATGATAGGACGTTTGACTATTTAGACTTAACTGCATTCCCAGACCTAGAAAATATTAGAGCAGCCAACTGTAAAATGCTTACAGAGGTTAGATGTAAAAATGATAAAGACAATCCAATTGAAGTAGCATTAGGTGCATTTAAGGATTGTAATTCCCTACAGAGAGTCAAAGGGCATATAGCCCTACAAGGTAGTGAAGTCTTTAGAGGCTGTAATTCGTTCTATCTAAATCCAAATGAACTGTATACCCAATTTGGAACTGATGTATTCTTGACAGGGGATGATGCAACTAATATAACATTTGATAGAAATCTTACAGAAGTTTACTTCATGTTTGAAGATTGTAGTAACTTATCCTACAATGACTTTAAATACTTGATGGTTAGACTTACTGATAAAGTAACCTCTTTGGAGGGGGCCTTCAAAGGATGTAGTAATATATCTGGAGATTTATGGTATGATATGTTTAGACCATGTCCAAATGTTAACACTATTAAGGAAGCATTTAGTAATACTAGACTAAGTGGAATCTTCTTCTCTAGAGGTCAGGACTACAATCCAGCTAAGGATTCTACATGGGGCATCCTAGATTTCGTTCCTAAGCTGACTGATACTGAAGCTGCATTTGATAATACAAGTATAGAATGGATAGATAATAATGTATTTGCACCTATTGTTAATGGCAGAACTACTACATACTCCCCTTTAGTAAAGATTGACTATATGTTTAGAGGTTGTTACTCTCTAAAGAGCTGTGTTAGTACTAGAACTACGCCAATTACAGAGGGATTTCTAAGCTCTAAGACATTCTTTACTAATCTAAGAAACTTAGCTGGAACCTATCCTAAAGGTGTGTTTACTGGATGTGATAAGGTTAAAATGACTGTTGATAATGATGCAAGTGGTAATACTTATCTATTCCATACCGTAAATAAGGTAACTCAAAGTTTAGTACTTACAGATTCTGTGTATAATGGAATAAAGCTAGTGGGTAAGATAGGTCCTAATGTATTTGGAGGCATAAGTCAGACTATTAGTGATAATGGAACTACTTGGTATATTCCAACATTTACTTCTATCCAATTCCCATTCCAATATAGTGGTGGGGCAGGATTGCAAGTAAATCTATCAGAGATGGGAAGTATGTTTCAGGCTATTAGTAGTACTCTACGACAAGCTGTTGGTATATTTAGTGGTTTAGAATGCTCCGATGAAGAAGGTGCACAATCTATTCCAGCTGACATATTTAAACATTGTACTATCCTTAACAGTATTGAATCGTTCTTTAGTGGCATAGATATTAATAATGATGGTAAAGTTTATGAGTTTCCTCCTGCTGGAATGTTTGACGATTGTGTTTCACTACAGAATATTAGGAGATTATTTAGTGGGTGTAACAATCTAAAGTTAAAATTAGTTGGAGAAGGTTTCAAGAATTGTGCCCTTAGTGATGTATCTTATGCATTTGAGAACAGTGGAGTGTTTGGAATGATTCCTTATAGACTGTTCTTTATGACTAAATCTAAGAGTGATGGAAGTAAGGTTATTAATCAGACTATTACCGACATGGCTGGAGTGTTCTCAGGATGCTGGTGTCTTGGATATGATGAAACCAGAACTATAGATGTGGGTTCTGATTTAATAACTGGAATGACTAAGACTGTATGGGCAGACCATATTATACAGACCGTTGGTAATAGAGTTCCATTTAAGCTAGATGTTAGTAATATGAAGAAATCATATAACTACGATAGGAATGAAGACCCAGATAGTGAGGAATATAATCCCGGTGAACAAGCATTTGATGTGTGGTACTTAGACGGATATGGTTGGGAAGGTGCTTCTAGTAGTGAGAGTGGATTAGATGCTGCTAAGACTAGACTAAATGAAAGATACTTTAAGTATGATTCCCAACAAAAGGTGGCTATATCTCAGCAAGACCTAGACAGGTCGGAGGTAGGTTATCAGAATTACATGTTCCCCACTGACTACTTTAGATATTGCTCTTCTAACTGTAACTTCGAGAACTCTTTAGCTGACTTTACATATAAGTCCAACATTAAAAAGTTTGATGCTGAAACAGGTAACTATTCAGTAGAAGGAACTGAGGAATACGATGGAATGGTAGGCAGAATACCTTGTAAGCTATTTGAAGCGTTGAAAGACAATACCAGTCTAACGTCAGTTTTTAAAGGCATTAAGTTCTGCGCCTTCGTTAATCTTCAAGGGCAAACCTTTACTAGGGGAATTAAATACCCGCCAGACTTATTTAAGTATAACACTAAATTAGAAGATATATCGAATATATTTGCCCAAACTAGTATAGAAGTTGGGGTAGATATTAATAGTGACTTATTTGCCAACAATGCTAATCTTAAGAGCGTTAGTGGTGTATGGTCTAATTGTCTGTTCGATAAAAGGGCATATAAGGCAGAAGGAACTCAAGAGATATATTCTCAAATAGATTTTGCTAATATGTTTAAGAATAACACTAAAATAACTAATGCTTCAAATTTATTTGCAGTAACAGTCTCAGGTGCATCTAAAGAAAAGCCTTACGGACTACTTTTAATCACTGAAGATTTATTAAAGACTTGTTACAATATAAACAATATCAGTAATATGTTTTATTACTGTGCTGCGTTAGCTGGGGCTGTTCCACCATTCCCATCCGCTTCTTACCTAGTATTGAATGTAGTATCTGGTTACCTATCTGGAGTAACAAAGGCTAATATTACCAATGCTGAAAGTCTTGAGGCTAGATTGGTTCCTGCTGAATGGCTGTAACATAATTCAAATAGGTGATTACCATAGAGATGATTTTTGGATATTTTAATACAATTATTTTGTAGTTAACATTGATTAACAATATTTCTTTGGTATGACCTTTAAGAATCATTAACTTTGCACTTATGAAAGTAAAAATTACTCCTATCGGAGAAAGTGCTCAATTAATTGAATTTAATGTATCGTTACCATGTGGGGCAAGAGCATCTGTAGCTCCAGTGTCTACATTAACAATTACACAAAGATGGGCTAAAGTGATTAACACAGCTACAACAGGTGCAGCTTCTTATATGCAGGTTACTAAGTTTGATATTATACACAACACTCAGTATACTGATTGTAAGGGTAATGTAAGATTGGTTACAGAAGAAACATCAACTATACTAGCTTCTCCAGCTACAAGTGAGACAATAACTACACTTGTTCCAGAAGTTAATAAGGTAATTGATGTTATAATTCCTAACGGAGTTAGTATTGTTAATCAAGCTATCTTAGATGAGTTACCAACATCATTGCCAGTTAAAGGTAATTGTGCTTACTCAGTATTCGAGATACAGATTCCTGCAGCAGCATAATAATCACATGATATGAGCTTATTTGGACAACCTTTCGGTACTAATTATACTGATTTACAAAACCAATACTTGCAGCAACTACAAGTTATGCAACAAGCTCAGCAAGCACAACAGAAGACTCAACCCATCCTTGATGAAATAAACAGGGAGGTTGGGTCGTTGTCTGTTGACGAGCAGAACGTATTGGCTAAAACACAAGAATATCAAATGGCTAAACAGACCTATGAGGCAGGATTTATGGCATTCTTAGGGACTAAGTTTAGTTCAGAATATGTAAATTCCCCTGATGGTAAAGTGGCAGCGGAGAATCTGTTAGCCACTATTAGAAAGAGTAAGGAGTATATACAATCTCAGATAAAAGCAAAAGAAGAAAAGGTTAATACATTATTAGAACTGATGGAGAGTGACCCGGAGATGAAGAAAAGATTTGATGAACTCATGATGAACAAAACAGCTAAATAATGAGTGATAAAGAATTGATATTTCAGGCAGCAAACACATTCACTAAAAACTTGGTAGGTAACTTATTCGGTATAAACACAATAGGTACTGATGCTCTCATAACTTACGTAGTTAATAATATGGAGGACAAGTATGGAATGTATTTGGAGCCATTCCTTGATAAGGATGGTAATATAAACATAGATTTATTTGGAAATGCGCTACGTGACGTTATGAAGGCTCGTGCTAAAGACGGATATGTCGTTAAGCTATTTGGTAAATCAGTCAAATTTGGTGAGGCTGACATTGATGAGTTCGAGAGGATATTTAAGACGTTAAAAGCGAACAATGGAAAACATTCGAGTTGAGTCATTCTTAGGGAATGATAAAGTTATAGTTGGCAATAAATATACTGATTTAGTACTTGAGACTCTTGGTAAGGTTTATATCAAAACCGGCAATAATTCTAGAGTGCTTAGTGATGTTCTAAAATTATTAGACCAAGTACAGGAATCAGAAATAAGAAGTCAAACTATTATAGTTGGTAGCTTACTTGAGATGGAGCAGATGGAGTATCCAGGAGATGGATTCTTCATTTATAATACACTTACATCCACTCTATATATTTCTTATGATGAGAGATATATAGCCTTAATAGAGGCAGCAGAAGGTGCTGATGATGGATATGTAAGACGTAAGGGAGACACAATGACAGGACAGTTAGAAATCAATACTGTTGGTCCCCCTTTAATAGTGGCTTCGTCTAAGCTAGTTAGTAACTTAAATGCTGAATTTATTAATGGATATTCATCCGATGATTTGGCAAAGAAGAACGTAGATGAATATATATATGGAAATTGGACATTTAAAGGCAAAGGAGTCTCTGAGGGTACTTGGGTTTTTAAGGATAATGTCCGTATGTATGGAGATTTAGTTACCAGCAGAAGCTTAACATCCCCTGATTTTATGTCAGGATTTGGTGGCTATGGTTGGAGATTGGATGCAAATACCAATACACTAACAGTTGACTATCTTGTAGTTAGAAAAGCTATGAGAGTATATGAATTGGTAATCAATAAGATAAGTGCAACCAATGGAAGTATCTGGGTTACTAATTCAAGTAAATGTAGTAAGGCTGTGCAACCCACTATTTTAACAGATGCACAACTTAGAAGTATTGGCACATGGACTGGGTCAAGTGAGAACATAGATGCTATGTTAAAGCTATTATCAACAGATGGATATTATATCCCCCTTCCAGGTAATGGAGCTAATACACTTAGTACAGTCACCAGAACGAAAGAAATATCTAAGGCAGATTCAATTAATACCACGCCTAAAACATTTGTAAACTACAAGTTTATAATTCATGTTAAAGACCCTAGAGGTCTTGTTAGTAATACTCTGTTTAGAGGACCTCAGACTTTATACGATGAGTCCCTATTAACATCAACTTCATCAGACCAAAACCACATTGCATTTAGAAAGTGTATAACTCTATACTATATCAGTATGGGAATGACGGTTACTAAGTGGGGAGGAAATGAAGGACAATGGGATGAAGGTACTATCCCATTAGAGTGGACATTAACTGAGACTTTTAATAAGGATACGGCTTTCTATATGATTCCGAAGGGTGATAAAGTTGCCACAGAAGACTTTGAGAAGAATGGATTTAATAGTACTTACCTAACACCAATACAGCCATTCTATAAATACTTCGGACTTGACACAACAATAGTTAATCAAGCTATTGCAGAATCAAATAGCCAATTTAATAGTAGTATGAATACTACTGTTGTGATGCCTAATTTGTGGGTAGTAAATACTGATGATGAGGAATATCCCCTGTTTAAACCGGGAGATATAATAAGGTGTCAGAAATATACAGGTGGCAATATAAAGTATTATGATGCTGTAGTAATGTCGCAGATGGAATCTAGACAATTTATAATTCAGAAAGCTACATCTGTATTTGATATTTATACTGAAATCCATTATAATGAAGATGGTTCAGTAGCTTCTTCAGAAGAGTCTTATAACAATACTCAGTACAGTAAGACCGAAACTAGCTATGATGTTAATACGGGAGCCAGGAAGCAAGTATCTTCATCTAATACTACTAGTGATAGATTGGATGATATATCTGAAGGTGATGATATGATTCAAATGGGAAACATATTTAACACTGAGAGACAAGGTGCTTTATATTTAACATCAAGTGATGATGGTGGTCCATATATGGATGTAATCACTGAATTAAATAGACCTGATTATTCAGTTCTATATGATGTTCCATTATATGATAGAAGGGAATTAGTATATAAGTCAACTAAGCATAATTACTATTATCAGGAATCTCCCTCAATAGAAGGTGCTCCTACCTTTACAGTAGATATTAAAGATGGAGAGAATGTTATAACTAAAACATATTATTGTACAGAATATCCTACACAAACATCTGTTATTAAGATGAGAGATAACAAGTACAGACATTCTCTTACAAAGACTACAAAAGTAAGAATTGGAAGACTTGATGGTATTTACAATGAAATGTTTGGCAAGAAACAACCCTATGGATTTGGTCTATACGGTGAGAATGTGTTTCTAACTGGTGAGTTTTATTTAAATAATGGTCAGTCTATAGTAGACTTCTCTGAAGAGAATATATTATTAAAGTTCAAGAATGCTGGACTAGAAATAAAGGAAACTCTAAATGACCAAGGCGAGAAGATTCCTGTCTTAGATGAGAATGGAGAACCAGTACTTGATAAAGACGGCAATCCTGTTTATGAAACATCTATCAGTATGAATGCTGATAAGTTTTATTTTTATATTGGGGACAAGTTAGCTATGACACTTGGTAAGATGTTTAACGATGATGGGCGTATACAGGGTTCCCTTTTGGACGTTCAAGGTGCAGTGCAATCTAGAGGATTGTATATAAAGAATAAACAAGGAAAGCTAACTTGTATAATTACTGAGGAAGGGGACCTCTATGCTAGGAATGCATTCCTCTCTGGGACAGTTTTAGCCAATATAGGCTATTTAGGAGGGCAGGAGATTACTATTAGTGAAAGTAGCCTTAGCTATTATAAGTATCAATGTCCATATTGTAAGACAATGGTAGAAAGCTCTAACCAATATGGTATTGGGGGAAGGCTGGTTAACGTTTTCAAGTATCCAAGTGATGAGTCAGACACAACCCTAAATGATGGTGTAGTGTTTAATGAATCTGGATACTTAACTGCCTATATAGGTGGATTTGTTGTGTCTAGTACTTCATTGGAAAGTATTCCTGGGTCGTATAATACATTCAGGAATGGGAGAATGTCTATATATTCTGGAGGCTCACCCTGGATAGGTATATCAAGTGGTAAGACAGAATCTGGAGGTATAGTGCAGTCTAGGATGGGATTAAATGTTCTCCCTGTAACGTCTGGAATGCAGGCTAACTTCTATGCACAGAACCACTATGATGATAATCCATGTGGTATGATTATAGATGTTAAAAGTGATTCTGGATATTACCCAGCTGTGGGGATAAAAATTTCTGCAATATCAGACCCAGGATTCTTTCGTGATGGTAAAGGGATTGCAATAGAGGCTGTAGGACATATACAATGTAAGGATGGGTACTTCCTAGGTAAATATGCCGCCACAGGTAACGATGGGAGAACATACTGGAAGGGAATAAATGAAGGACGTCCAGAAGAACTTCCAGATTTAGATGACATTAGAATAACTGTATGTAATGGATTAATAGTTGGATGGAGAAAGGAGTAATATGGAAGTAAATTTAAATATTAAGGATAGAATCACATTAATAAGTATCTTGCCTAGTACAGGAAAGATAACAGACCTAGTAGAAGTAATGGATTTAGTTAAGCTAATAAAGTTTAGCGATGAAGAGAGAAAGTTAGTAAACTTAGAAGAGAAGGATGGTAGGATAACGTGGGACATTAGTGCTGACACTCCCAAGACTTATAATATCAACTTTGCACAAGTATCTATCATAAAGGATACTATTAAGAAGATGGATGATGCAGGTAGCATAAGTTTAAATATGTTGGACACTTGTCTAAAATTTAGTAAATTATGATAATACTATTAGACGCAGGTCATGGAGAATCAACTCCTGGTAAAAGAAGTCCAGATGGAAGACTTAGGGAGTATAAATACTGTAGAGAGATTGCTGACGAGGTTAAGAAACAATTAATTAATAAGGGCTTTAATGTTGAGTTGGTAGTTACAGACGATGTAGATGTACCACTTATGCAGAGATGCCGAATAGTAAACCAATACTGTGATATACATGGAAAAGCTAATACTGTATTGGTGTCGATTCACTGTAATGCTGCTGGTGGCGGGGCAGATTGGATGAATGCTAAAGGTTGGAGTGTATTTATATCCAACAATAGCTCAAGCAAGAGTAAGAAACTAGCAGAGTGCTTGTTTGAAGCAGCACGTAAAGAGGGTTTAACACTAAGGAAATATTCACAAACACAAGTATATTGGAAACAGAATCTAGCTATATGCAGGGAGACTAAGTGCCCAGCAGTTTTAACAGAAAATCTGTTTCAAGATAATAAGGCAGATGTAGAGTATCTGTTGTCTGATGAGGGTAGAGCAACTATAGCTCGTCTACACGTACAGGGTATATTGGATTATATCAAGTCAATACAAGGGTAATAAGTAAGGGTGTTCCTAATTATTAATGAATTTCAATATTTCATTTTGGGACACCCTAAAAATTCCTTAATTTTGCAAATAACTTTAAAAGGGAATAATATGGAAATGAAATTAGAGGATTTAGACATTGACGATGTAGGATTAGACGAAGACGTAACTCCTGGAGCTGAGTTTGATGAGGATACCTATGAGAAGCCCTGGCTTGATGGTTCTGCACCGCAAGAAGAGCCAACTCATGAGGATGAGCCATCTGGTGGGCCAACTGAGGACGACATCATCACTACCCTACTAAAAGATAAAGGAATCAATCCTGAAGCTATTAAATTTGAGAATGAGGCAGGAGAGATTGAAGAGAAAAGTTTTAATGAACTTTCAAGGGAGGAACAACTTCAAATCTTAAATTATGACGAGTCAGATGATGACTTTGGTTTAGCAGAAGATGAAGTTAGTCTTATTAATGAGCTAAGGGCAAGTAATCTGAGCGCAGATGAATATAAGAAGTATATCGCCCAGCAAGCTATTCAAGAGTATTTAGATTCTAATCAAGAAGATACTCCTGTATATGAGATTGATTCTATCCCAGATGATGAACTATATCTTATAGATTTAAAAGCTAAAGTCCCAGAGCTTACTGAGGAAGATGCTTCTGCTGAGTTAGAATTAGCTAAACAGAATGAAGCACTATATCAGAAGAAGGTTCAAGGTATCCGCAATGAATACAAGAAGAAAGAAGAGTTGCTAGCTCAACAAGAGGAGGAAGAACAAAGGTTAGCCGCTGAGAAAGCTGCTCAAGAGTTCGAAGACACTATTGTGGCTGCAATTCAAGAGAATGATACCATTGACTTGGGTGAGTCCTCATTAACCTTGTCTGAGGACGATATGAATGAAATTGCTAGCTTTATCTTAGATTCAGATGTTGCAGGAGTGAGACACATCGCCAAAGCGTTAAATGACCCTAAGACCTTAGTTGGCATGGTTTGGTATGCGCTTAAAGGACAGGAGGCGTTTAGTCAAATTACTGATTATTACAAACAGAAGATTACAGAAGCATCTAAATACAATTATAATAAAGGGTTTGAAGATGCTAAGGGAGGTAAAGCTCCAAACGCAGCTAAGACAGTGGTCAAAAAAACAGCAGGTAGTACGGCTGCCCCTGCTAAGAAAGTAATAACAATTGATGATTTAGATTAAATTTAAATTATAAAGTATGATAGTAGCAAATTTCGTAACCAATCGCCCTACAATGAGCGAAACTAGAACTTATGAAGATTTCTATAAGTTCTTAGGCACAAAACCAACTAGACTTGGTATAGTTTCAAGACTTTACCCTAACCTAACTGCTTCTTACTTGACAGAGTCCCTAAGAAATATCTTCTACATGGATTCTAAGTCAAATAGCAAATACAGAAGCATTGATAGTATGTACTTCGAGTGGGAAGTTGAAACCAACTACATCAAGAGAGTTGAGTTCGCAGATGTTCCAGCAACTAATGGTGAAGGTGGTACAACCATCGTAATGGCTTTCAAAGAGAACTATTACCAGAAGTATGACATTTTTAAGATTGACAAAACAATGCAGCAATGCCAAGTTATCTCTAGACCTACAAGAGTTGCAGATAATTATTGGACTGTTGAAGTAAGACTAATTGATAATGACTATTCTTCAATTCTTGACTTAGACGGATGTCAGATTGGTGACACTACAAGATTCCAATCTAACGCTATGCCTGAAGCTCATGAAGAGGGTTATGTTAAGTATCAATCTAACATTGAGAGACACAGAGGTTACATTACAACACATCGTGTTGATGATAGCTATACTTCTCTATTCAAGCCACTTGAGCAAACATTCATCAGCATTGGTAAAGGTGAAGGCAATGGTGCTGTAAAAGAGACAATGTATAAGATGGATACTCTTGAGAAGAATCTATTAAGAAACTTCCTTGAAGTACGTAACCAAGGTCTATTATTTAATAAGACTAACGTAGATAAGAACGGTAAACCAACAATCTCTGACCCTGACACTGGTCGTCCAATCTATATTGGTGATGGTATCATCCCACAAATCGAGAGATTTGCATCTAAGTATGTATACAACAAACTTACTCCAGAAGCATTCACTACAGCTATGGCTATGATGAATGAGAAGAGTGAGAATCCAACTGGTAACAAGTATGTATTCATCTGCAATGAGAAGATGTGGAATGACATTCAAAGCTGTCTATCAGAATGGCTTGCTAGATTCAAAACTTGTGGTACTTATCTATGGTCTAAGAAGGCTAATGGATATGTAGACGTTGGTGCTACATTCAATAGCTACGAAATCGGTGGTAACACTATTTCATTCAAGGTAGACAGAACATTCTCTCGTGAATGGGGTTCTGAAAAGGGCTTTGGTCTAATGCTTGACCTTACTGCTGATAAGACTAGCGGTGAACCAGCGATTGAACATTCGGGTTGCTGGGCAGCGTAGCCATTATAATTAACGCAAAATTAAAATCTCTTTAATTGCTGGGACTCCTTGAAACAGTAGGACAATCAGCAGCCAAGACTGAGGATAAGCAGGCTCATAGAGTAGCTCTCAGTAAGGTTCAACGACTAGTCAGTTTGACGTAAATTAATAATTAAATTAATTGAAATGGGAGAAAGTTTAAATCCAAGGTACATAGTGTACCTTACTACTAACACAATAAACGGTAAAATTTATATTGGAGTTCATAAGACATTAATGGATAAATTTGACGGATACTTAGGATGTGGAGTTTTAACATACAAACCATCTACTTACAAGTTCAGTCAAACTCCATTCCAGTATGCAGTTAATAAGTACGGTCCAGATAAATTCATTAGAGTAACTCTTAAAGAGTTCAATAACTTACAAGATGCTTTAGACTTAGAAGCATGGTTAGTTACTACTGAATTTATAAAGCGGAAGGATACTTATAACATCACTGAAGGCGGAAACGTTCCTCCTCATAGTATGAGAGAGGTTCATCAGTACTCGTTAGATGGAGAGTACATACAAACCTTCGAATCAGTGGCACTAGCCACTAAAGCTTTAAAAGGAACCAAGAGTTTAAACATTGCAAGAGCAATTAAAACTAAAGGTCAAGCTGGTGGTTATATGTGGTCTTATGATAAGGTAGATAAACTTGAAATCTACGATAAAGTAAACAAACCAAAACGTGTTGGACAGTACACATTACAAGGAGACTTAGTAAAAGTGTACAATACAGTAAGGGAATGTAAAAGAGACTTCTGTGGATGTGTTCATGTTTTAAAGGGAACACGTAAGCAAGCAGGAGGTTTTACGTTTAAGTACATTGACTAAACTTAAGATATAGTCTAATCAACGTGGTAACACGTTGGGTATTATATGCCAAATGTTCACATTAAAGGGTGGTGACTTCATTACTAACAAGTATCCTGGTGTGGGTGGTTTAGATGGTCTAAGCTCTGGTATTGTTTCAAGTACTACAGCTGCATCTAAGGTAATCAACTGGGGTTATTCTGGTGTTGGAGTATTCTCTCCATACAGAAGCTTCATTATGAAAGAAGCATAATAAAAATATATAATCAAGATGTGTTGGGAGGGGCTAATCTATAGCCCCTCTCATACTCATTATAAAGATGATGTATGATATACAATAAAAATACGAATTAATATGGCTGATGTTTTAGACGATATAATTATTTTAAGAAGTGTGTTCGGTAAAGTTGGGCAGAAGTACTTCATGAATCCTGTTAGGGACCCAAAGACTGGTAGATTCCCTGATTGCGTGAGACCAGTAGATAGTAAGGGTGATATGATTATCTCTGATAAGGATAGAAATGAAGGTAAACCACTTATTCCTGAGAATAAAGTGTTCATCATTGAAGACGGTACTACATTTAACCTAAACGATGAATGGCAGGCTGCTGAGTGGCACTCAATACAACATTGTCCCCTTATTGCATTATCAAGAGATGCAAGGGACTCTAAAGGAAATTTACTAATTGATGGTGAAATAGCTGAGGGTAAGGCTCGTGCTCGTTATGGTACAGCTGAACTATATGTAGAAAGACCTGGATATGATACTGCTAAGAGAATCTCTAAGAAGAAACTTATCCACGATGCTGACTCCTACATCTACGGAGACCCTAAAGGTGCAGAAGGTAGAGCACTTAAAGCTAGATTGCTTGGTAAGAATATGCGTAATGCACCAGACGCAGATATTACAGACTACTTGCTTGAAATATCACATAAATCTCCAGAGAAGATTATTGACCTATATACTGGTGGAGATATTAATCTGAGATTGATGTTTATTGACGCTAAAGACAAAAATGTCATATACGTTAAGAACAAGGTTTATCTATATGGTGATAGCATTGTATTGGGTGCAACTGATGATGCAGTAATCACTTGGATGAAGAACCCTACTAACAGTAAGGTACTTGAACTTATTAAGAGAGATACTTATCCCGATATGTACTTAGAAGAAAGTGCATCTAAGAAATAACATTACCTAAATGACAGCGAAACAAGTATACAGAGGAGCATTAGTTGAAATGAATAAGACTGCTGCTCCAAGTATTTTACTTGAGGACTTTAACTACTTATTAAATAAGGCGATATACCAATACATTAATAAGAAGTACAACATTTATGATGTAAATCAACAATCAACAGATGACATTAGAGTTTTAAAATCTACTGCCATCCTCCAGCCTACTCTGGCTACAAACACATACGCTGCTGTTAGTTCTCAAACTAACTCACTGTATGGAGCTGTTTATGAAGTAAATCTACCATTGGATTATTTACATATTTTGAATTGTGTATGCAATTTCAAAGTAGTAAAGACATACGAGTGCTATGATGCTGGTACTTATGTACAAATTGGTGCTAAGCGTCTAACCTCAGACCTTTGGTCACAGATAATAAGGAACTTCTATATGCAACCCTCCTATAGAAATCCTTATTACTTCATACACAATGTAAATAGTGCTACGACAATGCCTACTAATCCAGTAAGACTTACTGCTGGAGAAGGAAGTATATCACCAAACACAACTATTCAGCAAACTACTGGTACAGATGGTTCACTTCCAACTAAAATTACTATTGGGGGTAAGTCAGTAGACTTAATAGAACAGCCAGGAGTTAATAGGTATGGAAATCCATCTCAAGTTAGACTTGAAATTAGGTATGGCAAGGATTCTTCTGTATTTCAATTAACTGATATATTTGTTGATTACATTAAGACTCCTCAAAAAATTAGACTAACACAAGACCAGATTGAAATGGTTGAAGATACATCACAAGTCATGGAGTTTCCAGATTATGTGTGTCAAGAGATTATAAATGAGCTGGCAAAGCTATTATTGGAGAACGCAGGTGACCCAAGGCTTCAAACTAATTTAGCAGTTAATCAGACTATTGCAAATCCAGCTCAGCAACAGTCACAAACCAAAAAATAATTAATTTATGTTTCAGTACACTAACACTATTGTATTAAACTCACTGAAAGATGTAACCACTGGTTTAGATAAAATCGTTAAGGGTTCAGACAACATTGAGGTAAGACGTGTAAACAAGTTCCTCAAGAAGAACGTAAGTGCTATGCACAAGAGAACTGCTTCCGACCCAGTTATTGGTAAGGCAGAGTTCACTATTACTAACCCAGGCGTAGGTATCTATAGGTTGAAGTTATACATCAGATTATCTGGAAGTCAGAACTCATACTACTCTAATGACTTCGTATTCAAAGGTAAGCCTTTTGTTTATGAGTTCAGAATCACCTCTGGTTCCACCTCTGCAACTGATGTTGCTAAAGAAATTAAAAGAGTTATTGATAAGATTCAGGCTTTCTACGGTGATAAATACATCAGAACTGAGGTTAAAGGCGATAAGTTAATAATCCACGGAGTTGATGAGTATCAATTATTCACTGAGGCTAAGATTCAAAAGCTTAATACAGCTGCTAATAATCCACTTACTAACGAAGTATATGAGGATATTATAGAAGGTACAATTACTAAGAGTATTGAGGGATTTGGTACCTATACTCACATCCTAAAAGACCTTAGATTACCTACTATTGAGGCTAGAAGATTTGAAGCTGTAAACCAAGAGGAACTTCCTATCCCAGGAATGAAGTACAACCAATATACTATTTACTACACAGTAGATAGAGGTCTGTTTGGGGGTGCTGCTGTTGGTCAGCAAGTTACATCTAAGACTACTCATGTATTCTATGTACTAGAGTCTATCGCTGCAGAGTTCGAAGCAGCATTAGCTGTGCTAGGTACCCTAACTACAGAGAAGAAACCTATCTTCATTAAGAGTGGAGTTCAGGATGTTAGTCTTATAAAGCTTGGTACTAAACAAGATATAACTCCTGTTATTGAAGAAGGAACTGTTAAATGGGTAGATGCAGAGACAGAAGCAGATTGGATTACTGTAACTCCTGGTGCAACTAAGGTTGGTATTACTGGTACAGATAATGGAACTGGTAAATCTCGCAGTGCATTAGTAAAGGTTACTGTAAAGGACGAAACTGGTGCTGTGGCAGCTAAAGAAATTACAGTCACTCAAGCAAGTGCTTAAAACTGAAGGCGAGGGCAATTAAGCCTTCGCCTTTTTTACTTTATACTTATGGGATATTATTTTAAATTAGCATCTGCAATCTATAACGATATAGTGTCTGGACTTAGAGGTTATACTACTACAAACACATTATCAATAGAACAACTAGAAGATGATATTGTAGATGAAAGATTGCAAATCATTAAGGAATATTCCATGAAAGGACTTATTCCTAAGAGGGATTTATTAATGTCTATTAATTGTATCAACGTAGACTGTAAGGATATAGAGAGCTGTACCTGTGGCAATAAAGCAGATGGTACACCAACATTCCACTTTGAAATACCACAGTTACTAACTGAGTTCGGAGGAGGAATTGAATACATAGGCTCCGTAGATAAAGGACAGCCATTTATATGGTACATAAGTCCAACAGTAATGCAATATCATAAATACAGAAAGAGGGCTAAGAACAGACCTTATGTGTATATTGATGTTACTCCTAATGCCAACAATATGTATGACTGCTGGATATTCAATCTTCCAGTTATAAAGCAAGTATCTGTGGTAGGTATATTCAAAGACCCACGTCAGTTACAAACTTATGGATGTTGTTCTGCATTAGACATTAATAATATGACTTTCATCGATGCAGAAATAAAGAAGAGATTGACGGAGAAGAAGCTAAGATATTATCGTCAGCTTCAATCTCCATTGTTACCTAACGACCAAGCACCACATTAATATGGAAAACTTCCAATCAGCATATGCTCAAGCTAATCTACTATATGGTATTGAATTAGCACCAGAAGAGTTTGAAGAAATAGGTCTGATTGCCTGGAATAAGATAGGTAATAGACAAACTAAACTATACAGATATAGATGTAAGATAGATTGTGAAACCTTAACGGTTACACTACCATGTAATTGTGACTTTGTTGAGGCTGTAACATACGACTTTGAGGACTGGAGATATACTACTAATGATACAGTCAATGGAGATTACCAATCACAATTCATTGAGAACTATATTGAAGGACGTAAGGTATATAACAATCCATTCTACATTAGTGGTAAGCTAGCTAAGTATGAGAGAGTGAATGATACTCTGTACTTTGACAAGGATTATGGTTCAGTTAATATACTGTATAAGGGAATCTTACTAGATGATGATGGATTACCATTTATCAATGAGAAAGAGAAGGATGCAATAGCTTGTTATTGTGCATACACGGACAGGTTTAAAGAGGGCTGGAGTAAGCATAATCAAAATATGTTACAAGAGGCACAACTTCTTGAGCAAAGGTGGTATAGACTATGTGATGCTGCCAGAGTTCCAATGTACATTAATCAGAATGATATGAACGAAATCCTCGATGCTAAGACAAGCTGGAATAGGAAGATATTTAATAAAACTTGGAAATTTGTAAAATAATGAATTACGCTACAGGATATGCCATGAATATAGACGAGTTATTCATCTCCTTTCCCACTAAGAAGATGAAGATGACTGCGAAGGCGTGTGAGGAATTAATAGGTAATAGGCACAAGGAAATCATCGCTAAGAAGATATTTAAGAGTGCCTTGAATATGGTTTTAGAAGATATAATTGAGAATAATGTAACATTTATTCTCCCGACTAGGTCTAGACAGGCGGAGTTAAGGATGAAGAGATTCGAGAGGGATGAGTTCTCTAAGGCGAGAAGAAATGGTAAGTGGGCTAAGGTAGACTTTCTAACATCTAACTTCTGTGCATATCAAATGGTGTTCCGCTTTCAATCCGAAGGGGTTATGAGGGAGAAGTTAATATATCTAGACCCTGAGCATAGAGATAGGATATTAGAATATACAAACCAAGGTAAACAATACTATTAATGCTTAAAAGTGTCAATGATTATTTACCAGAGCTAATATCCCAATTCCCTACAGTACCTCCAGAGGATGTCAAACGAGCTGTCGAATATGGATGGAGGATGCTATACTATTACAATCTTAGGGGATGTGATACTCTTATTAGTAGTACCAAGTATAGGTATTGGTTTTATTGTGGACAACTTACACGTGACTCAATTAAACACTATAATTACTATAGGAGAATGCTTAGGAGGAAGCTAAGAGTACTATATTCTAAAAAGGTTAAAGAGTGGGATGGATACTATTATATAGGATTAACAGAAGATGAATATAAATCAGTAGTTAAATCTACTACTGGAAGGGGAAGAAAGAAGAAGAATTTTATATTCCACAACAAATTCGGAATGAAGGTTTTTGATGAAGCTAAAGTATTTTATAGCTGGTCTAAATATATCGTAAGGTATAGATATGTTACCGATATGGGATATACATTCTTTAAAGATACAATGAAATGCAATGACTTAGAAGTTGCATTAGTAAGAGATAGCCCAAGTACGTTCAAGGACATACTTATTAGTAGTAACAACTATGAACTTATAAAATATGAGAAAAGAAGCAATTAATACCTTTGGGGAAGGTTTAATAATGGATTTACATCCACTAACTACCCCTAGTAATGTATTAACGAACTGCTTAAACGGTACTATAATAACGTACAATGGTAATGAATTTGTACTGCAGAATGATATGGGGAATGGAGAAGTCCATACTGCCTATCTTGATAAAGGTTATGTGCCTGTAGGAATGAAAGAGCATGGAGGTATAATCTATGTAGCTGCCCATAATCCTGTCACTGGTAAGAGTCAGATAGGCTCATTCCCCTCCCCTCAGCAACTGTATGAAGGAGAAGATTTAAATGTAACACCTATACGGTTTGACTTCTCCAAATTTATAACGATGAAGGGAAGTGTACCTTACATAGAATTGGAATATTATAAGGAAAGGTTATTCCAAACTGAGAACACAGGTGAAGTAAAGATATTTCATCCTGGTGATAGATTTGTAATAACTTCTACCACTATAGATACTGCTATAAAAGAAGCTATAAACAAAGGTGTAGTTAAATTAAGACTTGGAGTTATAAATAGCAGTGGTAACATTGATTATATAGATGAGAAGAACTTAAAGATATATGAAAATGGATTGTGGATTTACGAGAATACTGACACTCCTATGTTAGATGTTATTAAATCTAAAGAACTTGTACAAGTATTTAGTGCTAAATCATCTGGAGCATTAATTTTAGTAATTGAGCTAAAGACCTTTGACACATTTAACCTGATAAGAAAGTATTCATGTAATGATGAATCCAAGGTTATCAGTGTAGAGTTCTCAGGTGAAACTACTGGTGTATATGAAGGAACATCTAAGAAGAATCCAGCTGAGATTGGAATATTAGAGGAGGCTGATTATGCAGTAAAATCTATAATCGTTAAAAGTGGTAAAACAGGTAAACAAACATATAAAATATTACCAGTCTGCCCTTATGGTGCATTAGAGAGAATGGCTAAAATTGGCACTATAGACTTTGATGCTATTAGAACTAATTCTGAGGTATTAGGGGAGTGGAGATTTTATGTGACAGATACATATCTAAAGATTGGTTGGGGGTATGACTACTACAATTTGAATGAAGACTCTAACATTACCAAAATTGAGTTTACATTTATTGATATAAATGATTCAGCTGAGGCTAAATCTGCTGCAACTCTAAACGGTGATTATGTATATACCATATCTAAAGAATACTATAATGGTTCTTTCGAAGAGATAATTCCATTCGGAGATTCAACAATTAGAAAGAGTTGGATATACATAGTAAGAATTGATAGGTATGTAGGTGATACTAAGAAGACGGTTGGATATGAGTTAGTATATACTGGAAGCTATTTCAATGATAGCTTTGAAGAAACTCCAGACTTTAATAAGTTACCTAGTGGAAGTGCGAGACAGAAAGTTTTATTAGGAACTAAGAATGAGGTAAATACATCTGTAAGGAATGGAAATATCACTACTGCTATTAAAGTTCATGATAGTCAGACATTTGTAGACAAGGACGTAGTTAGCCCACTAGACTATATTAAAGAAGTTACGTCTGATGCTAAACCTAACTATAGATACAATACAAGAAAGACAGGTGTATATGATGTTACTATTAGACCAGCTGCAGACTTTGACTTCGATGATAGAACTTATGCAGGTAAACCAGACCAAAGTGTAATAAATAACTTCTTTGGCTCTACCCCAACAGCTACATTTGGTAAACCTGACAATAGTAACATTGCATTTAGTAATAACTCTACATTAACTTCAGAGATAGGTACTGACCAGTTATTTGAAAAGACTGAGAACTTTACTTGGGATAATTCTAAAAAGGAGCTGAAGGGTAAGATATATACATCCAGAAACATTATAGCTGCAAATGGTCCTGTTAAATCTACAAGTGCAGAAGTAGAGAAACTAATGCCTGTTTATAGCTCTTCTCTAGATACATCAGAGCTAAATAAACTGTTTACATTTAAGGAGGCTGATGATGTATTATATTGTGTCACAGGAAGTCGAGGACATTTAGCATATAATTCTAGAGTACTTAGAGATGCTCATACTAAAGGGGACTTTAGGGGTCCGGATGGTGGGGCAGGAGTCAATGAGGAAGGATTAAGAGCTTGCCTAGCTAGTATGGGTAATGGTACAATTGGAATATTTGGTGGACATGACTGTGATGCTGCATCACTAAGATTCAATGGTACTCAATACACTAATGCAGCTTGGTTTAGGAAAGACCAAGAGATAGATGATGAGGATAATTATCTAATAGCAACATGGAAAGATAAGGATGGTAATCATTGGCCCATTAATCTTGCATCTAGAAAGACTGAGAATGCGAATGTGCAGGTGGAGTCTACACTAATAAGGGTAGAGAAGATGATTAAATGCTTCTTAAGCCAAATGCTAGTTGTGAAGAAGGGTAATAAGAGCTTTAGTTTTGTTGGTCCAAATAATCTAGAGTTTGTGTACCATACTGCATTTAATACTAGCTGCGATGTCAATATACCAATCAACAATGCAGGTAAGGATATTGATGTAAACTTCTTCCTTGGAGAGAGTAAAGAATCTATTGAGTCCCATATGGCTAAATGGGTAGCTGCAATATCTGGACTTAAGAACTTCCTACCAATATTTAAGGTGCATATGCCCACATCAGCTAAAGCAACTATTGAATATGGGGACAATATAAAATTTGATACAGATTCTAATATATTAAATTGCTACACAAGTGCATATTCCTACTATACTACTAGTGGAGGGTCACAATTTACTGATGAAGAAAGGGGCAAGATATTCATAGGGAAGCCTGCTTCTCCATTCTCAGCTAATAGTGATGGAAGTATTAATTTAGCTGTAAATAGTGATGGAACGTATCAAATTAATCAAGCCTCAGATTCTAATATGGTATCCTGGAGAAATGAGCCTATCTCATTAGGATATAGAATAAATGATAGATTTATCAATATGTATGAGATAGAGGGGCGTTCGGGGGAAATTCCGGCAGGTTACTTCAATGATGTTAGAATACACAATATATCAACTGTGTTAGCAACTTGGACTGATGGAAAAGACCATAGTGGTTCTGCCCCAGATATGGCTATAAATATAGGGTTTGGACCTAAATCAATATTTCGTTATTAGTATATGAACTTCAAATCACTAAGTGGTAAGTCACTAAACTTAGACTTAGGATTAAATCAACTTCAACAAAAAGGAGCATTAGTTTATGAATATAACCCATTAAGGGTTTTAAGAACTAATGAGGATATAAGGGAACATGGGTCAGTTATGTATCCTAAAGGCAGTTTAATTAACCTAGATACAGAGCTACTTAACTTTGACCTGAACCATCCTATTGACATTGTTACTCAACAGTCTTATGATGGTTCAGTTAACCTTATCCTTAATGACGGAAGTACCTATCCTAAGTTAATTAATACAAGATTCTCATCTACTGGTATGAACACATATCAAATTGTAGATAGAGAAGGAGATAATGACACTAACATATATGACATAGATTCCTTTGAATCTGATATATCCCTTTATAAGAAGACTAACAATATTGCTAACCTTACATTCATGGGACTGAACACCAGTGGTAATTTAAGAGTTGGTAATTATGTGTTCTACTTTAAGTTATCGGATTCGGATGGGAATGAAACAGATTTTATAGCTGAGTCAGGCATAGTAACTTGCCATATTGGTAATTTGAATGACCCATCCTCTATACAAGGCGGAATTAGAGATGAAAACAGTTATAAGTCAGCTTCATTCTTACTAACTAACATAGATTCATCTTACAACAATGTGGTAGTTTACTATACAAGAAGTACATCTGACGTAGATGGAAATGAAATGACTACTTCATTTAAGATTATGAAACAGTTTGCTGTATACAATAATGTGGCTAAGATTAGTATTACTGGATTTGAAACTGTACAAGCTGTTAGTATTAATGATATTAACGTAGCATACAATGTGGTTAATAGTGCAGTGGCGCAAACTACTTGTCAGAATATGCTATTCTTAGGCAATGTAGCTAATCCAGATATTCCATATAAAGAACTTACAGACCTATCTCTTCACTTCCTGCCAGAGTTAAATGTGGAGAATAATATAGGAAGAGTTGATAAAGACTATAAGGATAATTCCGGAGTAGCCCAACCATACGAGTATTACAATGTGATGAACATCTATAACAGACTCGGATATTGGAATGATGAAATCTACAGACTAGGAGTGGTATATATCCTTAATGACTATACTCTATCTCCTGTATTTAATATTAGGGGTATTAGTAGACTAGCCAAACCTGGGGATGCAGATAGAATAGATTGGAAGGATTATCCACTATTTAAAGAAGGATTTGACCCGACTAGTACTAATGATATAGCTACTATCCAGGCTAATAGAGAGTATATCCCCATTAATAAGGAAACATATAAGCTGGATAGTCAGAATGAAAACTCTAAGGGTGTAGTTAAAATTAAATATAATGGTAATCAATTAGCCGATAGTGGTACAATTCCAATTGGATTTGATATTAAGATTAGCAAAGATGCAGCTAGGGAATTAAGGAGATATACCAAAGGATTCTTCTTCGTAAGACAAAAGAGAATACCTACTACACTAGCTCAGGCAGTTACAATTGGACTAGAGAATACAAGCTATCTGCCAGTTCTACCAACGAGTGATGATGAATATAGAGTAGAAAGATTCCTAGATGATGATGGAGTATTGACACATGACTTTGACAGAAGATGTAAAGATATTCCTTCCAAGTCTGTGTTAGAGGGATATGCTGCTTTATGTCCTGAGTTTGAACTAAGACAATCCTACTTTAATCAGCTATTTACTGGAACTCAGTTTAACGTTAAGATGGCTAAGTCTCAGTTTACTAAGAAGTATTTTGAGAGAAGCGGAGTACATTTTTATAATACATCCTACAGCTATAATGATGCAACTCAAGATGAGGTGTACAACATAATGGCAGTTGGAGATAATGTTAAGTCACTTAAGGGGAAGAAACAATTATTCAGTGCAAGGGCTGGGGAAGCTGAGGAAGCATGGAGAGTATCCTACTATGATTACACTAATAAATCATCCAACGCTAGGAATCTATTAAGGGGAAGTTGGGGGCCTTATATTGGTCTAGAAGGATACAACACTAGTAAAATGAGTCTTATTGATATTAAAATTCCTAACTATGAAGAGAATCTATTAGATACGTACTTTGAAGTGAGATATGAGGACTCTTCAGCGTTCTATGCTATATGTAACAGAATGGTATGGGATGATATGGAGGGGGATGGAAGTAATATGATAGTTAAGGACTTGTTTAGAGGTGATTGCTATATAGGTAATTATACTCATAGAATGTGCAGGAATTTCCAAGATTCATCAGCTCCTACTAATGACGATATAGTAGACCAAATGTCATGGAAGGATAACTATACAATTAGTGATAGTGAGAAGAATAGTAAGATTAATAGAGGGGATGTAAATGCTATTAAGATGGGACATTGGGTTACTGTTAGGGTGTGCAGTAATATTAATTTATCTATGAGAAGTGTTGATATGTCATATACTTCAGAGCTAGGACTGACTGGCAAAGCTAGAGGATTCTATCCATTACAGGCTATGTCAGTTACTGGTGAATCTAAAATACCAGAATCATTTGTTATAAATGGGGGCATCAACTCTACTACATCTGATAAGTATTATTATGAACTACCAAATGTTCCAGCTATCAAGAATAAATTCCATATTAGAGTTATGTATTCTGATGTGAATGTTAATGACTCATTCAAAAATGGTTATAGGGTATTCAAATTGACTCACTATAGGGACTATCCATTAACTTATGGTAGTATAGTTAAGCTGGTTGAATGGTTTGGTAGTATCATTTGTGTATTTGAACATGGTGTTGCTTTGATACCTGTAAATGAAAGAGTAGTTGCAGGTGAAGGTGTGGGCGGAAATACCTTCATAAACACCTCTAACGTACTACCAGAGAATCCAAAAATGCTGTCTGATACATTCGGTACTCAGTGGTCAGAGAGTGTCATCAAGACCCCCTATTACGTCTACGGAGTGGATACAGTCGGGAAGAAGATTTGGAGAACTAATGGGCAGACGTTTGAGGTTATCTCAGACTTTAAAGTACAGAAGTTCTTGAATGACAATATCTCACTTACTGAGAAAGAGAAGACCCCAATTATTGGTATTAGGAACGTTAAAACTCACTACAATAGATTTAAGCAAGATGTGATGTTTACATTCTATGATGATATTAATACATTGGAAGAGAATGTATGGAATTTATGCTACAATGAAGTTATGCAGAAGTTTGTAACATTCTACTCATGGGTTCCATCATATTCTGAGAATATTGACAATATCTTCTTTAGCTTTGACAGGAATACATCTAAGACAATTACTAAGATAACTTCTAACTACCCTCTTATTAGTATACAGGGTGGGGCTGTAGTTAATGATGTATTAGATGTAGTAGATGGTAAAGCTAAGCTAGGTAACTTACAGCTGAATCTGGACATTAGTGGTTCAAGTGTTGAATATAGCATTGCTGATGATAGAGTTAGAAATAAGTTCTTCATTACTAATGGGAATCAGGTATCCGTTAGTGCTAATTCTGTGGGAGATAGCAGGTGGACAATACCTATTAAAGCAGTAGTATATAATCAAGGAACTGACTTAGTTGAAGGCGAGGTTAGAAATGTAGTAAAGACATTGTACTCTAATGTGACTGTAATTACTAAGATGAGGTACGACTTACTGACTACTTCATTCTGGAAACATGGTCAAGCTGGATTAATGCCTACTAGAAAGCCAATTAGTCCTTGCTATTGGTATGGTAAGCAACATCCATTTGAGCTGGAGTTTATTGTAGTTGATAATCCATCAGTACATAAAATCTTTAATAACTTACAGATTATAAGTAATAAGACCCAACCTGAATCATTCCATTTTGAAGTTGTTGGAGAAGTATATAACTTTGCCAACGACAAAAAGAATATGTATTTTAGGCAAGAGGCTACTAAACATCTATACCAATATAATGGTGCAGATATAGTTTATAATCATGATTACTTGGATGTTATACCAGAACAAAGAGACATATTGTACAGTACTACTAAGTACAAGGATATGTCAGTTATGTTCCCACTATTATATTCAAGGGTAGATAGTCTGAATGATATTGAAGACCATTATCAATCAATGACATCAGCTGGTAAGGACTATCAATCAATATCTGGTTCAGAGATTGTACATGATAAACAACTGAATGAATTTAGAATAGCTACTCATGTTAAGGCATGTCCTTTTAAGAAGAGATATTTACAAGAGATAACTCAAGATAGATATAGCTCACTTATAGCAGCTGGATATACGAATGTACTAGTTCAAAATGGTAAATGGTATGAGGTTATGGAGTATGGTAGAATAAATGGCAACATGGACTACTTAGAAGATAAGTGGGATATTCAAATACCTTCTATAACTTATTGGGCCAAAAATGAATTAGCTTGGTCTATTAAGGATAGAGATGGTAATACATATCCACCCCTTAACCTAGTTAACAATCCATTACCAGAGAGTATGACTGCTCTAAATATTACTAGTAACTCTGATATCCCATCTGAATTAAGAGACCGAGGTTATAGTGCTGATTTCTTGTCATTAGATGTTAATAAATGGTCTAATGAAAGGAAGGAAACTAGAATTAGGGATAAATATATAAAGATTAAAGTGAGATATACTGGTGATGAGTTAGCTATAATAACAGCTTTAAAAACATTATATATCGTAAGTTATGCGTAAACGTATACAGAAATATCAAAATTCTGGGGTACTAACAGGGGGGAGTAATCTGACTCCTCCACTACCCCAACCTACAAGTCTTGTTTCAATGATTCAGCAACCTCAGATACCTACGCAGTTAGAACTTCCTGACACAGTTAGACAATGGAATAAGAACCAATCCTCCAATATACGAAGGGCATACGCAAGGCAAAATAATCTCAATAAAGGTTTTGGATTAGCTGGGAGTATTGCTGATGCGGCTGGGAGTCTAATCCCGCAGACTGAACAGTCAGCTTTAACTACTGGACTAAACCAAGGTTATGACGCTGCTGCCAATGCTGTATCAGCTATACCTGGTGTTGGTACTATTATAGGGGGTGCTATGAAAGTGGGAGGAATGCTATCTGATGGTCTAACAGCATTGGGAGTAGGAACAGACCAAATGACTACAGCTGACAAGATATTAGATAGTAAGTTCCTTAAGTTAACTCCAGTAAGCTTAATTAATTCTATCGGTGCTAAGAAAGCAGATACTATTACTAAGGATAATGAAGCATTTGAACAAGTAGGTTCTGCCTATGGTGGAACCCAAGCTACTGTAGATGATGCCCTTACTAAGAGCGGTAAAAAGTATGGACTATTTAGTGGTGGGGCAAGAAATAAGGCTAATAAGCAGATACACAATGCTCAAATGCAACAAATTAAAATGGGTAATATAGCTGACGAAGCTCAAATGGCATTTGCAGCTTCTAACAATCCTTTACTTGGACTTGGGACCCAGTTACAACTAAATGGCGGCTATCAACAAAATACAGTAAGGGCTGGTAAGTCTGGATTAAAGATGGATAGAGACTTTGCTAAAAGAGTGGTTAAGTTATCTAAAGGTCAGAAAGAAAAGAGAAAGAAGATTCAAGAAGAGGTTAGAATGGAGGAAGTAGCTGGATTTAAAAACGGAGGTGCAGTTAATGTAATTCCTGACGGTGCTTTACACGCTCATAAACATCACTTAGAGGATGTAGATGATAAGTTTGAGGATGTAACAGCTAAAGGTATCCCAGTTATTACAGAAGAGAAAGGTGGGGACATTAAACAACATGCAGAGGTTGAGAGGGAGGAGATAATCTTCAATCTTGAAGTTACTAAGCAATTAGAGAAACTAATGCAAGATGGCTCTGATGAAGCTGCTATTGAAGCTGGTAAGTTACTTGTACATGAGATTCTTGAAAATACAGTTGATAACACAGGACTATTAAATACAGTTGAATAATGAAGATTGAAATAGGAGACAGAGAGTATAATGTAACTTGTGCTAGAACTGAGGAAGAGAGAATCAAAGGTCTACAGGGAGTTACAGAAATGAAAGATGATGAAGGGATGTTATTCTTCTTTGAAGAGCCGTGTACAATAGGTTTCTGGATGAAGGACACACTAATCCCACTAGACATCATCTTTATCAATGAAGATATGGAAGTAATATCAGTATATCAGGGAGAACCTGAGAATGAGAATATAGCAGAGGAAGATGATGTTAGATTTGTATTAGAGGTCAATCAAGGCTCTGGAATTAAAGAGGGAGATGAACTTGATATTGAAGAGGACGAAGAATTACCTAAAATGAAGGTAATTGCTCCAGACGGTTCTACTCAAATGGAATTAGAAGGTGGTGAGAGAATCTTTAGTAGAAAGAATACTAGAACTTTAATCAGAATGGCTAAGAGGGCTTCTAAATCAAAGAGTGAGAAGGATTATAAGGCATTAGGTAAGAGGATGTTTACTTATCTAAAGCAGCAGGATGAAAGAGAGCCTGAATATGTAGAGAAGAAAGAGTAAATAAAAAAAAATAAGGGCGTTACCAGTGAATCAATCACCAGTAACGCCCTAATTATTTATATAAGGTTTAGTTGAGACATTATCTCCTTTACTTTACCTATTAAATATTCTATATCATTATTATTATCTATTCTGTAATCAAAACCTTCATAATTATCCAATGCTACTTCCGATGGGTGGGTATCATGAAAGGGGGTTTCCCTATCTACTCTGATGATTATACCTCCTCTATCTTTAATGGCTTGGGCCTCAGAAGGAAATCTAACATCTGGGATAATCCAATGGTCATGCTCACTATAGCTTGTAAATAAGGCATCCACCCATAATGTTGGAGATATACTTCTCCCAACTTCAGTTCCAAATCTCTGCAGAAGTTCTCTATTAGTATAGTACCCTCCTTCGGGTTTAGCTATCTCACTGTAGGACATCTTAAATATATTATCCTCGAATGCCTCTACACGTACATTAAGTATAACAGCTAGGACTTGTTTGAGTTTATCAGCGAATGCGTGTTTGTACCATATACTGCCTAGATGATTAGGAGATTTAAGTGACATCTTTACAAATGTGAGCATGTCTCCGTTTCCATACCTGTTCCATATATCTAATGCCTTGATAATCTTACATATAGTATCCTTGCCGGCCTGTTTTTTACCACTGATTCCTATTAGCATTATCCTATTCCTTTTTAGTTGGGTCGATATAATCCCAGAATGGCTTAGTAGACCTAGTAGCCGCAACAGAATTTATCAGACCATCATATAACGATTTATCTTCAGATACAACATTAGAAAAAGTATTTACAGTTCTATTTAGGGTTTGTAAAGCGAATGGTGTCCAGTCCATACCTCTGTTTAGAAATATAGAGCTTATGAAGTTAAAATCATCAGTTGATGCCTTTAGCATCCTAACACTCATATTCATTCCAGTATTCACTAAAGCATCCGTAGCCGTATCATTACCTCTTTCTTTTATATCATCCTTAACAAACTGTGATAGAGCACCTACTCCTAAACCTCCAACGAATAGTAACATTAGAAGGTCATATAGAAGCTGTCCCAAGTTAGACCTATAAAGTCTTCTAAGTTGTGGGTCGTCATTGTTCCATATATCATTAACTACAAAGTTAATACCTTCTCTCATATTACCTTCTTTTATACCTTTTTGGTATAGACCTTTTATTACATGGCTACATGTAAAGAAGATTCCTTCCTCCCATCTTCCCTCCCATACATAGAATGGGAATCCTGTATCTTCATCTGTAGGTTCTTGAGTTATGTTTCCGTTTTCGTCCAGTTTGTGATACCACTTCTTACCATCTCTTTCCAGTTGTACATATCTTCCTTGTAGCTTTATACCTTCAGGAGCTAAGAATTGATTCTTCTTTGATGACCAGAATGTATTCATCTGCATCAATAGACTTCCCAAGAAACTACTTTGGATTAGAGCCTTCTTTTCATGTGCATAGTATCCATAAATAGAGTCAGCTAATGCTTTGTGACCCTCAGCTTGTTGAACTGTATATGCTTTTGGTAAAGTATCTCCTATTTTAAATACTGAACCATCTGCATTTCTAGTATGCTCTTTAACCATTTGCTGAGCCATAGCATAATATAGAGATTCTTGCTCTTTATATTTTGGGTCAGTTGTTCTTCCATTAGCATATGCTTCAAATCTCTTATCCTTTTTCCAGTCATATACTAACTTACCGTTTACAACAGAATGTGCGTCCCAACATCCATCACCTCTCATCTGTGCTCCAAAGATAGCCATTCTGTTATAAAAGTCAGGTCTAGAAGCACATCTAAATGCTAATGACCAGAAATTCCATATACCTACTTGGTCGGATTTTATCTTATTTGCGTAGGTATTCATATCCATATCATTTATACCATACAGCATGTTTATCCATTCACATAGGGTAGATTTATTACCAAAATGAAGCATATCTTTGGCAACAAACTTAAAGGAGTTCTTCATGTTTTCCTTAGTGAATGATGTAGAGCCGTCTGGCTTTCTTATTACTAGTGATATGTCCTTCCACAATCCATCAATCATCTGGTAATACTGGTGTGGATTAAATGCCAAAGCAAGTTTAGAGGCTGCACTCATTAGGTTCTGAGCTATAGCATGAACTTCCTTATAGTTATCATCTACTAGAGAAATATTGAATATTTTATTCTTTATATAGTCAAGTAGATATTCCATTTCTTTAGTATATTCAGTATTTTGAGTCATTCCTGAGTTACTAATATGAACGGCAATGGCTTGAAGCGTAGGGAATACAGAGTCTAGATTCTCCTTCATTGAATAGGCAGTTATGTGCTTCAACAGTAGAGTTTCTAAATTATATTCGAAGAACTCAGTTCCCTTATCTTCTATTATTTTCCTTCTTATATCCTCTCTTTCTCCTGCATCAAATGTGTTAGTCATTTCCCATAACTCTCCCGCTGATGCTGACTTATATTTCTCATCCTCTGGGTCTAAGAATCCTTCTACCTTAGCCATTATCCTAGATTTTATTCTCTTAGGATTTAAGTCTTGGAATTTATCCTTTACAGCGGCTAGTAGACCCTTATGTGATGCTATAGATGAAAAATTACCAGATGTTAATGGTAATCTATAATACCTGTCATCACCAGATACTCTCCACTCTTCTAATTCTTCCTCGGTTACTCCCTTATATCTGTTATGATTAACAGTGTTTAGGAAGAATCTCAAGAAATCCCTCTGAGCATTAGATAAACCAGCTGTTGGGTTGTCTGGATTTTTAAGGAGAATATCACCTTCATCAGAGAAGATTAACATATCCCTATACAGATTTGTTTGATTTCCTAGAGTACGTTCCTTTATATAAGAGAAACCTTGCTCTGATTTTAGGTTATTTACTAGTGTCCTTATATCTCCTAGATACCTGATGTTTGTATCCCTTACGTTTTGATATGCAGTAGTTACCAGAGAGGTTAGTCTATTTAGCATAGAATTATTAAGGTTACCTGGGTTATCTAGTCTAAGGTTACTAAGTATATTAGCTATTGAATTATTACCGTCCTTTACTATCTGTGTAAAGTCTATACCGTCTAATTCTCCTATAGCATACTCTAGCATTCTGAATAACTCTATCGCTGGGGCGTCTATAGGATTGTACTTAGATAGATTATCAACACTAGGGAATGCCTCTCTGAAATCGTCCCTCAGTTTTAACAACTCTGCTCTTAGTTCTATTGGCTTATTATATAGAGCATCTAGAGCACTAACAGATTCAACAAATCTATTGAACTTTCCTTTTATGTTCTTATCACTGGGCATTCTACTAATTATTTCCTTAAATTTCTTATAGAATATATCATAGTGCTTACCCAGCTTTATTTTGCCTGATTTGAATTTATTCTCCCCAACTGATTGGAAATTATCTAATTCATTAAAGCAGTATAGAAGCTGCTCATTTGGCATAGAAAGACCTTTACCTCCGAATAGGGGATTGTAAACTGCTACTTCTCCGACTATAGCATTTTCTTCGAATAGTTGGGAGATATTATTTAGTACTAGCATTGCTTCCATTAACTCAACATTACCAGTAAAATTTTCAGCCATAAGACTGTTTGGTTTCTTCATAGCTGTTCTATCATCCTCAAATACTGAAGTTAGCTTATGTCTACCTTTTACTAATTCAAGTCTTCTATCAGGTATAGACGTAGTAATTTTTATAACATCTATTTGATTAGATTCCTTATTTCTAACTAGAATACATCCGAGATATTCAGCTGGCTCACATTCCACTACTTCCCAGTTTCTGTTACAATATCCAGCCATTCTACTCCTAAACCATCCAGTAACCCCCTTCGGGTCTTCTGGCATAGACTCTTTAGTAAACTCATAGTAAGGATTCTCATCCTCTATAGCCTCTTTCAATCCATTCTTTATGGTTTGGGTAATGTTTATTTTGTTGTTAGCAATACTTACTAATTTTCTCTTAACCTTAGTAAACAATTCCTCATAAGAGTCTGTAGATATTTTCCATCTTCCATATTTAGGAGAATATGCCCACTTTCCAGTTTCCTCATTTGGCTTGTCTGCACCAGCTTCCTTTAGAAGGTCAGATACCATATCATCCGTAATTTCCTCTGGTGAGCTGTTATATTTAGGAAACCATTTAGCCATTGTACTAGTAACCGTCTGTAGTAGATTCTCAGTATCAGCTTTAGTAACAAAAGGTGCAGGGAGAAACTCATCTACATTCTCTTGGATGTTAATATTAGTTTTAATATCTTGGGTTAAGTCTTCAACATGACCCGAATATTCCTGAATACCACTATACACCCAATCATCACCTTCTTTCTTAAAATCTACTAGCTTGATAGGTGCTATAAATAGTTTAGATGCACTAGTATTGATTCCATACTTCTTTAGCAATCTTTCATAAACTGCTAGCTGATATTTAAAGGTTAAAATCTTTGCTGAATCATAACCAGGTTCAGATGAGGTTCCATAATAGGGTCTAGGAGAAGTCTTGTAATCTATAATATGAACATTTCCATTCTTATCAATTACAAGTAAGTCTATAACACCTATCATGGTTTTGGCATTTCCTTCCTCATCTAATTGTTGGGTCATACCAGAGACTGCCACTTCTGGGAGGTATATTAAGTCTTCACCTAACTCCCTTTGTAAGGACTTCTCTAGGTCTCGGCAGTATTTAACAATTTCAGCAATAACTTTACTAGGAACTAAATTAGTGTCTAGGATTGATGGGAAATATGTGTTAATTAAGAAGTTATCATCTGACTCTCGTATATTCCTTCCACTCTTGGATTCACTGAAATACTTCTGCATTGCTTTATGAAGTTCAGTACCTATTTTACCCTGAGTCTTCCATTTATTCTCAATAACCTCCCTAGCTCTAGCAAATTCCTCATCACTTACTATAGGTCTAGTTTCAGCCCCCTCTCCAAATATGGCAGCAGCTTCTTCTTTATCAAAGTTACCTCCAGCCCATCTCTGTCTAATCTCTTTCCAATAGTTCTCAGGTCTAAATTCAGGGAATAATAAACCCCCGTCTAGGTTCCTCAGACCTTGCAGAAACTTATTAACACCAATATATCCATTACCAGACACATTAATGTTTTCAATATCATTCTTGCCATCTTCCGTTTCAGAGATAGTCTTATTTGCCTTAAGGGCTTCAGTATCCATCTTTAGATTCATTATAGAATCATAAGTTTGAATAGCTCTATTACTCTTGGCAAATACAATGTCCCCATACTTAGATACTAAATGCCTTCTTTCAAGTAAGAAGTCATCTAACTCTAACTCAGATTGGAAGATATGTCCTTTGTAATCATATATGCACCCCATTATCCACAAAATTCTTTTAGGTCTTTACTTTTCATCAAATCTGATTTAACATTGGCTAATACTCTATGAACTTCAGCAGACTTAACATTAAGGGTTCCAGAGTATTGGTTGTTTGTTAATGCTGAGCCTAAGTATTCTGATAGCTTTACTAAAGAAGAGTTAAATAAGTCTTTTAGGTTCATAGTAGTTACACTTTGTTTACCAAATAATACGGAGTCAAGTACTCTGTTCATATTATAGAATGTTTTATGTAACACATTAGCTGGTAACTTATCAATAACACTTCTCTGTCCTGTTATATATTTTGAGAACTCTGATACTAGTAGTTCTTCATTTATGTCTGAATCTGTTCTATTCTTATAGTCTCTGGCTAACATTGACCTATTAGGTAGTTCATTCATGGCTTCTACCATTGAGAAGTATAGCTGAGGGTCACTATATCTAATTGAGCCTAAGAATAGATGTAGCATTTCATGTAGCGGAGCATCAATACTAGAATTATCCATATTGATGTATATATCTCCATTATAGATGAAAGCATTAGTTGTCTTAGCATCATCTACTATTCCATTCCATTGTTCTGAAGACAATTCTCCATTAGTGATACCAATGAAGTTAATTCCATATAAATTTGCTAGCTTCTCTAATATGCTATTAAAAACCCCAACATTCCTAGAAGGAGATGTAGAATCATCTATGATTATTCCCCCTTCATATACATTGTCCCACTTATTAGGACGCTTTTTAACTTGTATAGTTGAAACTTCACTAGAGGGAGTTAGTTCTACTTCTAAGTCCCTATACATATTGTTTATTCTAATATTAGCTTCTTTAACATCTGTCGTTCCTGTTTGAGAAAGTATCTTATCATTCTTTACAAAGCTTGTATCATCTATTGTTTTTACTGACAAAGAACTATTTAAGTAAGGTCTAGAGTCAGCTCCAGGTATCTCATCAAGCTCTGGATACCTACCAAATTTATCTACAAATGTAGATACAAAAGCATTAAATTTAAATCCAGAGAGCCCAGACATCTTTAACAATGTCTGGTACTCTACTGAATTTTTATTAAGACATACTGCCATAAAATTAACAAGGATTGTCTAATAATTGAGCTATGATTGCAGAATATTGTAGACTATCAACAGCTTTAACATTCATACCATCAACAACTCTAGTTACATAAGGTACATCTAAGTCTGATTCAGAACCACCTAAGGATTCAGCCAGTTTAACTAAAGTCTCTCTACTATAAGTTTTACCCCTATAGCTTATAGATTTTAGATTCCTATCAACATCAAGATTAATCACAGAGTTTGAGTCAATTCTTATGTTATGGTCATTATATGTATCAGCAACATCCCAAGGATTAGTATAGTTAGTGTTTTCAATAACTCTTGTATAATCCTCTAGGTTTGGTCCATATTGATAACCTCCCATATCCCCACTGTCATAATCATCAGATACAAAATCCATATAATCAGAATCATATTCAAAATCTCCATCTACCTCCGGATTATCCATTGAATTAGACTTCCTAACAAATAAGTGATATTTCATATTAGAATCATCATAGCTTCTAACATAATACTTAGATGAATAGTTAGTATCTTCAATAGGAGCACACCATTTTAGAGCTTCGTCATAAGTGAAGTCTACCCCCTCAACTAACATTGAGTTAGAATCAAGTACAGACGTAAACTTATGAAACTCCTCTATTAATGGAGAGGATTTTGTTCTAATAATGTCCTCAAAGATAGTAGTTAAAGAACTTTGAGATACAGTGTTATTAAAGTTTATTAGATTATAATAGAAGAATAGGTCTGCCAATGGATAACCTTGATACGTTGGAGCACCTTGTAATTGGTTGAAGGCTCTCTTATATCTATTCAAACGCTCTATCTCCGAACCAGTCTTTGGCAACATATTAGTTGGCAAAGAATATACAAAGGCAGCGTTACCACTAAGGGTTCTATCTAATCTAATTGGACTTAAAGATTGAATAAATTCATTAGGTTCTATATCCTTTAATTCAGGAATTACTACAGAATCCATCCACATTTTAAACGACTCATTACCCCATCTTGTTCCTAACATAATAGGAGTATTACCTTGAGTAGTAAATGTATTACCAATACTATTCATAATAGTAACACCAGCTGGGATTGTGATTACTTTCTCAGAAGTTTTCATCCAAGTGTTCCTAAGAGTCATGTCACAGAATGACTGTAACTTCTTATAAACATTAGACCTTTCTTTACTGCTATAGAAGCCACCGTCCTTAATAATTCTAGGACCTAAATCCCTCATCATTCTGTACTTGGACATAACCATATACTTACTTTCTACATCCATATGGAAGGCTTTCAAATACCCCCTATAGTGAGGCACAGACCATGCTGCATCCAATACATTGAAGGAGTGCTTTAATCCTCCATACAGGGAGATTAAAGTGTTTCTATATTCCTCATCAGACATAAATTTACTAAAGGAGATTCTATATGGATTGTCAGTATTATTAGTTAGATTTCTTAGCTTTGCTATAACATCAGAAACCTTCATAATCATTCCGTCAACCATTACAGTACCTTCTTTCTCTTCAGCTGATATCTCCTTAATTCTATCTTCAAAGATTCCTTCGAACTTATCAATAAATTTAAGGGAGTCTTCAACACTATTAGAGAGACCTTGATTGAGGGCGTAGATACCTCTCAATCTACCCATTTCAGACGCACCTTGGACTAGCTGTTTGATTGAATCAATAACTCTGTATTGAACCCCTTCTGAGTTAATGATAATATCGTTGTTTATCGTATTAACAAACCTGATATAATCAGATAACTCTTCTAAGAATTTATACATTGAGACTTTATTCATAGATACATCCATAGACTTGATTCTCTTTCTTAAACTGTCAATCAATTCATGACCTTTAGATAAGTCAGAGAGTCTATATTGTAACATTTTACCTATTACAAAATCAGATGCATCTGTCCCAGACCCAAACTCGCTCTTTAGTATAGAAACAAATTCTGGGTCTAACTCCCCAATACTCGGACCATTCTCGATATATCTAATAGCACTAGTAATTGACATACCAGTCTTTCTATTAAATACATTAGAATCCATGAGCTTAGAGAGTATACGAGCAGTTCTGGACATCATAGCTCCAGCTAAATCCTTAAGAGGAATTCCAATTGCCGTACCGTAAGTATATAATCCCATCATATTAGGTCCAGCATTGATTTTAGCCAATATCGGGTCTTTAGCATTATCAGTTGCAGCTGACATCAATGCTGAGAATACTAGCTTAGCATCTGTATCATTGTCTACACTTCGTAATGCGTCTAATACTTCAAGATTACTTATGGATTCAGGACTATCAGTATATGAATTAGCTAGCAATCTAAATCTACTACCACAAATAACCCTATTAAATAGTAGACCATATTGTTTCATTGGGTTATTACTATTTAATGTGGCATTATTGTAGTAAGTTAGACCATCAAATACCTTAATGGCAGATGCAACTATACCAACATTCTTCTTACCAGATTGAAAGTCATACATGGACTCATACTTATTTACTACATTACCTGGAGTAAATTGTAGAGTTCTCTGACCTTCTGTTGACCCTTTAGCTATATCCTTTAGCAGGGCTACAGCATCATCAATAGATGATTGTGACTGCATTAAGTTAATAGGATTATCACTAATCTTAAACATATAAGAGGATATGAAATTCTTAATCATATCTTCGGGATTGCTAGAGTTCCTTACATATAAGTTATGTCGGTCAATCAGTTCCTTGATTTTATCAAATGGAAGATTAGAACCTTTAGGAATATATAGCTTACCACCATTCCTCTTAACCATTCTTAAGAAATTCGATAGAGATTGTATCGAACCTAAAGAATTGTCCAAGTCATATTCTGGTAGAAATACTACTTCTGAACCGTTAAAGTTAAACAATTTACCTGAACCTACAAAATCATGTGCCCAATTAGTCAATGATGTATCATCAGCTTCAACTAATTCTAGCTCTTTATTTGTAGGGAATGGAAGTTTCTCAGATTCAGCTAGGGCATTCTGAGAACTTAAATTAAAGTAGGGACTCCATCCAACATATTTACCTGTTCTGTCAAATGAATGACCTAATAAGGAAACTTTATCAATATCCAAGTCAGAACCTTGTAGCCAGAACTGGAAATAATTTACATAGGCGGAGTTTGTGTCCGTTTCATCAAATCCTACTACCCTCATTGGCATGAACGATTGCATAGACTGGGCAGGAATACGAGCAGCTAAGACATCCAAAGATTTAATAAAAGATGTATGCAATTCTGCAGCAGCATCTCTTATAGCATCAATGTTTGGGTCTTCAATTTTAGCTCTAGGATTAGTTCTCAATTTATCAATACTCTCAGAATATAGCCTGTTTACATAAGTTATAATGTCAGTAGGGTTACTCTTACCTATATATTTAGCAAATCTGCTAGCTACTTTGGATTTAGAGTTCAGTATAGGTTGAATAATCTTACTAACTTCTTCACTTGTGGCAGCACTATTAGATACTCTGATAGTATGATAGTTGAAAGAATCAATATAGAATTGAGTGTTATTGGTAACAATTATCTCATTGCCATTAGCATCTACATATACCCTATCAGATTCATCAGACAGTCTGTGTAGCTTCTCTCCAGAGCTATTAACTCTGTAAAGTTTAGCCCCATCCCATCTAGTCTCAATTTCTATAGGAGTTAGACGAGTGTTCTTGTAAACTCTCTTGTCAACTAAGTATACATGTTTGCCGTTTAACCTCTTCAATTCAATATCAAAATCAGTATCACTAACCTTACTTTCCCAGTTAGATAACATTCTCTTTAGGAAGAACGTATCATCATTCTTGATAGTAGATAGACTATCCCCCCTCTTCAATCCAAATCTGCTTGCGTAGATTTTAGGCATTATTAACTCAAACGGTTGAGTTTGAAGAGAAGACTTGTCAACTTGCGCTGTCACTCCGTTAATGACTACAGTATCTAGTTTACCGTTACTTACTGCTCCAAGAGCATTTTGGAGTTCTCTTCTTAGCAGTATCTTCTCTTGAGGGTCAACAGTAGCGTATAGTGATTTAACTACATCTAAATCCCACATATTATAAAGGTTGCCCTGAATATCTCTAAATGTGAAATTATATGAAGCTAAATCTCTACCAGCAGTAATGTTTTCAACTATACGGAAGTCTTTGCCAGCTAGCCTGCTTTTCAAATCCCAATATTGTTGAGGAGTTTCTATAAACTCAGTACTGGTAACCCCACCTACTGTAATTGTATAGTACCTACCAAGTCTCAGTTCAGATAAGTTAGTTATAGGTTTAGAATTGTATAATTCTTGCAACTTTTGAATTTCTTCATCATTATTAAAAGAATCATACATCCTATCTCCATATAACTTCCAAATCTTATGAGAGGGATTTAACACTGCAAGGCTGCCATTAAATTTAAGTCTAATAGCTGCCTTAGTAAGTGTAGCAGAGATAGAAGAGAAGATTCCATTAAAAACACTAGGATTACTATATGGAATTGTACCTTCTACATTCTTATAGGTTATTAACTTACCCGCCCTAGAATCTTCTATTAGGGTATCCATAACAGCTTGCATTAGATTACCGTCCCTACTTGTACTATTCTGGATAGATTTAACTATAGTAGATATGATTGCATCCTTGAACTTGGATGCATCTTTAGTGTCTACATACTGTTCAAATCCTTCAACATAGTCATTGATTCCGGCTTCTGATAGTGCAAACATAGCCTCATAAACTTCTCCAGCTTGTTCTGTAGTATAACCCCTTGAAGCCAAAGCATTAATTACTTGAGTCATAATTGATAAAGTAGATTCATCAGCAGTGTGCTCTGCATCTAACTGAATACCAATATCATCAGTTCTAAACTTCATTGTCAAGTATGGGTTATCATCAAAATAAGCATGTTTCAGGTTTACGTTAGCTGCCCCTTGCTTAATAGCACCAGCGGTTACTACATACTGAATAGAAGACCATTTTAGAGGTTGGTATACATCCGATTGGGAGACAACTGAGTCCTTCAGTTTAATCCCCACACCGTTAACAGCTTTGACTACATTTCTTACTGAAACCTCAGACGGAATTAACCCATCTTCCGATTGTGAATAAGACTTCCATCCTCCAAACATTTGGAATAAACCAAAGTTGTTTGTAATAGGATAGAGTGTAGTTCCACTGTTCGTAACCCTAGGAGCTTCCCCTGGTTTGGGAGTAATCTCAGCAGGGAGTTGTTTCACTATAGTACCATCAGGCTCTACTTCTGACTTAATTATCATATATGTACCATCCTCTGGCATATAGGTAATACTATTAATCATGTAGAATTTACCATCTGTTCCCTTATAGTAAACGTCTTCGTAAGATATAGGATTGCCTTGGAAATCTATAAGCACATTATCATTAAATAATACTCCTTCGAATTCCCAATTCTTACTCCACATCTTCTTAACCATTCTTTGTAGGAATTTGCTATTACTCATAGTATAGTTAGTAAGGGCGAATGTGGCAGTTTTGATAATACCCCCGGTAGCACTTCCTTCTTTATAAAAATGCACAAAAGGTTTCTTATCAGCACCTACCTTAGCCCCACCAAGAGAATTATTCTCCAAATACATTGTTTCAGGAGATGCAAATGTACTACCATCATATTGTTTAATCCCATGCTCATCATAGTCTCCCATAGGATTATAGGTAGGAGCAGTATCATCCTCGATAACGGCAATAGTATACTCAGGTAATATTCCATTTATCAAGCCTTGGCTCATAACCTGCTTAGCAGCTGTGTCTGATACATTTCTCTTATGTTGGGCAATGTACCTTGCAGCCTCCTCAACTAAGTCATTTGGACTGGAAGTAGCTTTCTTCGCGGGATGATTAGCATGAGTACCTACAGTAGTTAGAACATACTCTTGACTAAGGAGATAATCTATTACATTAAATCTAGCTAGGTCAGGATGAAGTTGTAACTCACCACCTCTTATTTCTAAGAACTTAGAGAAACTAAATCCGGGACTTCCCCAATTATAAGATATTCCATTCTCAGTGTAACCTCCAATAGAATATAGGTCAGACCATTTAGTAATATCAAAAGTTTTACCAAAGTTGGTATACTTAGCTAATATTACCCGCTTAGTAGAGAATTTTATCCAATCTTTATTCTTAGCTAGATAGGCTACTTCGGGAGTAGTAAGTGCATTACCTCTCTCATCAGTAGTTTCAATTGTAAAATCATTATCAAGTAAGTCAGTTAATAGTTCTACCTCCTTAATTCTCCAGAAGTCGTCACTATTGGTTAACTTGCCAAATACCTCTTCCACATTAAGTCCGGCCCTAGTAAAATACTCAGGATTAAACCTATTAGTAAGGGATATTAGTGTTCTGTTAAATGAAAGAGTTTTACCTCCCTGGAATGACACCTCATCTTTAATCTCCAATTCTGGACCTCTAACTACATTCTGATAAACTCTTAATACTTCTTCAAGTACCTTCCTAGAATCATTTCCATAAACGGCATTCACTTCTGCGAAATTAGTCATAGGATTAAATACAGGAATTGTTCCCTTACTTGCTAATAAGGGATATTGAGTTGGATTGTTGAACACTAAAGAACTGTCTATACTCTTAAGGGCAGAGTTTAATCTCTCCCATTCAAAGGTTATAGAGTTTACTATCTTTGCATAACAATCTCCAAGCTCTTTATTAATAATAGCTATAGTCTCATCCTTAGTTAATTTATTGAAGGGTTTACCTAGAGGGCTGAGGGCGTTCAGATTTTCAACCATGTGAAACAAAGTAGACTTATCTGAGATAACAGAAGGTAAGAAAGCAGCATCTGTATTTCCAGCAATATTACATAAATAATTACTTACAAATGCAGTATAGAAGGATTCTGACATATTAAAATCAATATGCTTCTTACTATCAGTCCTACCTTTATATTCTCTCGATACCACCATTCCTCTATGCAAGAATGTATTATTCAGAAGGGATAGTCCATTAGTAGCGGAATTCATATTCATACACTGATTTGTCCACTGACTTCTGTAGTTAGTACCAAGCATTGACATAGCAACTCCAGACAGTGCACGACCTTCTCCATCCCTGTTTATACCACTAACATAAGCATCTGTAGTCATAGCATAGGCGGCAGCTAAGTCCTCCATTACTGGTACATAGCTAGGAAGTAGAACACCAATATCCTTAGCTCCTCTCTTTATAGAGGTTAGGTTCTCAGTTCCAAATACCTCCTCTTGCTTTCTTCTAAACTCCTGTGTACTTGTTTCTTTAGGAACCAAGTTATGAGAGAAGTAAGAGTTAAAGAATATGCTAGTGCTGAGTTGAAGTAGGTCACTAATTGCTGCATCATATTGGATGTTACCATTCTTCGTCTTTAATGCAAGATAGCTTTCAACTAATGGTCCATCAGAAACAAAGTCTAAATATAAGAATTCCTTGAAGAATTGAAGAGCCTTATTCCAATCTTCCTCACCGTTAAATGAAACTAATGCTTTACCATCTCTTGATATAGAGAAGGCATTAGACCTCTTCGCTTTTGGATTGAATTGAATAGACACATTCAAGTCTGGTATATGGAATCTAAATACAGAAATGGTCTTCACACCTTCCTTGGGGTCTGTAACCTTATCTTCCTCATATCTGGGATTATACTTAGCAATCATTGATTCATACTTAGTAGGGGCTGTAACACTCAACGCAGATGAAATACTTCTCTCAAGTTGATTCCTTAATTGCCTGTTGAGATTATCCCTCAAAGTTGCTCTAACTATATCCCCATCCTCATTAACTCTATATTGCACAAAATCAAGAGGACTAGCAGTTGCCACTAATTGGCAGATAAAGGAATAGTAGTTAGTATCAAGAACATTATTCTTATAAATTCCAAATAAGGAGTGCACGTCACTACTAAAGATTCCTTGCCTCAATGAATAAACTAAGTTCTTCTCTATACTTCTAAACCCTCTAAGTAACTCATAGTTGCTGTTAAAGAATGAGTCGTCACACAACAATTCAAATAGTGCATGATAGTTCTCAAGCACGTTACCTGTGCTAGCTGAGGATAGTAGTGTATAGAAAGATTTACCTTCAATAGAAGAACGCAAATGTTCAAACTGAGGGTATTTAAGGAAAAACATCCCATCAAATGTAAGAGAAGAATTGTGAATGTCAGGAGAGTTAGTTAAACTCTTGATTTTAGATATAATATAGTTAAATGCGTCTAGTTTAACCTTCTTATCTGCAATCGGAGTACTATTCCCCCAAGTATATATAGGAGAAGTTTCAACTAATAGCTTAGTTATGTCTGACACATGGTCATTCATGTTTACATCCTTCTCCTTGTCTCCCCAGTTCCTACTATTGTTGGCTCCTGTACCTATAAGAGAATACCTGTCTTCTGCACTATACTTAGGATAGTTCTCATTAATCTTCAAGACCTTCCCTAGTTTAGAACTAAGTAAATCGTCAAAGTGATTTAAAATAACTAAACTATTATATGCCTTAATGAACTTCTTGTCAATAATTCTATTCCTAGAATATATCTTTCTAAGTTCATCAGCAGTAAAGTGTGAATGATGGAGGAATCTTTCTCCTACAGCATTTAACTCTCCTACAGCATTTAGATATACTCCATCCTTCCACATAGTAAGATTAGACAGCTTCTCTAGAGTGTCCTGAACATCTTCTGATGGAAGTTTAGAATATGCATCCTTTAGATAACCAACTACATCTTGCAATAGAGTTTCTTGATAATTCCTTAAGGCTTCATTAATTTCATGCTCAGTCTTAATCACCTTACCAGCTTCTCTATCTACAAGAAAACACTTAACTATATTATCAGTAACACTAGCTTCCATTGCTGAGGCAATTTCAGTTGCAGTACCATAATTGGTTACTATAAATCCCCTAATCCTTTGTTTTGCATCAGCATTACCTTCAGGGTCATCCAGAGCATCCAACTTGGTAGGATTCTCTTCAGCAGTATCATCAATGTTACTACTTTGACCGGAAAGATAGGTGGTCATGTTGGTTGGAACTATATCATGCAATACTGGAGCAACCTCCATAACGAATGCATCAATAAAATCTGCAAGGTCGGAGAGGGACGTAATATCGTACCCCTCTCCTATCTCTTTCAGACTATTAATAAACATCGCCTTTCTACTAAATTCGTCTTTCTCCTCCCAGATTTCTTCCAGTGTGTCTTGTAATACATCCTGTAAGTCTAAGTTAGAGTCATTCTTGTTAAATTTACATTTACCCATGATTATAATTTAATTTTTATAGTTATTGGACATGAATTGTCAGTAGTGTTTAGACGAGCCTTTTCATCTTGCTTAGATTGTAAGAAATTTACCAAATTCTGAAGCATATCCTTCTGGGAACCTTCGAATTGGTCAATCTCCTCACTCATCCTTTTTATCATTTTAGAAGTTGCTCTCATAGCATTAACCTCCTTATTAAATGCCTCCACACCCTTCGCAGATTGCACCTTACCAAGTGTAGCAAAGTTAAATACGCTAAGGATGTTCTTATATTCGGCTACTTCCTGTAATGAGCTTACCGAGAATACAGCAAGTTGAGTCCCAGTAGGAGCACTTGTCTGTTTTATTAGAGTAATCTCATTGTTATTCAGGTTTAGCTCTGCACTAAAGATTTCATTCCCCAAAGTTAAGGTAAATTTGTGAATATTTAAACTTAATTGGGAAATATCTGAAATGACAGAGTTAGACACATCAAGATTAGATGGTTTAGTACTTATATAGACGTCAGAACCAATAGGTATTACTAGATGATTTGTCTTTCTATATGCATCTAAAACCTGCTCCTTAGACAGTGTTTGTAGAGTATCTACATCCATCTCTGACATAACTGAAGCAGATGCCTTGATGTTCATTGACCTAAAGATAGTATCAGCTGTAGGCTTAGGGGTTACTCCTATACGAGAGTTTCCAGCTACATACCTATTATTATCTCTACTACCTTTAAAGTTACCATTGTTAGTCATCTTGTTAACTATTGTTTCTAGTAATGGGTTTACGTTACCATAGAATGAAGGGCTATCTATCTTACCATTAACCATAAATGGATTATTATCAATAGAGTAGTTACCTGTATCATAAACTGCATCTAGAGCAATAGTGTCTGTAGAAGACTTACTATATTGTATATTGTAGAATATTCCATCAATTTTATTTTGACCTAATATATGTTCTATAGAACGTAAATTAAGTTCCTTAAATATTCTACTAGTATTATCTGCGTTTGGAGGATATACCGAACCTAATAGATAGTTCTGAAGGGCTTGTCTAGCAGTAATGTTTCTATTCAGCCCTTTAATATCAACAGGACCATTAAGGATTTCCATTTGGGCTTTAACATCTCCCTCTGCGCTATCAAGTTTACCTACCAACTTCATTATACCATCGTATGCAGTAGTATTGTAGTTTAGGTCACTTGTCTCATAGCCAGGTTGAGCTGATAATATTTTTATAATCCTATAGGCCGTGAAGTCATTACCTATCCTCTTAATAGAGTTCTTATCTCCAGAAACAATGCTTAGTAGATTATCAAAATACTCCTTAACTGATGCTTTAGGAGGAACAACATAAACTAACTTCACCTTCTTCTCCAAAGAACTATCCTCTAATTGTCTATAGTAGTAATTCTCCAATTCTGCACCACTAAGCATTATATCATTACTAACAAGTACAAATGGGTGTCCAGGCTTGGCAAAGTTTACGGTTTTATTTCCAAATGAGTAAACTCCCTTAGGAGATAATTTTACCTTAGAAATAGAAGTGCCAGGAACCTTTGATAATTCATCAAGGGTTATCCATTTACCATCATATTTCAAATGGTCATTGTATTCATAATCAGAACCCTTAAGAGCATTAGTAATTGTCGGTCCTTGAGATTTAAGATTATTAGCCAATGTCCAATTTGCATCCTCCATGTAAAATACACCATTAGAGTTAAAGGTATATACCTTTAAGAAGTTAACTAAGGCATTTCCTCCCTCAATAGACGGATTAGCTTGAATAAATTTAATAAGTTCATTAAACTTATCAAACATAGGAGCACTAGGATTCCTTCTAGAAATCTCATTATATTCCTCTTTTATTGCCTTGAATTTGTCATTCTTAAATACAGTTAGAGGGTTAGGTAATATAGCTAAAGGTAGCTCTAACATATCATTAGTGCCTTCCCCTATAATGATAGATAGTGTCTTTAGCTTAATATTCTTACTTTCTTCATCCTCAGAGAATATGTAGCTTAAAGATTCTGAACCTGTATCCTTTCTAAATCTTCCCCATTCTGCGTTATTGAACGTACTTGCAGAACTCTTAAATGCAAATGTACAATACACATCATCTCCGAGACCCAGAATTGCCTTTATCTTCTTGGTAAGCTCTCCCTTATCAGCTGTATTGAATATAACACTCCTTAAGTTACCTATGGTCTTATCAAATGTTTCTTTGTTCTTTACTCCAGGTAACTTATTCAGACCGAAGTAGCTATCTAACCTTTTACTATTCTCTGGGGTTACTATTAGGTTTCCACCCTTATCAAATGAAGTTCCTGACTCAAATGTGGGGAATGTGTACATTAGTAAGTCAAGAACAGATTCAGTTTTAGTGCTGGAAACGTGATTAGTTCCAGTTGCAGGTACTGGAGGTGGGGTTGTATCTTCGCTAGAAGCAAGGGTCTTATCCTTTATATCAGCCTCAGTGGGAAGTCCATTGTTAGTAATAATGACCTGCTCCTTAGTTCCATCATCCGTTACAGTCGTTACCACCTCAGAAGTCAGTCCAGCTTCAGGTACTACGGTTACAGAAGGAATAGTGGCATCCTTTTCCCTCTTAACCAATTTAGTAGGTTTATTATCTAAGGGAAGTTTATCTAGCATATCCCTCCTTTCAGAAGAGAATGTCTTGATTCCATCTTTGGACAGTTCACTAACACTAGTAGAAGGGTCTTGGATAGAATTTAATAGATTCGAATTGTTAGTCTTATAGCTATCCTTAGTGTGAAGAACAATACTACCCTGTATTGCTCTAGAGATTCCAGTGTAAAGGTCATCCCAATACTCCTCGTTCTCTAAACCAGCTGAATCGTCAATTATATAATACTTACCTTCAAGTCCTTGTGAAGAGTTACCTTGTTTAAAGTCTACTCTATCCTTATAAGTAGCACTAGAAAGTAATTTATATATCTCAGTATCAGTATCATAATAGATAAATCCAATCTTTTCATCTGGATTCATACTATTAATCATTAGGTCAATATCTTTCTTTACCAGCTCTATGCTATATGGTGCAGAATTTCTTAGGTCATTTATATTGTAAACCTTAGTTCCAAACAACCCAGAATCATCCTGATAGTAATGCATTGACACATCTGAATCGTAGTTATTACTCCTTAGTTTTGGTAGGATACTCTTAAGGTTATTGATATTAATTGTTACTTGCTGGTTGTTAGACCTCATAGATACTCCCAGTTTAGGGCACCTTATAAAGTTACGGCGAGCTAACTGTATTGTATTTCTAACATTCTTTCCTTTATAGTCGATAAGATGCCTTCCAATAGCTTTACTTTGGTCAAAGTCCCCAGCCACAATAACTGGGATTCCATACTTCTGTGCAAATCTATTAACTAAATCCATATCAACTACAGTGTATCTTGACACCTCATCAATAAGGATTAGGGATGGAGCTTCTGAGATTTCATTTATCTTGAAGTTTGACCTAGTAATAAAGTTATCATCAAAATATATATCCCCATCATCAATTATAGATACTGGAATATCTTCCTCGGAAGATGGGTCTACTTCCTTAGATGATTTCTGAGGATAATCTTTGAAATCTTTCCATTCCTGGGTTACCCTCTTCATAAGGTGTTCTCTATCCAAAGTGGTAGCAGAATCAAGATTTAAATCAGCTTTTAAGCCCTTAGCACTGTCTTCAGTAGCATGACCAATCCAAACACTCTTCAAAACCTCTGGATGGTATTTCTTTAGAAGTACTATAAGGTTATTAAATACGCCAGTAGTCTTACCACTTCCAGGAATACCCTCAATAAAGGTTACTCTAGAGAATCTTGGAGCAACCTGAGAGTCAAGTACTAACTCCCTAATAATTGGGGCATATTTCCACTTAGAATCAGTCATAGACGCTGCATAGTTCTTTAGTGAGGTATTTACAGCATCACAGAACTTATCAATCATACCTCCGTTAAGAATTGAAGCATATCCCAAATAAGTAGCTAACTCTTGAGTAGGTATAGGAGCAATCTTATCACTAATAATAGACCTATATTCTCCATAGAAGTCAGATGCCTTAACAGCAGCTCTAGAGGCAATATACCAAACTACTGCATTATCGTCTATATTAGTTGACTTGGAACTTAATGATTCTACATCATCACTTATAGTAATTAAGCCAAAGTTGTCTACGCTAATAAGCTTAGACAGTACTTCTGGGTCATTAACCTTATCACTATTAGCTTCAAAGAAGTTATATATAGCATCATCAAGTTTCACCATCTCCGATTCTACCTGAAACCTTTCCTCCCTATTAAGGCTTATCTTCTTGGCAGCTGATATTTCTTCGAGTTTACTTAGACTGCTTACTGTCCCCTCAAACTCAGCTTTACCTGCCCAATCATTAGGAATGTTAAGAATAAAGCTCTTTATTCTGTCATAGATAAGTATATTCTTATTATTTGCAGTTCTTGTTTGTTCTCCTAACTTCTGAGCATTATTTGCAGCTATTATCTTTTGGAAGGTTTTAAGACGTAACTCAATACCTTCTAGGTCTTGCATCATTGCATCAGCCACATTAGACTGTAGTTCTGCTAGATTGGCCTCTGAATCCAATTCGTTTATAGTAGTATTCATACCATAAAGATTAGATAAATCAGCGTTGTCTACCCTAGCACTAAGTAATTGAGCCTTAAATATATTAATCACTGAAAGAGCTTCAGTAATCTGGTCAAGTCTCTCATTATTTAGGTTAAAGTTGGACAAATCATCCATATGCTCCCTTAACGAAGCATCAGTTTCTTTAAGAATATTAGATACTTTTACGTCGGAATCAGTAGTACTTAATGAGAATTGGTCTAAAAGTTCAATGATATTAGAATGCTGCAACTTATCAATTTGAGCCTTGGCATCCTCTATCTTGGTTGCCTCTATATAGCTTGCATCATCTCCATACATTTCTGCTTGGTTAATGAAATACCAGTATGCAGAATCTAAAGTGCCACTTAATACCCTTTTTAATTCTGGATTGATGTAACCTTGATTCACAATGGGCTTAACAATGGCATCTATATGTGATGTTAAGAACTTACTAACAAACTTATTATACCGCTCAGATTGAGCCTGCATTGTATAATCTTCAGTTATCGGAGTATTTACAATGTCAGTAAATGTTGCCCTTTCTGATTCAGAACCTAAAGTAGTTAACAGAGGATTAATAATACCCATTGATGAGCTTATATTAAATTCAGCCATCTCTTCTACAAAGGATTCAGAATCTTTAGTATCATTAAGCTGCTTGACATACCTATTTAGTCCGGTCTGTAAGATACTTAAAGTAGAGTACAAGTTTTCATCAAGACTCTCGTAGTACTTTAGACTGTGGTTTTGGAATAAAGGCGCAACAACCTTAGCTATTGATTTATGGATTGAGGCAGCAGTACGTACTGCATCTTTGAATCCTGAATTCTTCCATCCATCATACTCTTTTGATATTTCCTCTAATTCATTCTTAGGAATGTCAGTTACCTTTTTACCAGTTTTGTTCTCAGCATACTGTATAAGAGTTGGGGCTAAGTAGGCACTACTAACAGCAGTTGACATCTCAAATAGAGCATCATAGATGAGCTGAGGAGCTAAATCTCCTTTCATGTACGCCTCTTTCCTCTCTATTGCTGCCTTTAATTCACCTTCTATTCTACTTCTCTCAGTCTTAGTAGATTCATCTCCATTCTCCTTTACCTGAGCGTCGGTAGGTCCACCATTATCCATACGCTCTTGGGTTCCACCCAGTCCGTTAAGTTGATTAGTTAAAGTTACAATCTTCTCACAAACACTGTTGTAGTCTTGTAAGTAGCTTGTAGCTACTCTACTGTTCTTAAGGGCTGAGAATCTTAAATCATTGAGAGTTTGCGTGTCTAGGAATGCATCATCACTAATGGTTGCACCTTGTGCTGATAAGGTATTAGTAACAAACTTAGCTATTCTCCTAACCTCAGATTTAGCAGCTAGGTCTTGGTTATCAGTATCAGTACCTTGTGCCCATACCTTTCTTCCGCCTACTCCATCTACAAGTTTAGTGGCAGATAAGTACTTATTACCTAATTCCATCTTGTCTACCATCTTTAGGAAATCACCCATCTTACCATTTCTAGCCATATATACTAGTTGTTGCATAGCTTGCTCATTATTCATCTGACCAAGCTGCCTAGCTTCTCTAAGGTTAGGTAAAGCATCGAACATAGCACCACCTAGCATACCTCCTACGAATGACATACCATATCTGTCGAACATATTGTCCCATGCTTGTAGTGGCTGTGTATCACTACCAGCTAACCACATTCCTAGATTAGTAACTGATTTAGCGAAGTCATACATAACCTCTTCAGATACTTCCTCTATACCTTCCCCAAGAGCATTAGCGGCAGTAGCTTTAAGTCCACTTTTACCCACAGAGTAGTTAGCTTGAGCAACATCCTTGCCGAGCTTGAATATCTTTTTCATCCACTCAACTTTTTGGACTTTAGAGCCGTTATCAATAGTCTTTCTTGAACCTTCTGTCAAAGTTTTGACTACCTGCTTCATCTGCTCCTTATCCATCCTAAGTTCAGGAAGTATCCATTCTCCTAACCTACTATTAATAATAGCATATTCTCCTGCAGCATATCCTAATGTAAGTAATGCAGCTTCTAGGTCGTTAGCACCCTGTTCCTTAGCTTCACCATAAGCATCTTGAACTGTAATACTAGTCATGTAAGCCTTAGATAGAAGTTCTCCTATCTTGTTGTAGCCCTTCATGTAGTTCTCTAGGTCATTCTGAGCTTTAAATGTATTGACTGCTTTTAATTCTTCAAAGTATCTTAAATCTCCAGCCTTTGGAGTTGCTACTTTAGCTTTTAGATAGCTATCAAGGTTTACATATTTAGCTTGAAACTCTTCTAGCTTTTTCATTTGGGCAGCCTCGGTAGCCATATTCTCCCCCTTAAATAGGGCAGGTGCGTATTTAAATATCCACCTCTGCTCATACATCTGCTTAAATACATCACCAGCCAGATTAATGAAGTTCTCCATAGACCATGCATTATTCTGACCATACTCAGAAGTTGTAGGTTCTAAGGACTTGGTAAATCCTTCTACAGCCGATAGAAACTTATTATCACTGCCAGAGAATACTTTACCCAGAGTGGCTAAAATCTTAGTGGTTTCTAAGGCAATACCAGCACCTATATACCAAGGACTTATCCCAGGAATGAACATAGGAAGGATTGAGACTGCATTACGAGCTAAAGAGCCAACAACACTTTTATCAAGTCCGTCTGAGTCAAAGAAGTCATATTTATTAATTGCAGAACCATCTGTGGTTAGAGTATTTAACTTTGAAAGAACTCGTCTTCCATACACATCTCTACCGTCTAGATTCTCATAATAATATGTACCATTCTCGTTTAGTTTCAATTCCCCCTTCTTATGTTGAACCTTCTCTTTGGTTACTGGGTCAATATGCTCTCCGTCTTCATCCCATTGAGCCATAACTCTAGTATCCCAGAAGTCAGTCCAGAATGAATCATTAGGGGAATCATGCCATACTGGATTAGCTCCATTAGCTACACCCATAGGGTTAGCTAATACTTTCTGAGTTTGGGCAGCCTCATCAGCTGACATAGTGGGAGCGTCTAATAGATTCAATCTTCTAATACCCCTTGTCTGCCTTAATGGGTTAACTTCTCTGGACAGATAAATATCCGAACCCTTCCTTCTTTGCTCAGGTTCAGCGAATATATTATCTCTATGGAATGTAGCCTGACTTAAAATATCTTCTTGGTAGGATTCGTCAGCCAATTGATTATAAGTCTCAGCCATGTATTTATATACATTATCAAACTTAGCTTCATCAAATTTACCATCAGTTTGAAATGCAGGATTATCTTGAATTTGGGGAATGTTCTTATAAACACTTGCATCTGCTAATGAAGTGTTAGTGGCATCTAATCCTATTGCCTTAAAATCAGAGATAGAAAAGGTAGGATTAGACACTCTATTTAACAGCCAATCATTTTCCTTTGTATTTGTCATATTACTAGATTTTATAGTGTAGATAGTGAAGGACTTGGCACGTAAGTTTGCAATCGTTGCTTCTGTTGTTCTTTAGCTTCTATATCCATAGCATCATTACCTTGTATCGTAGGATAGTGTCCAGAGCCAAGTGAAGCATTAATAAGATTCTGTCTTACTGGTATGTACACAGAACCAGAGTATACATTATTGCCGCTGGAGAATATGCTAGGCTGACTCATCTTAAATGATGCATCAGCTGCCTTTAATATTCTCTCTATACTTTCCCTTTCATTAATGTCGGTTACTTCACTAAGAGTATCATCCATTGTCGGGTCTTCTACGAATGCGGACTCATCTGCTGAGGCATCTAATACGGCGAATCTTCCATAGGCATTGGTATTTATTTGTCCATTAATGTACTTATATGGCAATTTATACTTAGCATAGATTTCATTTTTCTGAGCTTCATCCTTTATATCTCCTTCTCTAATCTCATTCTCAGCCAACTCTAATCTCTTTAATGAATCAATATCGGGCTTAAGCACCCCAGACTGTAATGCTTGTGTGTCAACAGGAAGGTCAACTGCAACTACATTGGAGCCATCTATAGCAACTCTACTTCTCTGAGATGAGTTTAATAACTGACCTCCCATCGTGGCATTCTTAAAGTCTAAAACTCCAGAGAATGTGCTCCTTGCAGCATCCTCTAATGTAGCACTTCCTATAGTTTTACCAGAAGTATCAACTAATGGTGCACTATTACCTGGGAGATTTAAACTATATGAGTTTCCATTATTAATTTTATGGTTTTTAATCTCTCCTAGCCCAAGTAGGAATGCTTTGGCAGGGTCTGTAATGTTATTATCCCTACCGCTACCCGATGTTTTAGCTTTACCACTAGCATCCATCTTTTCTTGTAAGTCAAGTTTTAAGGTATGTTCTCCGCTTAATGCCGATTGGGTTAGAGACATCAGTAGTTTTTTTACACCTTCTGCAGAGTTGTCTCCTAGATACATAGCTGCTTTAGCTTGAAGAACAGTTCTCATGTTCTTAGGTAGAGAGGTTAACAAATAGCCTAATGCTTGGTTAGCCTGGGCTTGCTGGGATTTGTCCATACTAGACATCTTATAAAGTCCATCTACAGACATTCCGGATAGGTCTTCTCTACTAGGTTGTAAAGCAGCTAGATATTCCATCCCTTTTAATATTCTACCAGATTGCTGACCTACATATCCCTCTCTTGACATCGAAGTAGTTCCTAACTTATTAACTACAGATTGTATATATTCGGTTATCTTAGGGATACCTACTGCATTACCTATAATACTTGTAAGGTCAGTATTAAAAGCAGCATTTATACTATTAGCACGATAATTAGCCAGCTCTGAATTAGTCAAAATCTGTTCTGAATTAAGGTCAACATCATTTAGTGATTTCTTCTGTAGTTTACCCTCAGCATCAACTGTAATTACATGACCTCCGTCAGTTACAGCAATCTCGCCAAGCCCTCCATTTTTGTCAGCCTGGGTCATAGCATTCTTAAATCTTTCATTCTCCGCTTTTATTCTTGGGAGCATCTTTAATATAGTCTTATATTGTACAGTAGCATTATTACTAAACGGATTCTTGTATATACTGTCCGAGAATATACCAGAAGTTTCTACGAATGCTTCCACATCACTCGGTATGCCATTCTCATACAAAAACTTTACCATATTCTTATCCAATAATCCAACAGAACCGTCTGGTTCACCTTGGCTAGAGGATGTGGATGAATAAGGAGCAGCTACTTGTGGTTGAGGTACATTGGTGTAGCTAACGAAGGCGGGCATTCCCCCGCCTTGTTGTAGCTTATAGGTTAATTTCATAGTTGCATTCCTTTCTTTATAAGTGCAGCAGTGAGGGCGGACATATTTGCTATCATCTTATTATGTTCCCTCTTAGATTCCATTATATCTTTATGGAATTGTTTATTATCATCAGACAATCTCTTATTGAAGTCCTTAGCTCTTTGAAGCATAGCCCTCTCAGCATAGGATAATTTAGAACCTTTTCCACTAAACTGAACTAACCAAGGAGTACTTATTAGTGAACTTCTCTTCTTTAACATATCAGACTGTAATCCTTTCTGTAGCTTAGATAGTTCTCTCTGAGCACCTATTGGGTCGTCTTTATAGTCTTCCATAATCTTAGCAGTACTAGTATTATAATTTGAATTAGCTTCATTCAAATAAGATTCTAATGCTAGTTGGTCTCTCATAGCTTTAGTTTGTCTAAATCTATTCTCTACGCCAGCTAGGTAAGGAGCAATAACCTGCTGATAGTTTGCAGTCACTCTTCCAGCATCGATTTGCTTTTTAGCTGCATCTATAGCATTCATTGAAGCCCTATTTCTATTGGCAACTTCTACCCTTCTTGCTTTAGCTGCATCGGATTCTTGCTGTCCTAACATCCTAGTCTTATAGAACATTTCTGCATCTTGTAGACCACCTTGGAATCTAGCCTGACCTGCTCTACCACTAGCCTCTAATTCTCCAGCTAATTGCAATGAAGCATCAGAAGTTCTAGGTCTTGCAGCCACAGATTCTAAATTACCTGCTTGTTGTTCAGCATTAGTCACTGCTTGGAAATTGCCTTGCAGTGGAACAGTATTCTCAAATGTGTCTAATAGAGTAGGCTTTAACCCTTCTTTATAGATTCTAGCGGCTCTATTATTCGCGGCTAAACCTCCTACCATTCTACCTAAGGCTAATACTTCCTCTGGTGCTACATTAAGTTTTAGACCCTTTTTGGTACTACCAGGTGTACGTCTAATATCGGACGGGTTAGATGTATTTGAAACCCTAGGAGCTGTAACTACAACTTCTCCAAGCTCATTAGCAGGGTCTTGAAGTAGCCTTAGTCTATACCCACCATCACCTTTGTCATACAACTCTAAACCTCTTGCTCTTAATTGTTCATTGAAGCGGGCAACATCATCAGCTGACATACCCCTTCCAAGAGTTCTATTGCCAGTTCTATCTCCGGCATACACATCGAACCCAGAATTACCTTCTGTAGTACCATAACCTACAATACCCTTTCTGATTAAATCATCAAAGCCTTGATTAGTACCTCTAAAAGTAACCTGTCTGTGTTTAGCTAATGGGTCTTGCACTGAGTAATTATAGTTGCCTCCGAAATAATCACCAGTCATAGATGTTAGCTGGTCATAAATATCTTCACCACCATTAAATGCTGCTGCATAAGCTTGCCTCCAATCGTCTGAGCCTGTGTACTGAGATTTCCATCTGTCAACATCTGCCCCAAAGTCATACCCAGATAGGGCTTTAGACCTATTCCAACTAGACATATCTTTGGCTTTAATTCTACCTACAGCGTTACCACCTTGTAAGAATTGTATTAATCCTCCTTCAGCCTTCTTAGTAACCCTATCATCCTTTGAAGTTTTCTTCTTTTTTTTACTTTTTTGTTTTGTGGGGTTAGGTTTGTTGCGTAGAGCATCCATAACCTCATAATACCTACTATTAAATGCCTGGTTTAGACTGTTCTGTCTAGCTCTTCTAGCAGCCCCAGTCAAGGCTCTCTTTGGATGTTCCTGTGCCACGGTTAAGGCAATCTGACGCTCTACATTTTTCTTGGCATCCTCAGCTTGCCCTCTAGCTACAGTTTCCGTATTTTGAGCAATGCTTCTCTCAATTCTAGTATCAGCAATATCCTTAGCTAATCTCTGTTTGGTGGCACGTTCAAGACCTTCTGATATTCCTTTATAATTTATAGCTGGACCTCCTATAAGTGTTCTGATGTTAGGTATTTGTGTAACAGGACCCCTGTATGGCACTGGTAATTTACTCCTATCAATAGGAGGCTTTGCCATTTCATCCGCTATTTCTCCAACAAAACTAGATAGTTTACGTATTGCTCTAAGCTGTTTAGCGTCCACCCCTTCAGACTTAGAAATAGACCCCTCTCTAGGAATAGTTCCAGCTCTGTAATCCCTAGAATCGTCTATTTTTAACCTATTTTGTCTAACTCTCTCAGCTTCCCCTTGTCTAAAGTTTCTTTCATATCCCTGTACTTCATTATTCCAGCTAGAATACTCATTTCTCTTACCTGGTACTAGAACTAAAGCTGTAGACTTAGTAGGTTCTGAAGACTTAGCTGATGTTGAAGGTGCTTCTTCTTTTTTGGACCCACTTCTACTATTAGTAGCCCCCTCCGCACGGTTAAATATACCCTTCTTGACAAACCAAGCATCGGAGAATGGAGTATTCTCATTACCTCTTATTATAGATGGGTCTTTGTATCTCAACATATGTTTACCAAGCCAAGTATTAGCCAGCCAATTATTACTTTCAGCTCCTTTTACCTCCTCAGTTTGAGGTCTTGTTCCGAAGCGTTTAGTATCTACAGCTACATCCTCAGGCTTTATCGCTTTATCTCCTTCGAGCTTATTGGATTTATTATATTGCTCAGCAAATTTAGTTCTAAGTTCTGCTACTTGATTCTTACCTTTGGTATTCTGGAAGAATGCATCGTCTACCTCCAGTGTTTGCTGCTTACCATCAATCATAGCTGTAACTCTCCTCTTACCAGAAGGGTTAGTTGAAGAGTTCCACCAACCTTTATGAGATTTGGCTAAATTTTTACCCATTAATAAAGTGCTACCAATAGCAGAAATATTCTTAAAGTCTCCTGTATTCAGACTCCCCCAATCACCTTTAGTAAGCTTTGATAGTGTCTTATTATACTCTGACCTTATTGCTGGGTCAAGATAAGGAGTAGTATTAATAAGGGTCATAAGTACTGGAATTGACTTCTTTATTTTACCTAAAGCTTTAGTAGCTTTTAATGTCTTCCCAACAGGAATCAAGGATAGGGCATCCATTCCTAAATTCATTCCAAGTCTACCAAGGTCGCCCCATTGAGGTCCATCACTAGCTAAATCAGCCATAAACTCGGTGAGAGAAGCACCAACTCCTACTCCTGCAGAGGCTAAATTAGCTCCAGGAACGAATCCTAAACCAATACTAGCTAGGTCTGCCATAGCCGCACCGAGCCTAACTTTATCAGATGTTTTTATAACACCACCTGCATCAGTTATATCCTTATTGTTACCTAGTGATACATTGGACCTGCCAGTAAATGATTGTCTAGCTTTAGTATTCCTTTCAATCTGCTCAGCATCAGGTTGTATTGCACTTACTTTTAGTGGGGTAGTGTCTTCTATAAACTTAGTACCTAGTTGGGCGCTTATTACACCACCTTTTTTGTATCCTTGTAACTTTAATATTCTGTCATTTATTTCTCTACTTCTCTCAGCTGTTGGGATACTTAACAGCCTCTGTAGCTCATTGCTAGATTCATCTTCACTTTCAACTTTATTATTGAAATACCATGATAGTGTACCATCGTTATTTCTTGTAACATTCATGTCATTGTCCCCAACAGCCCACTTATAATCCTTACCATATTTTACAAATGGGGATTGTTTTGAGTCAATCCACTTACTCAAAGTGTTTTGCACCATTCGGTATGCCTCACTAGCTGGATTCGACAAGTCTGGGTCTTGCATCCATGTATTGAATAGATTCTCCCAATTAGCCTTAGAAGTATCAGTATAGTCTATGAACTTAGCTCCCTGTCTTTCTCTTCCGCCGTTAGGGTTATATGCTCCTAAGTTTATAACATTACCATCCTCTCCGATAAATTGGTACTCACCTAGTGATTTGTTAAGTTCCACTGAACCTCTAGTTGTCTTACCAGTAGTAGGATTCTTTAGGTAGAAACCTATCTTACCATTCACATCAGAAGGATTGGAGTATGCTCCGTATAAGACATTATTACCTACGCCAGACGCAAACTGAGATAAATTAGTAATATAATTGTAGCCTTGACCCTTTAGCATTTTAGTAAAGGGGTTATTGTCTGTAAGACTTGTATATTCGCCAAGTTGGGCTTGCCTTGCTCTAGTGATGTCTTGTCTGTATTGCTCTGGTAAATTAGAATCGTCATAGATATTACCATCAAAGGCATATCTATTTCCAACACCTTGGAATACATTACCAGGAAGTATTCCACTTACTTCTTCATTAGTTCCCTTCTTGTATATATGATATTTGCCTTTATCATCAACTGTTCTATCATACTCCGAGTTAGTCCAGTTTGTATCAATTTTACCTTGCTGTCCCTCAATTGTGGATGATTGTGGGGCAGTTGCTTGCTGGGTAGGTCTTATAAACTTATCTAAACCAGTGCCACCTAACGCAGCAAAAGTATTATAATCGTTATTGTCTAATTTGTTATTAGTAATAGCTGCGCCATATGCTCTACCAAGAGCAGCTAAATCTTCTGCACTCTTTATGTTAGTTCCAGACCAATCGTGGGATTGAAATATTTGGTTATAATCAGCATTATCCCAAATTCTTCCCATTAGAGCGTTGCGGTCCTGTTCTGTTCTATTGCGGAACCAATTATTATAATCTATGGCATTACCTCCATACCATTCCCTTGAAATGGCATCTTCCATGAGTTTGTTGGCATTAAATCTTTCCTTCTTTACTTCTGGTTGTTTATACTGAGGGGAACCTTTAATGATGTTATATAGGTAATCAGCAGCTAGACCGTAAGCATTGTTCTCAGTATTCTTAACCCCTGTCTTTATTCCTAGAAACTTCTTTCTATCTAGCTCACCTGTACTTGATTTTTGACCCGTTGCATCTTGAAAGTTACCCATAGCATCCATAGTCATAGTGCCATTACTAATCCCCTCAAGCATATATTGTACAGCGTTTCTAAAATCAGCTGCGGCAGTATTTCCCAACCCTTTAGATGAAGTATATTCATCTACATCTCTGTATCCTCTTTTTATTAAATCATCCTGATTGAAATCTCCTAAGCCCTTCACACTTAGAAGCTTAGGCTTATCAGTTTGACCTCCAGAGTTATATTTCCTTATTACTTGTGACATATATTATGTATAATAAAAAAGGAGCATATAATTAATATACGCCCCTTCTTACCTTGTTGACTAATTATCTTACTCTTACTAGTCTAGCACCTTTCCTTGCAAAAGTTGGTTCCTCTTGAGGAGCTTGTTCCTGAGCAGCACCACCTTGAGCGATTTGCATTAGGGCTTGACACACAGCCATCGCAGCTTCACAATTCTGTGTCTGAACTGCCTGAGCAGCTACTTGTAAAATCTGTGCCATTGGGTCTTGTCCACCCTCAGCAGGTGCACCACCTTCTGCCGGTGCTCCCTCAGCTGGTGCTCCTCCTGCTTGTTCAGCACCAGGTTGAGGTGCAGCACCACCTTGTTGGAATTTTCTAAATTTCTCTTCGATTTTCATAAATTAATACGTTTAAACAGTTTAACCACTTAATTTCTGCAAATATAAGCATTATAAGCAGTATTACCAAATTAAACCAAGAAATTTATGAAATTAAAGCAGAGTAAAATATATTAATCAGTTATCACATAGTACAGTTACCTCAACTTGGATTTATCAACTATAAGCAAAGTTTCATTTGCTATAGCCTTTCTTATATACCTCATCAGTGTAATAGGTTTATAAGAAGCCACGAAGGTAGTTGTGCCTACATCATCTTTATCATTCATATCAATAGGGAACTCTACTACTACATCGTCAGTCGTAATTCTGTAGTAAAGAGTTCCAGCTATTGCATGAACAAACTTTGCTTCAGCAGGAAGAGTTACTATTTCCTTTAGTGTCATACGAGATAGGTTTTAATTGTATCAGCCAACAACTTACCATCTACATTAGCAAGCTTTGCCTTGACCAGTTTAATAGCCTCTCCCATGCACTTCTTCGGGATTTGGGGACCTGTTTCGCCATCTCCCCAACCCTTTTCCGTGATAATCGTGTAGATTGCACTAATGATTTCCTCAGGTGAGGCTTCACTCGGAAGGAAAGACTCAAGCACAAGAATCTCTTTAGATTCATTATCGGCTAAGTCTTTCCTTCCAGCTGAAATGTATTGGTCTCTACTATCCAATCTCTGTTTCACCATCTTACGAAGAATAGTAAACTCAGCTGCATCGTCTAAAGGCTTAGCACCTTTAGCAGTTTGGTACACTAAGAACTCATTCTTAATAGCTCTTAATACTTCTGTTCTCTTTACATTCTTATCAAGCATTGATTGCTTAATAAGTGCATCCATTTGCTCTCTGAGCATTTTCGTTCTCCTTTCTTATTAAATGTTTTAAATACTCATACTCTTCAATACTAATCATACCCTTTAGTCTGAGAGATGCTAGCTTCCTTAATAGAAGTTCCCTATCTAGTGAAGGGTTATTATAGATGTGTCTCAGCGGTTGTATTGGCATCATTTAGAATATGTATTGCTTGTTCAACATCTTCATCACTTAGTCCCCATTTCAACCAATCAGATTGAATGAAATAAGGTAATTGAGAGTCCAACATATCAGTATCATCGTCGAAGATTACATACCGATAAGGTTCAGTTTGCTTATCTAACCATTCTTGGATTTCGGAACCTCTATGCCTACTTCTCATATAAGGAGTTATGTCATGTATAGGTTCTTTAATTCCAACAAGGTTAAACACTTCCTGCAAATTACTATCACTTCTCCAGGTAGAAGATACAACAATCTTAGCCCCAGTAGCATCAGTAAGTCTATTTAGTCTTTCCACTGCTCTTGGGTCAATATTACAAGCATTCCAAGCTATACGCTGAGGATGCTCTTTAATCCAATCATTATATCTTTTGTCCTGAGTTCTTTCAGAGTAGAAGAGATTACTATTCATAACCCCATCTATATCTAAGAATATAAACTTATTCATGCTTTAGATATTCTTTAGTAAATTCCTTAACCTTCAATACTATATCCTTATAGGACATGACTTCAAGCATTTTAGGATGCTGTAGGAATAGACTAGTGAAGTGTAACCTAAGACTCTCAAATCTTTCTTTTTTCAGTAGGCTTCTTTACTTCGTCCATCTTCTTAGAATATTTTGAGCAGTGCCAGAGGATTCTTTACCTTTACGAATAAAGGCAATATCATAGTCAGAGTGCTCAGTCATAGCTTTGTCCCTTTCTATATCAGATGTAAAGCCTCCTTGAGTGGGTACACTTCTAAGAGCTGTATATCTAGGAGCTTTAAACATATGATATACAGTGATATTTCTAAATGGAACACCACAGGCTAGTAGATAATCCTGAGCCATTTTATCGGCGCCTTCACAATCACCTATAACGAACTGGGCTGCATTATCTGTACTAAGTGTTCTACTAATGGCAGGAGCATACCATTTAGCAAACTCCTCCCATGTTAAGTCCCTATGCCCACTTATAAAGTATGTCATACTGGGTCTAAGTCAATATCCTCCATATCCAAATCTCCGTCCTCTAAGTGCATCCACTCAGTAAACTCTCTGATAATTTTATCATGGTCAAACGCCCATTGATACTTATCAATAGAATCCAATGGAATCCACCCGATAGCTTCCACTTCATCCTCTTCTCCGCCTCTATCGTTACCAGTACCAACACTGATACTACCTGGCTGTGCATCAATTAGAGCATAATATCTAAAGGATACATTCTGTCTATTTTGGGTAGGAGAGTCATTGAATTTCCAGAAGTGTAGGAAGTTAGGATTCAGTCTAACTCCAGTCTCTTCATAAACTTCTCTGATTACAGCTTCTGCTGTAGTTTCATTAAAGTCTAAGTAACCACATGGCATATTCCACATTCCTTGAAAGTCTGGAGTTCCCTCGCCTCTTTTATTAGCAAGTACGCACCACTTACCATTTAGGAATGTAAATACACATCCTGTTACAGCAATAGAACGGCTAATCCACCATTCCTTACCATTTTCGTCTAATAATGGAAAATTCTTCATATTAATAAAAGTAACTCTTTGGTTGTTCAACATTAAGGAAATCTAATGGGTCACCTAATAACTCACCTTTTAGATATACACCTTCATCTTGTATTGTGTAACCACCGTCATTGTTTACCTTAAGCACGGCATCAAAGGGGTTTGAAGCTGTAATAATCCCAAACTGCCCATTTACAATTTGATAGAAGTTATCAGCTGTTCCAGCAATTCCTTTAAAGTTTAAATTCTCATCTATCTCTGCACTGTATATGCCTAATCCGTTAGCTGATTTGTAAGCTAAGAACATCGGAACTCTGTGATTAACACACCACATAAGTTCTGAAAGCACTCCCTTAGAAATACTTTCTAATTTCTGTTGCCATGCAAATCCATCTAATACAAATACGACATAGTCTGATTGTTCCAGCTTAGAAAACTGATACTCAGTTCCTTTCTCACTGTAAGTCACCTTATCTGCTCTACTTTTAATCTTTATACTTTTGACTACTTGTAATACACCAGAAGCATAAGACCAAGGACCTGAAACATAGATTTGACTCATTTGTATAATCCAAGCTTTCTAATTATTGAGTTTACCTCATCTGTTACAAATGGTAATATAATCTTTCCATCATCGACCCACTTTCTAATGGCTGTAGAGCATATTGTAATGTCAGGAGCATAGATAACCTTTACCTCATCATGTGGAATATCCTCACTGTTAAAGTGTGCTACATCGACTACTAAGAACTTATTATCCTTTAGTATGTCTTCACCATGCTGCCATCTTGGAATCTCCTTATAAGTCTCAGCAGATGTTACAATGATAAATTCACCATAAATCTCTTTTATTGCTTCAATAGTCTTATAAGTAGGCAATGGTTCTCCATTAGCGATACGATATTCAATACCATCCACAACTACTCCAGGAATGTTGTCAAAGGTTTCCTTAGCCATAGTGAGTCTATACTCCCACTTAGTTTCAGTATTCTTCCATACACTCTTATATGCTGGAACTACTATAACCTTGTCAACAATACCGGAATTAAGTGCAGCTGTGACAATGTTAACATGACCAATATGGGGTGGGTCAAAAGACCCAAAGAATACTCCTACCATTGTGAATGTTCCTCCTTAACTATTTTACGGATGGTGCTCTCCAACTCCTTCTTGCACTTCTTACAAGTACCAGAGTGTGTAAAGCCATTACCCATTTTTATATACTCATGCTCATCAATGGTGTATCTATACACATCTCCATACATCTTAGATGTCCCTATAACATCTGGACCACTAATGTTAGATGAATTGGTACAACCCATTAGAAGGAACATTACTAACAAAAATAAATAATATAATTTCATACAAGAAACAAATAATAGATAATGGCTAGTACTCCGCCTATAACAAGCAGAGCTACTAGCTCATTACGTGATTTAACATTTACTAATTCTAGAATTAGCTCTAAGAAGTCAATCATACATTTCCCTTGGCACTATGATAGGACTAACTAATCTCTTGAACCTAGATTTGAAGCGTCGTCCAGTAATCTTACCTACAACATCTGGACCAAGTTCCGTAGTTAATTCGTCTTGTAGTTTATCATTCTCTGGAGAAGCCTTACAAGTAAGAGTCTGTAATACTCTATCAACGTCATAATAACTCTTAGCACCTATCTGGTCTAAGTCACTATTACTGATACCTAAACCATCTGTAGGAGTAAGAGACATTGACTTTTTAATAGCCTCACACATATCACAAATCTTCCTAGCGCCATCTGCATCCACTTCTTTCTTTATCCCACACCCATAGTAATACCCTATTAGCCACTTAGCTAATTCGTACACTTCAGTCTTCCATAGACCTTGAATTGGGTCAAAGTCACCCACATCACCATGAATAGTCCAGAATCCAAGCTGATACTCAGTTTGATTATCTGTACTCATTACTAATCCCTTATGAATTGAAGCAAGGTTGTATAGATATATCATTCTCAGCCTAGCTTGGATGTTGCCCTTAGAGATAGGAGTACCAAGAGTACCTTCACCATCATAAATAGCCTGAATTACATGCTGGCACATATAACTAAGATTTACTACCTTAAAATCATCACAGAAGGCATTTCCTACTAACTTCGATACACTAAACTCGTCACTCTTGTTCTTAATAGGAAGACTTCTACCTATTAGAGGAATGCCAGTTTGTTTACTCACTTCATGGCAGATAGCTGCCACTACAGTTGAATCAATACCACCACTAATCCCAAGAACCATAGCATTAAGACGATTCCTAGTAATATAATTCGATGTCTCTTTGACGAGAACATTGAATACTCTTTCATAATTTAACCCTTTCATAATCCTAGTTCATTCATACAATGTTCCACTTCTTGTTCCAGACCAGTGTGCTTACCCAAATCATCGGATAGTTTAACACAGTTAAATACAGGTTGATTTTTATTCATTTGGCAAGAGGTCAATTTCATAACAATATTGGAGGGTTTATGCCCAGTATCATTAGTAAGATTAGTTCCAATACCAAATGCACAACGGATACGCCCTCTACAATATTCTCGGACTTCAAGAGCCTTCTCAAATGTGAGAGCATTACTAAAGATAATTGTCTTAGTAGTAGGGTCAATTCCAAGTTCTTTATAACGTGCAATAGCACTTGTTACAAACTTAAATTCATCTCCACTATCTTGACGTACACCATCAAACAGCTTAGCCTGTTTACGAGACAGATTCTTAAAGAACACAGCAGAAGTATAAGTATCACTCAATGCAATGCCCAAGTCACCATCATATACACTTACCCAGTCTTCCAATGCCATATAATTGGCTTGTTTATAGCCATACATAGCACCGTGGAACATAAACCATTCATGGGGATGAGTCCCCATCATAGGCATATCATACTTCATTGCCAAGTAACAGTTAGAAGTACCAGTACAATATGTTGCACTATCTTTCAAACTCTTTACTATAGCTTCTTGAACATTGTATGAATAGCGTCTACGAGTACCAAACTCAGAGAAGAACATTTGATTCTGATTAGAAAGAACAATCTTAGGTTCTAATCTAATAAGAACATCTGTCATGTTGATAGTATTGTTCAACATTTTGTTTCTGAGTTCTGATACAATAGCCAAGATAGGCACTTCATACAGAGTAACTCTATAAAGGTAGTCCTTAGCTGTAATGTGAAGATGTTTATCTTCATCAAGCCATATAGATACCTTACCAGGGCTGAGTTTGATTCCACTTAACCATTCCCAATACATTGGGGGAATGAAACGACAATGAGTTGTCATATAGTCTTGTTCATCGTGAGTTAATTTTAGAGAACAGAAGTTAGATATTTCTATCCATAATTGTTGAACAAACTCTTCTGTGTACTCTGTATTATCTCTGTCAAAGAACTCAAATGTCCCTATTGCATGAGGGAACAGCTTCATGTAAGCATACGAAGTTGTAAACTTATACAAGTCCGTATCAAGAATTGATTTTACAATCATAGTTCAAATAATCTTGTATTATTACTTTCAATATAGTTGTTTAGTTTTATACCTCCATCCAGAGATGCTATACCATCAAGATATACCATAGGTTTGATTGGTTCCAGGTTCTTTAGAGTTTCAAGAACACAATAATCACCTGCCAATCCGCATACTACTATCTGATTCTCTGGGTCGACATCTATACCTATAGAATTACTATAAATAGTATTATATTTAACCCTAACAGTAGCAGGAGCAACCTTAACCCCATATTCTTCTGAACTAGGTAGTTCACCTTTGATAAGTACTCTGTAGGACACTCCAGAACTAATGCAGCCATATAACAGTAGGTCGTGTATAGCTGCTCCTTTAGAGAATTGTATACAATGGTCATTCCATTCACCACCATTCCTTTTAAATGAACAGTGGTTAGCTGGATGCCAATCAGCAGTGAATATCACTCTATCAACTTTCTTGTTCTCAATCAAATCAGAAATGTTCCACAAAGCCCTATTAGACCCAGGAACGTAGAGTGGTGCTCCCAGTAGACAGAAGTCATACTGGAAGTCCACAACTACTAAAGTGGTTTTCCTTTCCATGTTACATTGAACGTGCTATTGTAATTAAAATTGATATAAAGATAATTCCCATTACTAATGCGAGGGGAATCCATAGTGGAGAGAATACCCAGAACCATGTTATATTAGCACCAAATAGTTTACAAACTAATAGCACTATAAACAATAGACCAGGAAATCCTACTCCCCCATTTACTATAACTTTATTAGACATCGAGGTATAAAGGTTTAAATGTTTCTGTGTAAGTTTCATCTACTAAGGACACATTAGCCATTTTCATATCGTCAAGGGTTTGCAATTCATGCTCACCACTATGAATATGTCCACAGAATGTATATCTAGGATGTTTACGAAGCATTTCATCAGCTAACCAAGGATTGCCAACATCTTCTTGGTCAAATCTCTGGTGAATAACACCAAGCCCACATAGCTTGGGTGCATCATGAGATATAACAATATCACAATGTTGGGGCATAGATTCATATGCCTTAATCAATGTTTCTGGTTCATACATGTACGCCCAGTTACCGAAGATTTTACAATAGGGAGTTCCCCATATATCATATACCTTACCATCCTTACTAACAACAGATGTTGCTTCATTATCTAATAACTCAAGTTTACCATTAGTAGGATTACTCAATATTGAGTTAATCTTTAGAGGTTGCCTATACATATTAGCTAAGGCGAAGTCATGATTACCTCCTACCATGATAACTGATTCACAAGGGAGATTATTAACCCACTCAGCGAATGTAGTCTTTAACCACTTTTCACTTTGAGGAATGTTCCTCTGCATACGCAGTGGCATAATGTCTCCACATATCAGCACTACTTCACAAGGTTCTTCTATTTTAGGTAGAATGCCATGTAAGTCAGACGTTACACATATCTTCATCTCTGGCTCCTAATTCTATGTCCTCCTTATAATCTTGAGCGGCTTCTCTTAGAGAATCCTTAATAGTACAGATAAGGAATGTCTGACCATGCATCAGTGTACAGAAGCCCTTAATAAGCTCATCTGCTGTCGCATCATTATAAGGTAACTCCATAGATAGTACCCTGCCGTCGATTTCTAAAGATATTTTAGTCATTTAGTTTATACACTTCGTCAGGAATTGTGTGTTCCTTGACAGATTTCTCTACTCCTTCATCTATTTGGTGCTGAATCTTTGTCTTTACTTCTTCCCAAGAGATTGGAGTATAATTGTTGTTATCTACACCTACATCATACTGATATGGGAATAGATGAGCTAACCTATCACAATCCAATCCAGAACTAGTCGGACCAGAGTGAACATGACCGAATAACTGCCATACAGCATCAGCATCGTTACGATATGAACCACCATAGCACAGGAATGGGTAATGATTCAAATAGATACTTCTCTTCTCTATCTGGATTTGCATTTGTGGTAACACCCCAACAAACTTATCCATATAACCCTGTCTTAGATTCTTTCTATCATGATTACCTATAATCAAGTAGATTTGTCCATTCAGACGAGGGATGATGCTGTTCCATAGAGCACTTCCACCAAAGGCAAAATCTCCTAAGTGGAAGACTGTACCATCCTCTGGGACTACTCTATTCCAGTTCTCAACTAACCTTTCATTCATTTCCTCAACATCCTTAAATGGTCTATTGCACAATCTTATGATATTAGCATGACCAAAGTGAGTGTCAGAGGTAAAGAAAGTGTTCTTAGCACTAAATTCAAACTTCTGTTCTTTCATCTTTTACAATTATTAATCGTTATCATAATCTAAACCTTTGGTTAGATAATCAATAGCATCTAATTCACCACGAGTTAGTGGGATTACCCTATCATTTATAGTAATATCCCAACCTTCACCATTAGTCCATTCAGTAACTTCAATAAAGTCATCCTTCTTAGCTAAATGGTCATACTTGCGTAAATTATCATTTACTGATTTTCTATTAGCACGTTCCATATTCCGTCTCCTTATAAAATTCTATTTGATAGTTATACTGTTGCTTCAGTGCCTGATTGATGTCAGTAAATACACTACTAGGCATCTTCTTACCAGTCCTAGCATAATATGCTGGATGATATACTTCGATTGTCTTTAAGCTATTCACTATATCATTCTTAAATAACCCAGCTTGGCTGCCAAATAAAACGTAAATCATACCTCCATCTTTATAGCTTATGTTGTGAATCAACTTAGATACAAATGGTTTCCATATATCAAAGTGTGCTCCAACTCTACCTACCTCACAAGTAAGAGCAGTATTAATCATTAATATTCCTTGTTTAGCCCAAGATTCTAACGTATTGTCAAATTCTATAAGGTTATGAGGAATTTCATAATTAATAGCAGCTTCTTTAACTATCTTAAGTGAAGGAGATAGATAATCCTCTTGAGTATCTTCGGAATTACCAAATAGTATCCCAGTAGCTACTCCCCTTTGAGGATAAGGGTCTTGCCCAAGAAAGACTACCTTGCAGTCCTTAAATGAGCAAGCCCTAAATGCCCTAAAGATATTCTTAGGAGATGGACATAGGTCAGCTGAATTGACCTTATTAACCCAAGTTACTACCTTACGTAGTTCCTCTTTATCAATAACATCAATCCAGTCACCAAAGTACTCCTCAGCCTTCATATTAAATTTCAAGAGTATAGGAGGTTATCCAATCTCCACATTGTTCACAATGTCCTAAATCTTCATATTCTCCAGTCTCAGCTACAGTCGTCAAAATGTCTTGAAGAGTTGCCATATCGTCAATCTTCTCCAATGCCTTTGCTATAGCATCTTTAATAACTTTCGGAGATAAATCAGCGGATTCTTTACCGTCAATAGTTAAACTATCGCAGATACATCCAGATGTGTAATTAATCTTCATGAAGTCTTAGTAAATTAATACAATACTCTAGCTTTTCTATATCTATAGTGGGGTCGTAAACACAATATCCACCTTTGGTGAATTTAATCATCCTCACAGAATGATACTTGCAGTCAAGTTTATTGTCTAAAAAGAATACGAAGTAATCATCCCCTATGACAGCATCATATCTATGGGCATATAGAGAAGTTGCCGAATAAGGAGCAATGGAATCAATGAAGGACATTTCTACCTCCTTGAATCCTAGCTCTTTTAGATACTTATCTATCAAACATATTTTATCACTCATGCCAGTATTTAATTTTATAAAAACAACATCCAACAGGACTAGCAAGTACCCTATACCATTCCTTTGGAGTAAGTTCTACCTCTCGCCACTCTCTGATATAGATTTGAGGAGGTAGACAATTATCCATTGGGTCTGGATACTCTATTAATACTTCTATTGTTAGCATAATATCTACTTAGATATTCGCGCAGTAATATACCCTCGTTTGACAAACTCTTCATACAGAGGTACTGCTAACTCTCTAGCTTGAGGGTGGGCATCCTTTGCACATCTCAGCTTAAAGAATCCCTCCCATTGTTCAATAGTACCAGTCATAATTAACTCAGTCTTTAAACTATTAGGAAGTACCGCTCTTGCTTGTTGGGCAATCCAACCCAAGTTCAGTAAATCAAAATATTGATTTTCAGCGATTTCTAGAGCATGCAAGAATGAATCAACCTCTTTCCAATCGTTGTTTCTAGCCCAGGCTCTTGGATTTACAGATTCTCCAAATATGTCTCCCTCATTAGCACCAACTCTAAAGTTTATACCATCATGGAAGTATGCCTCACCTTCTGGAATGTCTAACCAAGAGGGAATGATAAACGTACACTCCTTACCAAACTTATCCTTAGAGTAGTTACAATACCTCGTACTTTCCTGAGCAAACGAGAATACTCTATGCCTTACAAACTCATGGGATACACCTCTATCACATACAAACTTAACAGTAACACGTTTAACGTGGTGTTCTGTAGGTTCACACTGATATTTAAGGTCATCAAGCCAATCGTTTTGAAGTAGTACTCTATAGTTGGTGGTTATGTAGGCATATGTATGTCCATCGAACTTCTCTTTATATTCTGGAGTCTCATATCCATGTAGGGGTTCATTACCAACAGTCACTACAGAATACTTATTGAAATGATATTTATTGGGAAGGTTCATAGAACCATGCTCGATAATATCATACTTCAAATATACTGTACCATGTTCAACCATCGCAGTATGACCACGATTTACAAGCATATTGACAAATTTCTCTGCACTATCTTCTGTTATTTTGTCTTCTGACTTATAACAAGTTCTACCACATCTTTCTATATGTTGTAACAGCCCATCTATTCCAGGCTTTTGTTCAATTATTTCAAATGATGGTTTAATTAACTTCACTTCTTTACTAATGAATCTCTCCAATCCTCCCAAGCCTTGGCTTCAGCATATGATTTCTGAATAGCTTTCCAGGATGTCTTAGAGAGTGTAGAGTTATAATAAGTAGTATCTTGTGTTACTTCTTTACCTAACCATTGAGGTTTATCAAACTGTGTATCCTCTGATGGTAACTCTATCTCAGCAATTATTAAGCCTTCATCCTCTCCATGAAACTCGTCTACTTCCCATTTCAACATACCAGATGTTGCTGGAATGATATAACGAGTTTTATGAATAATCCTACCACAGGTTCTTTTAAGTAATTCTTCTGCATCCTTCTTAGGAATAGGAATTTCATACTCCAACCTTGACAGTCTTTCATTAGATTTGACTATAACCCATGCTTTCTCGTCTCTTATAGATACTCTAGCTTCTCCTTTACTTGTAGTCCCTATGTATCCTTGATGTATATCCATAACCCTAACAGCCTGCTCTTTAAACAAGCTGCTAGTGGTTAAGAACTTTCTCTCAATCTCAGTCTGCATCCTTAGAATCTTCTATTACCTCGTCGAGAATTTCCTTCATCATACTGAGGTCACTCTCGTTACAGTGATAACAAAGGAAGTCTTTAAAGAACTCTTCGTCTAATCTCTGCCAAAATTCATATTGAAGGTCATCGTCTTCAATAAGAGGAAGTACCTCACATACTTCAGGTTCTACATCAACTACTGAACTTAAGTCTATATATTTAGCCATATTAATGAATCCAATGGTCTCCAACCTCTACATCAGCACCTAAATGTGCTCTTGTACAGAATGGTTTACCTGCACTTACCATGCACTTAACTAATATATCTGCAACTTCTTGAGCAATCTCGTCTGGAGCTTCAAGATTAATTTCATCATGTACTGGAATACAATATTTAACCTTGAATAACAAACCATTCTTCAACAACCAGTTGAATAGTTTTATAGATGCTAACTTAAAACATAATGCACCAGCAGCTTGTCATTTTGTTATCCTAGAGGCTCTTTATCCTCTAGCTCTGTTCCTTTCGGACAGTTCGGACTATATCTTAATATATTCTTGCAAAACTTATATAACTCCTCAGGATTAGCGGAGTTCTTCATTGTGTTGGCTTTCATACTAATAATTTGTATATTACCTTTTACATACCCTTTAGAGTTATCTATTCGGTCAATGGAGGGAGAGTACGAGTAATCTCCTTTGTCTCCATACACGAAGGGGACTTCAAGTATGGGGCATACATCAGGAATTACTATGTCACTAATATCTAGATTAAAGTCAAGTCCCCTCTGTTCAGCCCTATATCTACATTTCCTGTAAATTTCAGCCTCATAATTATTGAGCCTAGACTTTCTCTTTTGTTCCGAAATCTCCTCTCTATATTCTGGACATAACCTAAGTCTTAACTTCCTAAAGTAATTCTTGTCTCGACCACCATTTAGCTCAGAATGGTATTTGTAGCAATCATTACACATCCAATATCTTCCAGTCTTACTCTTGCCATAGGTTCTAAACTCGGATACGTCTAGCTCTCTATTACACACAGGACAAGTAAGTATACCTTCCGTTATATCAGGATTTATTTCAACCCCATCTCTCTGCCTTCTTAACTCTCTTCTACAATCTTTACAAGTATTGTCATGCCCATCTTTCATAGATGGAACCTTGTAGAAGTTATCTATAGGTTGTTCTTTACCACATCGTTTGCAAGTTTTAAATTCACACATAATTAACTAATTTAAATTTTAATTACCACAAAGATAATTAAAATTTGTGTGAATTTATAATATATTCTCCCTTTTCGTGGAATTTTACCTTCCTGCTTACTTTTTGCAGGAATCCATATTCTAGTCTCTACACACTTCTAAGTATTACTACTTAGGTTGGCTCGGTATTACCAATACAGTTAGTCTCACGACTTATGCTTCAGGCTCCACCGAATTTAGGGAGTTTTACTCCGACACAAACTCTCATTTCATCGGATAATTAATAGATTGCTTCTCAGACTCTGCCTTACGTCTTGCTAAACGTCTAACACCTTGTACAGTATCACAGTCAGGGTCTTCCTGCTTCATTTCTCTATAATATGCCCAGAACTCAGGGTCTTCTTGCTTGTCCATCTGTCTTTTAAGTTCATCATAGTCATAGATATATGCCTTATGCCCAGTTATCTTACTTAATAAGATGTAACCTTTACGCATAACATCTACTCTACGGAAATCCTGATACCTCTTCAAGCCAGCAAAACCTGACATATAGTTCTCATAGATTTCTTTAGCTCTCTTGGCATCAAGACCATAATTCCTTATTAAGGTACTGTCTTGACCACCATAATTGAAACAGAACTCATAACCTTTAGCTTCCTGCCTTAGGTCTTTAAAGTTCTTCTTAATATCCTTTAGGGGCATATCCCTTGGAATTTGTTGGAACACCATCTTGGCAGTTAGACTATGTAAGTCGCCACTACCATTAGTTAGCTCTTCCAACATAGCTTCATCGTTAGCCATAGATGCCATTAGATATGACTCTTGACCACTATAGTCAGCTGAAATCCACCTGTTACCTTTATCGGAAACAAAGCAGGCTCTAGTTTGAGCGTCATGTGGTAGATTCTGAAGATTAGGTTCTGTTGAACTTAATCTACCAGTATCAGTTCCTAACTGGTTGAAATTAGCATGGATTCTACCAGTTACAGGATTTATCAAGTTTAAGAACTTCTGACCAAAGGTATTAACAATGATAGCAGCTTTCTTATACTTTATATATATTGGAATTAGAGGACTCTTAGATGCTTGTGGTTCTACCACTTTAATATCCACAGACTTCTTATAATGCTTAGTCTTCTTATCCAACACTCTTAAATTCAATCCCAATTCTTCAAATAATGGAATTACTTGTTGGGAACTAGTCCAGTTTATATGACATCTTGGCTTAGTATCAAAACCACTAAACAAATCACCTTGCATATTAACAGAACAGTAGTTACCAGTTTGTTTAATAACATAAGCCTCACTGTCATGACTTGCTCCAGTAGAATCAAACTCTGGTGCTCTAACAGCATTTAGAGGTAACTTAGCTCTCTCTTCTTTGAGTGCATCCTCAGACTTATACCATTTATCAATATGGATAACTTGATTGATAGTATAGCCCTTATCACCGTATTCTGCGCAATAACGCTCTACCCAATCATTTAGTTCTGCTTCATATCTCTCAAGGTTATTAAGGTCAGTAGTCATTTTGATTTTCCACTTATCAATGTCTAACTTAGCCCCACAATATTCTATATATGCCAGGCACTTAACAAACTCATTCTCGAAATCAATAGCCTTTAACAGACCTTTCTTCTCTAGTTCGATAAGCTGTTTGTCCCTAATCCTTCCCAGATAGGAAACATCTCCTGCAGCATACACAATAACATCTTCTGTTAATCCAGTCTGTATAATCTTACCTCGTACAGACTTATCCATATCTACTCCTAGATAATTGATACTAGCAGCTTTCAAACTCATCTCATGCATACCTGCTGGATAACCTAGCCAAAGTAATTTCTCGGCTAGATAACCATCATATACTCTCATAGGAATGATTCTTTGATGATATAGGAATTTCAAGTCAAACTTAATATTCCAACCTAAGAATATCCTTTGAGGGTTCTCCATATACTCCTTAAATAGGTGTATGTCCACAGATGTACAATCAATAACTACTTGAAAGTCTGCACAACCAAGTTGAACAGTTAATAGTTCCTTAGTATACGGGTCTAAACCCATAGTTTCAGTATCCAGCTCTACTACATTGAGAGGTGCTAATAATTCTAAAGCCTCCTCGGCACTGATGACTTTATATCTATCAGATGCCCAGAGAGACTGTTGCTTGGTTACTAAATATATCATTAATATATAGCTATGTCTACATCATTAATATCAATATCTCCAAGCTGCGATAAAGCTGCTGTAAGACGTTGCTTAATAGTCTCTTTAGCTTCATCAATGTCTAAATAGCCATAGTATTCATACCATGCTATACCTTTAACACCTAAGTCGAATTTAAACGTCTCTTCTTGAATGTTATACGGAGCGAAGGGGTCATTCTCTGCTCCTAATGGTAAATTACTCATTGTGTTTTGCTTTTATAAATCCTAACGAGTAATCTAATACAGTACTTATTTCTAAGCCTTAAACAGTTGCATAATACAACAAAGTAGGATTATCCTTCTGAATATCAATCGGGTCCATGTTCTTAATAGCCAGCTTTTGGCTGAACTGTTGAACATCAAATCCAATAGTTATTAGATGATAACCATGTAGTGTAGGAATTTGATACCTTACCTTATTCTCCTCAGCACCTCTACATTCATTGACTAGTGTAATAACTGCCTTTAAATATTCAGGGTCTTTGGAGTCGACATCTACTACCCATAATGGTTTATATCCTCTAGCTCTAGTAGAACCACAAGCACTATCATAAACCCTATACCCTTGATAAGCATTTCCTTCAGATACTAATTGGGCATATTGCTGAATAGCAGCTAGTGCTACTTGTTCAGCATTTCTTCTATTAGGATTGATATATGCTCTAGCATTATTCTTCAAGCATAATTCCTTAATTTTCTCCTCCTTAGTTCTAAGTTGCTCTACACTATAGATGTAATAAGTTTTGATAGTTCTATAACCATTGTTTCCGATTTGGGTAACATTACCATCCTTTTTACGCTGAATAATTTGTAAGAAATAGAACTCATCCTTGTCATTAAATTCAAGCATTGATGCTATTCTATCAAAATTATCAACTATGGTTATCCCACTCTTACACCTCTCACATAAATCCCATCCACTATGAGTATTTACATACTCCTTAAAGGATAGGTTTTGCTCTATGATGGTGCTGCAGCTATCACAAACCACAGCACCATTTCCATTGTTCAATTTATACATCTCCTCTTACATTATCGTATAATAACTTATCATCTTCCTCATTGTAAATCTCCCTAGTAACCTCTCCATCGTTATCCTCTGGGTCTGGGTAGAAATCACAATCATATAGCTCCTCGAAGTCGTCACAATCAACTTCACCATCCTTGATTTGCTCTAACGCATCCTCAAGAGTGTCTGCCTCAACTGTATAGTGGTATCTCCTCCAAGTGGTAATCTTTAAGTCCTCGCAGAGCTTAAATTTAGCCATAATAATCGGGTTTAGTTATAATTAATTTGGGTTTCCAAATCTCTCCTACTTTACCTTTATGACAACCAAGACCAATCCACTTAACGGTTGGAAAGTACTCAAATAGGTAAGTAAAGAGCGCAGTTACAACATTAGGAATTTCATAATCATTCCAGTATAACATAAGATACTCGTCATTATCAGTCTTCATATAGTATCCCCTAATAGTATGTGAGAATGGATAGCCAATCTCGCTAAGCCACTTAGCATGAGATACATCCATGTGTTTCTGGGTAGGGAATTTTACCAATAAAGTATCGGTATCAATATAGAATGGCTTTCTGTTTAAGTGAAATTCTCGCTCTGTCATATTCCAACCTGTGAAGTAAAGAAGTTAATATTACCTACTCCGATGATACGAGCATCATCTTCACTATCAACATAGTAGTTTACTTCACCATCAAAATCCTTAATAAGTGTGGTAGTCCATTCTCTGTTAATATGATAGTCAAAGTCTGGATTATACTTTAGCACTTCATCCAACAAGAACACAGCTACCATGCCAGCATCAGCACAGAAGTGTCCAATCTCCTTAATGTTTAAGGAAGCATCGGCTATCTTATCATCATAGATTTTAGCTTGGACTGAATCCTCTCCATACTGTTTCATAAGCTCCCATCTTGCTCTTCCTAAAGCATTGAGTTCCTCTAACTGTGTTTCTACATCTTTACGAGGTGTAGACCAAGTTGAGCAACTCCAATCACCATAACGAGTAGATTCGGAGATGTAATTAGTAAGACCCAATGCTGCCATGTTATCACCATAGTCACACTTACGCCAGTCCTCTGAATCCTTCTTAATTATATAACATGGGTCTGTTATGATAATATCACCCTTGAATTTCATTTGATTTGTTCATTAGTTTCTCATATTCCAAATCTCTTTGATATACTACACTAAGTGGACTCATACCTGCCTCAAGGGTTTCAATAAGTCTGAAACCATTTTCTGGAGTTATTAATGATTCCTTCTCAGATACACAGCCAGTGTATTTCTGACCGTAATTTCCCTCTACTTCCTTAGTAGCTGGGTTAATATCACCCCAATCTGCTGGGCGTCCATTACCTATAGGTTCAATATAATACTTCTTACCAGTAGTTAGTGATTTAACAATAAACCTACCAGTTTCATCAGTATTAGTTAAGAACCTCTTATCCAAATCAGTCACGTGGAATTACGTCTAAGTCTGTTAAGTAAAATGAATGATTATCTAGGTCTTTTTGTATGAAATAGCCATTTACTTCTACATTCTCGCCTTTAAGAGTGTGTATTAATACTTCTCTATCAGGGTCGAATTGTTTCAGTATTTCAATTAGCTGTCCTACTAATACTGCCATTAGAACTTTCCTTCATTAGGTTGCAAGCACACTAAGCCTTGTTCTCTCCACATCTTGACACATTTATAGTTGTCCTCAAGAACGAATTGAACATTGTACTTGCCTTTGATGTTGTCCTCATAGATTTTCTTCTTACAATCAGCTCCAGGACTGTAATCCTTAACTGGGCGGAAGAATAATTCATCTACTATAATATCGTGTTTAGCTAACCACTTCTTAGTAGCGGCTATGATTTCTGGAGTGCCTTCTCTACCAGTAACAATGAATACTTTACACTTCTCATACATACGTCTAACAAGCATACAAGTACCTTCAATAGCTACATCATCTAACATACCCTCAGCTGCACCTTCTCCAAAGTAAGGTCTGCCAGTAGTATTTAGACACAATGTAGCATCCATGTCTACTAATATAACAGGACGACCACCATCAACATGCCTAGGACTTCTCTTTAGCATATTCTTAATATCTTCTTGGATAATAAAATCACGATACCTTCTCCAAGTTGCTTTAATAACTTTCTCTCCTATTGGATTAGGTCTCATGGCATCACGACGAATACACTCATCAACTGGAATGAAGAAGTCTTTGTATTCAACCTCATACTTCCAATCATAGGTATAATTCTCGTTGAAATCCTTAACCGCCTTCTCTAACTCTGCACAAGTCTTAGGGTTAAGGTTCATGTTATCAACTACAATATTATAACCTTTCTCCATACCATAAGCTAGTACAGTGTTATATGTTGCAGTAACAACCTTCTCTCTGTTGGGAACCCAATAGTCACCTAACATATTACGAATATCATCGTTATTGAATCTAATTCTGTGTTCTGGGTCTTCATGACACCACTGCTTAGCAAAACTAGTTTTGCCACTTCCCTGAATTCCTCTACAGATTACTAATACTCTAGTTTCCATTATTTCTCATTAGTTGGCTTAAGCCACAAGCTAGTTTTAGTAAAGATATAATCTCTCAGTTCAGTAAGTTCAGATAACCATCCCAATGCTAAAGATGAGTTACATTTAAAGCATTTTGTTAGTTCTTCCCTTATCCTCTCCTCTGATACTACTGGCATTTTATTGAAATAATCATAAGACTTCATAACTTGCCACATATCTTGAGATACTAGCAACCTTTTAGTAATAGAGAATCTTATACCTCTAAGTATTCTTAGTGGGTCATCATCGAATGTTGTTATTGGGTCTAATGGGGTTACCAGCAGCCTCCTTGCTAAATGAGTCTTGCCATTAAAGTAGTCTATAATCTCCCCAGTATCAGGGTCTTTAGCCATAGCATTAACAGTAAAATCTCTACGAGATAAATCATCATACAGATTACCTGGTTCTACTATAGGAGTCCTAGTGCCTGGAACATATCCTACTTCCTTCCTAGCCATCACAAAGTCTGCTACACCTTGATACTTATACCCTTCTGGGAACTTAGCACGTATGGTATAACATTCCCAAGCAGTAAGGAATATTTCAAAACCTTGAGCATCAAGGTACTTCCAAAGTATTATAAACATATCCTTAGCATCTACACCTAATGTTAATAATTCCTCACTGGGTACAGCTACATAATCAACATCCTTGGACTTTAATCCAAGGAGTTCATCACGTATCTTACCACCTACTTCATAAAACTTAAAATCACCAATCATATATACAACCAATTACTCTATTCCCTTCAACGAAGTCATATAATTCATTAATGCCTTCTTCGTAAGACATTTCAGACCAACTAGCATATTCATGATTCCCAAAATTATGTGGATACATGTAGTCCATATAATAGATAGTTGAATATCTACTAAAATAATCGTAGTCATCCATAAAATCTGGAAGACATATCCAATTTGCTACAGGTAATAGCTTATTATCTGTCAGTATGGTCAGCGCTTCCTCTTTAGTTATGTCTCCAGACTCAACAGAATCAAATACAGCATCAGCAGTTTTATCTGCAATTTCGGAAACTTCATTTCTGAGTGATAGAAATTGCGATAATAAATCATTCAACTTTCTAGTTGTTTTTTCCATAGATTTCTCCTCCATACTCTTCCCACTCTTCGTCGTCACCTTCGAACTCTTCAATAGTGAAACTATAGTACTGAGATTCATCTACCGTCTCCCACAACTTATCCCAGTCTGAATCTTCCATTTCATCTGGGTCATAGCCTTCCTCTTCTGCTATATCAGCCTCACATCCATAAGACTGGAAGTTATCATAAGCTAACTGGTCAGCTATTTCATCTAACTCAAGTTCACTCTCAGCTTCTGCTCTGAAAGTGTTATCCATACCGCACCAATATGTGTCAACGTGTATTAGAAACCTCTTCATTATTTAGCAAGTTTAGAAATACTGATGTCTTCTACCATCATATAATCATTAATCTCGTCCTCTATGTAATTAGCTTCATCTAAGGCATCTATCATTAGAGCCTCTGGAATGTCGTCTAATGTATTGAAAGTGGGTTCATCAGAACGCTCTTGATAGTCATTGACTAACTCTAGCAATTCAAGATCATCCACTTCCATTACATATTCAAGCTTAAATTTCACTTTATGATTCAGTTTCAATGTCCACTTCACCCTTATCCAGTGATTTAGATTCTCCTTCCAAGAATTTAATACACTTCAGCTTATAAGCTTCGGATAGAGAGTTCTCAATCTTAATAACAATTCCCTCATGAGGAACTTTGTTATTACAAGTTGGAGATTCACACTCCATGAAGAAATTCTTATCACTAGCTAACCTCTGTAGGAAGTTTTCATTCCAGTGCTCTGAAACAGAGAGGTCAGGATATAAATCCTTAGCATAGCCATAGTAATATTCCTCTACAGGCTTTAAGCCTTCTTTAACACACCATTGTTGTACCTGTCTTGCACTAAACTCATATACACGTCCGTCGGGGTTAGTATAGGTTAGACGATAGATTTGTATTCCAAAGTTCTCACCATACTTATATTCACCTTTAGGAGGTTCAAATCCATAGTCAAATGCTTTACCACCTAACTTTTGAATTGCACCGCCATTTGGCAGATAACCTACTATCTCGTAGTAAGCAGTCATACCTTTCTGTAGATGGGGTCTGACAACATCATCTGCATACTTCCATACATCCACCCCGTAGAAACCACCACCAGTAGTTTCATTGTAATATGGGTTCTTAACTACAGACCTTGAAGACCACAGATAATCATATCGAGTATCATCTATCTCCTTACGAGTTAGAAACTCAAATACTTTCTCATACCACTTCTTAGGTCTTTCGCATAACACATAAGCAGATATACCAGAGGTTCCATGAACCTTAGCAGTGATGCTTATAATGTCATTGGGATGAATGACTGACGGACACTTCTTAATAAGAGTAGTGTCATAATGAAACCTAAATTGAGTATCAATTACTTTCTTTACTCTATTAAGTTTCTTCCTAACCTTGCTGCCTTCTTTAGGTTGACCAGGAGTGTAAGTAGTCTTAGGAACATACTTCCTGCATAGGATTTCTCCATCCACAGAGTCAAACTCAGTGCCAAGAATAACCTTATGTACCACCTCATTATTCTTCCCAATTAGGGTAAGCCAGTTATATAGGTAGGTAATCGGAGTAATAAATCCTTCTGAAGGATAACCTTGTAGTTTGATTATCTTTACCCTACCGTTATCTTCAAAGAATCCAGATTGTTCTTTATTGACATTCTTATTCTTGTCCCTAAAAAGGTTATTGGCAGATAAGAATTTATCATCAATAGCACATTCTATAGGGAAGTAAATATATGTACCAGGATTGGTATCAATACTTACAGCAATAGAATAACCATCAATTGTACAACATTTTAATCTCTCACACTTTGGATTAGGATGTTTAATAAAATCCTTAATCTCTACAATCTTCGCAGCATAATTTCTGTTAAATTTTGGTGATTGAGTTAATTGCATTTAAAGCAGTTTAGAAAACCCATACTTAATAATCTTTGTATTAGGTAATCTATAGATAGCAGGACTATTCTTGAAATAGCCTCCAATCTTCACGAAGAATAGCATCCCAGTAAAGTTTCACTTCCTCTCTCTTACCTTTAGGGTATTGAGATTTAGGAATACAATATACCTTACCATCCTCCATAAAGAGGACATTACCTCTCGGATTAGTCACTTTTAGACCACTCTTTAGAAAGGACAATGCCTTTCCAAAATCAAATTGTGTTAATTCCATTGTTGCTTTAAGTTTTATAAGTGAAACTTTATTAGGTTTTGCTGAATGTAGTCTCAGCTATAATGTTCCTCAAGATATTCATATAGTTCATCGACATTGCGAATTATTTCAACATCGTTGCCATACTCATCAGTCTCAAATGCTTTGAGTTCTGGGTTATGTGACTTCTCATAGACCCACCATTGAACCCACTCAAGACCTCCCTGACCATAAGCATCTTCCATAACCGTGTCAAATAATTCACACATACCGTTAACTAATGTACTCTCACATACATCAATGCCAAGTTCTTCTAACTTCTCTGTGTCCTTACCTACATTCGATATAAGGCTCAGTAATTTAAGGAATGTTACTTTCTTCAACGTAAAAACCCCCTTAAATTCACAGTAATGTTCTTATTATCTTCCCTAAATGCGTTTGAATCTAAAAAGGTTTCCCTTATTACATACTCACCATTGTCAGGAGAGAAATATTCATCCATTACTTCTATAACATCATCTACATTACGAATCAATGTACCTTCCTTATAGGCAACATTAGACTCATCCCTGTAAGCAAAGAAGAGGGACGTTAAAACCCCTCTCCTCCTAAAAACTACAATATAATTCATTCTCTTGTAAGTTCGTATTCACACATAAAGTTGGCGAATGTTTGTGCTAACGATTCATCTTGCCTATTGTTATAGTAAAAGTTAAATGCATGGAATACCTCATGCCAGAAAGAGTTCTTAATCTGCTCTCTCGTGAGAGAAACAATATTCTCTCCGCACTTCATTCTTAAGGCAACTCTGATAGTAAGTTCTACATCTGAGTGGTCTCCATAGAGATAACTACCGTCATCATCCCTTACAAATTCGCAAATCTCAACATCATATTGATGACGTGCTATTATAAAGGTGTGAGGTATGTTATATAGCTGATAATAATCACAACAGCATGGTTCATTCATAGTCCCTAATAGCTTTAAGTACAGGCTGTAAAGGTACTCCCTCATCACTCAAATAGAAATACTTAACTGTAGCCATTTTACCTATAATCTCATCCATCCTATCTAGATATTCATATTTCAGCTCTCTTGGGCCCATTGGTTTAGCTTCAAACTTAGCGCCAAGTTCAGTTTGGCATACAAATACCATGTCCTCTGGTCTTAAGCCATCCTCATAACCAACAATCTCAAACTCAGCATCTTTATACATCTTTACCTTAATCATAGCATTAGTTCTACCACCAAAGTTATACACCTTAGCAGGGTCACGTATTACTATACCTTCAAAGCCCTCACTTACATATTTATCATGTAGTTTTTGTATATTAGCCCAACCCACAACTTTCTCTTGAGGAACCATTTGGAACTTTAAGTCCCCTTCAGCCCATTGCCTTTCTGGGTCAAAGCCTAAGTCCAACTCATTAGCAATATCATGGAGAATGTCTAACCGCTCTTCAAATGTCTTGGTACTGTCCATTACATCATAGATGTAATATTCTAACCAATCCATTCCAGCAGTATCTTTCTCCAACCTTGCTGCACCACTAATCTGCTGCAATGATTTACCATGTTCATATAGTTCTCCATCCAATACAATGTCTGGATGGTCTTCAAAGAATTGAATAAGTTTAGGATTGTGCCTCATAAAGGAAGTGGAAGCATCATAGTCCCCACCACCTCTGGAAGCAGTTCTAACTTCACCGTCTTTCCAATAGAAAGAGCATCTAACTCCATCTATCTTTCTACTTCCCCACCAGTATTTAATCTTATCGAATACACTGGTTGCAACTTTGTCAGCTTGTTTGGCTAACATATGTTTCTTAAACCCATTAGAATCAGAAACACCTTCGCCCATCTGTTCTTGGACGAAATCAGCTACTGCCTTACTATCATCAATGCTAATGTTAGATGGTAATAGCTTATATCCTTTATCTTGATACTTCTTTAAATGGGAAGCATACTCCAACTTTACCTGCTCAGTAACAGTTCTTTTAGCCTTACCTGTAAATATCCAGATTTCTGGCTGAACTGATACTTTACCAGCATATTGGTAAGTACGTCTTCTTATTACAAAGCCTCTTCTTGAATCATCCCATTCATAGTCAATCTCAACAACTCTGATTTTACCCTTATTGTCTTTACTAACTAGAATATCCATTAATGAATGTGTTGCCAATTATAGTTTTGAACTAGGTTCATCTTAAGGTATTTATTTCCCCCAGCGTCTAGTAAATCTGGCTTCATGTACAATGGACTAGAAATTAGCTCCAGGAAGCTAAGAAGTTCCTTATTAGTTACCAATTCGAAGCCGTCCAAATCTTTAAAGTTTATAAAGTCTCTATCACACGTAAACTCCAACGGATTAATTCTTATAGACTTTAGAGGTCCGTGGTAGCCCCAATAGCATCTATCTATTACACAAGCTATGTACAGATAGTCATGCCCTTTAACATACCAGTTTCCAACTATCTTCTCTCCTTCACTAATTATGGTGGATATCTCTGAGAGTATTTCCTCCCTCCTTTTAGAATCCTCCTTAATTCTCTCTTCTAGGATAGCTAGCTCTTTAAACAAACTAATGTCCATTACTTACCAGTATGTCCAAATCCACCTTCACCTCTATCTGTTTCTGGAAGTACTTCTACTTCTTCCCATTCAGCCACTTCATGTTTAGCAAGAACTAATTGCATTAGTTTCTCACCATCATTAATACGAACAGAAGCATTAGACGTATTAGTTAAGATGATACCTATCTCACCTCTATAATCAGCATCAATAGTACCGATTCCATTAGTAAGAGTGAGTCCCATCTTTAATGCTAATCCACTTCTCATTCTACATTGTAGCTCATATCCTTGCGGAATAGCTACAAATAGACCAGTAGGAATTAAACATCTACCTCCAGGTTTGATTTCAATAGTCTTAGCTACTTGAATGGTTGGTAACTTCTCACCAGTGTAGTTGCCTTCCTTATCTACTACACCTTTGCTGTTAGGGTCTTCCATTAGACCAATACCAACAACGTCAGCATCAAAGAAGAACTTCTCTGGTTTACCATCTACTAACTTAATTCTGCTGAAATCTCCTCTGACATCCATGCCAGCAGAGAATAAGGTTTCATACTTGGGAAGCTCCCATTGAGATTTATTTATTACTTGTACTTTCATTCTTCATTTCTTCAAGAATAGGACGATAATCAATCTCTGTAAACTCAAACTTGTATCTTGAATTTAAAGTGGTGAACTCACCTTTATCCCAGTAAATCTTCTGGATTACAGATGTTCTATACCACTGTTCTACGTCAGCTATGTAAAGACTAAGACCCTCTCCAAATGCAGCGGTAATGCCTTCCTCAGACTCACCTGTGGATAAATACCCTCCATTGCTAGAGACTTTAGTAATCTTAATGTAGCCAACCTTAGAATCCTTTATAGCTCTGTGAAGTTTGGGGCTACCCCCTACTTTCACAAAGTCTTTAAGGCTTGCTTCTCTATGTTTGAGAGTGGCTTGTATAAAGCTATCTCCCCACATTATTGCTTCACTGAACCTCATTTAAATATTTAATAATATTATCCGCTGTACAATCTCCCACCTCAGAATAAAAAGCTTTAACTAGTTCTTTGTTGTTATCATAGACAGCAACGAAAGGAACTAATCTAGTGCCACATGATGCTTTAATCATAATAGCCTTCTTCTTATCTTTATAGTGTAGTTCATCGTAAGTTTCAACTTCTATCTTAGGAAATTTCTCCCAGATATAAGCTACTACCTTATTCTTCAAAGGTAAGCAAGTTTCACTATAAACTATTTTTACAGTCATGTCTAGTCGGATTAAACCAATATATAAGCATCTGTTTTAGTTCTTGACAATGATACATATTGCATCTGTCTAATCTCGTCAACATTCTTACAAACAAGAACGTTTGCCATATCAATGAACACTGTTCCAAGAGAGCTTCCTTGAATCTTATGAATGGTTGACGCATACCCATAATCGAACGTTTTCTTTTTAATAACTCGGTTGTCCCACATTATATCTTTAGGAGTTGCAAAGCTCTTTATCATTTCAAAGTACTTCTTCCATAAGAATGTGGACCTAGTTCGGTTGCCGTTCCTTTTAGCTTCAATAGCAGATATTCTAAAATTCTCTATTGTAGCAGCAAGGCTATCTATATAGTCTTTATTGATGTCTCTTTCTAATATAAATACAGTTAATAACTTCTTATACACTGTATCGTATAGTTCAAGCTCATACCCAGGCATCTTCATGAAATGTGGAATATGTCTTTCTACTCTCTTAGGAGTATCTACTATTATATAGTCCAAAGAATTGTAAAACTGAGTACCATTATACTCAAAGTTCTCATAACCAGTCAAGAACTCGAACTGATTATACTCATTGGCTACATTATCCTCCCAAAGCAGCTTCCTCATACATTGATTGAATCCTTGTACTCTAGCATTAGTATATGCTATAAGCTTCACTTCGTTAACGTCCTGCTTCTTAATAGCTTGCTTAAAGAAGCCAGCACTTCTGACCATAAAGTCTTTGGCTTGGTCACATATAATTAAAGACCCTTCTGGAGCTTCAATAGGTTCAAATCGCTTCAGGGGTCTTTCTCTCAGTCTTGATAATAATGGTAACAGACCATTAGTATCAGCTTGTCTATGAATTTGAGTTAATGTAATAATGTTCGGACAATTAAATACTAAACTTGTACTCTTACTACACACAGGCTGTATTTGAGCCTTATCTCCAATGAATAGCAACTTAGTTCCATATTGATTACACATATCAAGTAGTAACTTGTATATTTCGTCATTAATCATAGATGCTTCATCTATAATAACAATACCATTATCAGGTATTTCACCAAAGCCATTACATTGGAATTTTAAATCTTTGTAGTCTAATTCAAATATCTCTATATTAGGAGCAAGGGATAACAGCTTATGAACAGTCATTGCCTCCTCACCAGTAACCTCCTCCACTACTAACTTAGCTTTATGTGTAGGAGCACATAATATGAAGTCTTCTCTATTAGACCTTAGGAATTGTATATATTCATTAAGGATAGAGGTTTTACCAGTACCAGCATAACCTTGTAATACTAGTACTGGCTCCTCTGTATTTAGAAAGTCTTTCATCCTTTCAAGAGCCTTTATTTGCTCCTCTGCTAAGGTAATACGGGGTCTACTTGGTTCTCTTACCTTCCTCAGCGAGTGCCCACTAAAGGGTAATTTGGCATTCATTTCCAGAACGAACTTGTTATGTCTTCTAGTCCATATACAGGATTACCATCTTCATCTAACTCCCTGCACATCTTAACCTCATACATTCTCTGGTTAGTTGTAGGACTCTTCAGACCACCTAATTCTTCAATATAAGGACCTAACTTTATAAAGTTGAAGTTCTTAATATCAACATCCTTAGATAGTTCTTGCCTACCACTATACCAAGCTACTAGGAGCCCCTCTCCGCCATAGCAATACCATATATGCTGTGCTAGCCTATTTATTTCCTCTGGGTCCGAATCTCCACCCATGAAAGAGATACAAGTAATTCCCTTGTTCTCTCTAATAAGCTTCTCTAATACCCTTTCGGTTAAAGGTTCTCCAATATCTTCTGCCAAGTAAGAACTATGGCAGCCCTTACAATGACAAGGGCAGTTTGAGATATTAATAGCAAGTGTAGTTTCATTTGGTATCTCCTGGAAGACTATATCATAATTAACATACTTCAGCATCAGATGCACAGTAAGAACAAGATTAGTAAGAATACCATCTGTAATACCCACCTATCTGGAAACTGATACCTAATATAGTCCTCAATATTTATTCTCATAAATAGGGACACTAGCTTATCTTGGAGACCATTGTAGTTGTACTTTACTGCCAGCCCTACCCCTATTTCTAGGAGCAGGATAGCAATAAATATGATTTGAAATAGAACCATAATTTTTATTGTTTATAGTAATAACGTTTACTAGCTTCTTTTTGTCTAGCTTCACTAAAGTTGCTAATTCTCTTTAGATACCCAATAATCCTGGTAGCATAGTCTATATTCTTGCTTCCACACTTAGGACACTCATGCAAGTATCTCTTATCAATGTGTCCACAATCATTACAGATAGTATTTGGAATATTAAAGGTAAAGTAATTAGTACCATTGACAGCTGCAACCTTTAGTAGGTTTCTATACTGGTCTTTAGTAAGGTGTTCTTCCAAGTTTACATGGCAGGCACTTCCGCCATCTAAATTAGTTACATACTCCTTACCATGAAGTTTAAACTTATCAAGAATAGTTAATGATGTATCTTCTACTGCATAGAAATAGCTATTATAGCAATCTCTAGGTACAAAGTATCCATCTTTCCTATCCCAGTTAGCGTGCTTAACTCCTAGATTCTCAGCAGGAACGAACTCAGTATTAAACATAAGTTCTTTGGTCTTAGCTTTCCTATTCTCATCACTGATGGTCTTTAGAATAGATTGCATAAACTCTCTATAGGTATCATTATCACTTACCTCAATTCCTAAGAACTCGGCAGCTTCAATAACACCATTTACACCTACAGTTAGGTATTGCTTCTTCAGATTAATAAATCCAGCTGTATAAACTGTCAATAGACCATCTTTCAGATAATCCTTTAATAGCTCATTATATGCTGTTTGGAATTTATGAACCTTTTGAACCTGGGAACGCAGATAATCAATCATATCATATCCCTTATTAACTGCATCCTGTACTAACCTATTGATATTTAAAGTCATTACTGACTTACTACCAGTAGCAATACCACCTGCGCCTAATGAATATGAGAATTGGTTATCACTAACCTCATTCCTCAACCTACAACATGATGATAATGAGTCTGCACTATCAGAAGTATAGGTAAAGAACGAATGTCCCTTACTATACATTTCAGCAGTGAAGTCAGCCCATTCTTTGTCACGAATATCCTCACCATCAGTAAGTAACGCAACAGTTTCCACAGGGAACGTTAATATGCACTTAGTCCTCTCCTCGTTAAACCACGACATGAACTTCTTCTGCAGCCAGTTCAATGAATCCCATTGAGGTTTACTTCCGTCAGGGAATACAAACTCTCCGAATAAACCTTCAAAGTAATACTTGTCAAAGTAACTGATATTCCAGAATACTGATTGGAAGTTACGAGCAGCAGCAGGCTGATTGATTGAATATACAATCTGCTGAAAATACTGACTAATCTGCTTCTCGATACTAACTCTTGACTCTACTAGTTCATGTATAAAGCCATGCCTATCAGTAGTTACGCTATTGTCAAACACTTCGTCCTTCTTTATAAGGAGAGGATTATATTTAATTCGTGCTATCCTATCAGGATTTTTATAGTAATCTTCACCCCATTCTTTACGGGCAAAGTAATCAAAATACATCAAGAACTCACCAGTAGCTACAGCACCTGCAAACTGAGAACTGATTGCAAATACTAGATTAACAAACATTCCACAGAATGAATCAAGATTCTTAGGTGCCGCAGATAATCCACCAATAGGCTGTAAACCTTCTAACAAGAATGGATACATAGTAATAGCCACACAATATGGCATAATACTTGTCTCATCATGTTTATATAATACGTGTGATTCTAGCATCTGGATATACTCCTTAGCTAAATCCTCGCCATACATTTCTCTAATCTTATCGGTAAGTATAGTGCGATTCACCTTAATAATATCACCCTTGAAGAGTTCACCATTAAGAGTTACAATGTTCTTTTCAGTAACATTAGCGTTAGAATCATATTTACTACCTGTGGCGGCATTACTAGCCTTAGCATAGTCTTTAATGAATTGTTTCTTACTCGTTAAAGTTCTAAGTTCAGCTTGTTTCTGCCTATACAAGATAAATGCTTTAGCAACATTGTAATAATCACAAGCCATAAGAGCTTTCTCTATTTGGTCTTGAATCTCTTCTACAGAGATAATGTTGTTAAAGTATAATTCATCTTTTACATCACTAAGAATATCCATGTCAATAGGTTCATTAACAGCATGGAATGCTTTAGTGATTGCTAAGTCAATCTTACCCCAGTCAAAGGGCTGTACTGTCTTATTCCTTTTTACTACTAGCATTAATTAAAAATTAAAGAAGTTTTAGCAGTTCATCGCACGCTATATCTTCCAACTTCTTCTCAATAGAATGGAAAAGGTACTCCGTTTCAATAGCCTCACCATCAGTGATAGGATATGTTATTGGAGCTACTCTATTTATTGAGAATCCTGCGCCTTTGTCAGAATGTTCATAATATAGACATCCGTATTCTGTATTATCAGGATTCTTAGATGTAGGTCTAGGGATGTTATAATGAAGGCAAATATAAGAGCCTTCAATACCCTGACCTTTATTCAAGGATGCCTTATACTCTTTAAGTACATCTTTGTCATTAAACTTTTCTAACACCCTAAAACATATTTCTTTCGCTTCCATAATTAAAAGTCTAAAATTGTCCTCAATAATAGCGTCTTCTCTGCTTTATTTATAATATCTTTACCACCATCATTGCTGATTAACTCAGTAAATGCATTATAAACCTTAAACATATTGACATCTTCATCTTCCTTAACATAATACTTGGACTTAGTGTCCACGAACAACGATTTATAAGCGTCAATGACTTCTTTAGTTCCCAACTTCACTTTACCATAGCCTAAGTCACAAGATTGTGAAATTGCGTTACGCATCCACTTACCTAAGTTAGATTCAATGGTAGGAACAGTTCTCTCCCACTCTGTATCGTGAAGAGTTTTCAACCATAGTTTCAAATCAGATGTCTGTTCCATCAGATTTTTAACTGGTTTATAGTTTATAGCCTTCTCTGGCTCTAATTCCTGAATATTAATGAACGAAGGGTCAAATACACATAAATTAGTACAAGCCCTATTAAGTCCACCTCTATACATCTTACATATTGGCTTACGAACATCTAGTCCATATAAGAAGCCAATAACTTCATCATGGTTATCCCATGCGTATTCATCTGGCAACACAGCTTCAATAAGAACTCTGTTATAAGTTACATCATCTGTGTTATATTCACCAGTAATAGTTCTGGTGATTTGGTCAGGGAGTTTAACTTGTACCCTGAAATTAGAAGTAAATTTAGACATAGTTTCCAAGAAAGGCTCTACATAAGCTTCAGTTGGAAAATATACTCTCTCTTTAATTCTTGTTGCCTTACCATTCATGAGTTGGTCAATACTTATTTGCATTCTTCGTTTGTTGTTTGATTATCAAGAAGTTCTCTGGTCAAAACTTCCCACACATCTTCATCATAACGAATCTCTATTAATTTGATATTATTATCTTTACAATATTGCCTAACATACTCGTCACGAGCTTGTTGTCGCTCAAATTTGAAAGACCCGCCAAATGCCATTTTAGGATTATAATGTTGAATGCCATTATATTCCACAAAGGTATTATATTCTGGTAAGTAAAAATCAATATAAGCGTGTCCAGAGGTGTTAATCTCATTAGGCACTTGGATAGTGTATTCCCTTATAAATTTAATTCCATTACTTAACAAAATGTTACATACCTCTTCTTCGCCCTTTGAACTTGAGCAGCTAGGGCAGCCACTACCTTGTATATGGCTATTTGGAGTCTGCCAAAATTCACCATGTTCAGGGCATACAATACAGACCTTTGTATGACTATCGTTGTACTCTACTCTAGAATAATCATAACGTGTGCCATGAATGCGTCTGGCATCCTTTAGAAAGTCATCTAAGGACTTCTGCATATACTTTGCATGACTTTCAGCAGAGCATTTTGGACACCCTTTATACCTAAGAAAGTGGTTAGGAAGGACTTCAAAGTCACCGTGTTTGGGGCATGTTATAACTATTCTAGTATCCCACCCAGTATATACAGTTTTACTATAATCTAAATCTGGGTAGTACTCCTTAAATTTCTTTATGTAAAGGTCATTAAACTTTTTAAGTCTTTCTTCCTCTTTACATTTCAGACATCCTACACCTCTCGATAGAGTGCCAACACGGGCCTTAAATTCACCATGTTTAGGACATACTATGGTAACATACCCTCTAGTGCCATTATATTTGACTTTAGAGTAATCATAATTATCCCCAAACATGTCACGTAAACGGTTAATAAATTCTTCATTAGATAATGAAAGCTTGCTACTTTTAGCTAATGAAGCACACTCAGGACAACCATCCCCTCTAGAAATATGCAATCCGGATATAGCTGTAAAGTCGCCATGTTTCGGACAAGTGATGATTATTCTATCTCTACTTCCAGTGTACACAGATTTAGAATAATCATATTTATCTCCATGTTTAATTCTAGCTTTATTAATCCATTCTTCAGTAGTAAGTTTCTTAGGCATTATAGTAATAATTCTGACATTAAGCATAGTTTATTATCTACAATACTTCCATACATATCCATACGCTGTACTATTTTGACCATTTGCACAAGCATAAATTGTCTTCCTTTTGTAATCAGTCCCATTTTCAATAGAATTTATACTGTCCCATACTTTAATTAAATTTCCATCCAAATCATATTGTTCTATAGACTTGGTTTTCTTCACAGGAGAAACCTCTTCCACAGAATACCTCCAAATGAATCCCCCAGCAGACTTGTATCTACCTTTTAAACAGTTACTAATAGAAGGTCTATTAATTCCAAGAGCTTCTCCAGCTTGTTTAACACTATCCCATTCCTTGATTAGATTTCCATCTAAATCATATTGATAGATTGTCTTAACTTGCTTTGCTGTTCTCTTAGCTATAGCTTCCTCAGACAACCTCTTTCCCAAGTGAGCCTCTCTACATTTCCGCTTAGTTTCCTCAGTCCTCTTGACTCCTAAAGCACTATCAGCAATCTTTTGAATATTCAGGTCTGGTTTCAAAGTGTCTATCCACCATTGCTCCCTCTCTATGCATAGTTCCCTAGGACATAATTCCATTATCTCAAATGTGGCAATGCCATATTTATTAAATGCGTTCTGCGCGAACCTAGAGTGGTGTATATCTCTAATAAAGTCTAACTGGTGTTGTCTCCACCGTTTTCTAAAAGAGATTGCTGCACTACCGATGTAAACATGATTCTGGATAGTAATCTTATAGACTCCAGTTGATAGGGTACAATCTTGTCCCTGGAATACATAATTAAATTTAAAATTTTGTTCGTCCATATATTAATAACTTTTTGACAAAGTTACTAAACAATATGGACGAATCAAAACTATTTGTATGGAATTATAGAATTTCTAACTTAGGACTTAGCTGTGATTAATCCATCTAATCTATTACCAGCTTCGTCGACAATAGAATAGTCACAGCTCCAACATGTATTACCAAAGTTCTTGTGAATCCATTCTGAACTACCGAATAAAGAGCCTACTGATTTATAAGTAAACCTCCTACCATAAGTAGTTGCGGACTGATGTAAATCGCCCTTTACAAAGACTACATTGCCTTTAATTCCTTTGTTATCAATATACTCATTGATAAAGTTCTCTGTCTTGACATCTAATGTCAGAGGAAGGTTCTTGAACATATCCTTGTTATCCTTACCATGACATAGAATATAGGTTGTAGTTCCTAATATAAACTCACCAATAAACTTGTCAAATATTGTAGCTTCAATATCCATACTTTGTAAGATATATTGAAGTGCAACATTAGCAGAATATCCAAAGTCTCCATCATGGTTTGATTCTCCAACACAATAATAGGATAGACCACCACAAGGTAGCTCTTCTACTATAGAAGTCATAAACTTAGTCATTACTTCTATAAAGCACTTTAACTGTTCTTTATTGTTCATATTCTGAGCCAACTGATGACCACCCCTTGTAGTTTGACCATCATATCCATCTAAGGAATCTCCTAGATTACACACAATTATGTTAGTGAAGTTACCAAACATTAAAGATTCTCTCTTTAACTGGTCTACCAACTTACTAAGTCTAGCTTCAACTTCCTCTTGGTCATAATTATTAGCATAGATAGAATATCCAGACACAGATGCACCAATATGCATATCAGATAACCAAATAATCAAATCTCTATCTTCCCTACCTTCCCTACCTTTAACAACAGGAGTAAATTTAGGTAGATTTGATACATCAATACCTTCCAACATTCCAGACATATCCTGGAGCTGTTCTTTAAGGTCTTGATTCTCTTTCATGTACTTCCTAAGCTGGGACTCAGTATGCTTAATCTTCTCAGCTTCATAACTTCTTAGGAAGTCATTCTCTTTCTCTCTAAACTGCATTTCTAACAGCTTATCCTTCTCATTCTCTTCAATTACATGAGGAGCAAAGGGGGCCGATGCCTTAGTAATGCTAAATGCTCTAAGTATTCTCTTAAAGTCAGCGAGAGAATAATCTGGGAAGAATCTTGATACCTCCCTTTGTGTAATACCACTACCATAGTTAGAATACAATCTATAAACCATGTTCATTTCATCCCTATTGAATGAACCTAGTATAGGTTGCTTGTCTCTTACATAGATAGTGAATAAATATTTAACTATTTTGCCTTCTTCATCCCTTTCAATAGTAACCTTAGATGTATCATCCGAATCTAATTCAGAGTCACTATAAACAACTTCATTCCCGAATAAATCTGGAGTAGGTTCTTTCTTAGTAGCTCTAAGTCTAGGTCTAGCATCAATCTGCCTAAACAAATCCATAATAACATTATAATCTTCATCAGAGATTGTTCCAGCTTCTTTAGCTTGTTCTACAGCTTTCCTCTTCATACAGAAGTAGCTGGTAGGTAGACCTATCTTCTCAGAATAGGCATTCATACTAATGTTATCTGCGATTACCGTTTTAAGGTGATTAGTAAGTTTAATAATAGTTTGTTCCTTCATCGTTAGATGTTTAAAATTAGATAGCAGTTACGCCTTTAAAATACATCATCTTGGTAGTTGGCAATCTATTACAAAAAAATAAGGGACTACCTTATTTTCATAAGATAATCCCTTTGATATTTAAAGTTGTAGAAGTCTATTAGGCTTCAACTCCAAAGTAGATTAGGCTTCTACACCAAAACAGATGTAAGTTCCTTGTTTAGCACTCTTAGAAGGAGTGTACTTAACTTCAAATGCACCAACTTCACCCTCAACTACATCCTTGATGTATTTGCAGAAGACGTCGCCTTTGTAATCTTTCTTAGTGTACAATTCCTTAGCTACTTCCTTAGCCTTGTTCTTTGTCTCGAAGTTAGTGAATAGAATTTCACCAGTTGCAGGGTTAATACCTTGATAACCAGTTTTATACTTTCTCTTACCCTTCTCGTTCTTAATATCCTTTACGGTATAAGGACGCTCACGTGTATCAGCAGAACCTGCTTCAAATGTGATAGAACAACCAATACCAGCAGCATACTTAGTGTGCTTTGCTAGGTACTCTGCACAGAACTCTTTCAATGCTTTCTCAGCGATTGGTTTACCAGCAGTCTTCCATGCCTGAGTTGCGTCACGGATTACTTGGAATGGTGCTTCTGCGATAGCTTCTTGTTTAGTGAAACCTTTTACTTCTACTTTCTTAAAATTCATTGCTTGCATAATTCAAAATTGTTTAAACATTATTTCATACGTCTAATCTTGTAACTTTCTATAGTACAAAGATACTACTTTAAATCAGATTGACCAAGTAGTCTTAGTATTAAATAATCTAAAATTTGAATTATCATCTCTATACTTCCTTCGGAAATCGTGATACAAAGATACTACATTTCTTTTATCCCAACAATCAGTTTGACTTAAAAAGTGTTAATTGGTAGTATGAGATAAAATTGACCTAACTATTGCATTATTGGTCATTGTAGTTAGAGTGTCATAACTCTCTTCGTAGAACAAATCCTCTCCATTCCTGGATGCAATATCTACATTCTGTAAGATTTGTTGGAACCTCCATTGGGGAAACTTCTCCGCCAACTCGGATAAAATCTCAACAATCCTCTGATTTGATTCATACCTCTTAGCAACCTTATCGCCCCAAGATATTCTTACTTCTTCGGCCATTAGAAAGGTAAATAAGTGTGTAGAATTTCCTTAATCTTCTTAACCATTTCCTTAGATGATTTCATATCAAAGGTTAGGAACTCATTACAGTGCTTCATCATGTCTGTACAGACAACAGACAGTCCTCTAATGAATTTTAAGTCATGTTGTGACTCCTCCCCATCAATAATCTTCATTATTACGAGATAACAAGTTGCATCGGGATTCTTAATCCTTGCTTGCTTAGTAAGGAAACAAATAAGGGATATGAGTGCAAACTTACTCCCAATATCACAATTTAAGTTACCCAAACTATAATATTCTCTGTAATAATTTTCAAGGTCTTGGTAAGATGGTTCCCATGCTTCCATAAGAAAAGATTCAGTCATATAGTTCGCAGTATGCTACTCTCTGCAGCAAATCTTTAAATTCTAAGAAACCTTTACGAATTTCACCATTAGTTACTCTAAATACTCCAGCTCTATAGTCTGGAACAGTACATACTAATAGCATATTCGCCATCAGACTAGAAGGCTTTATATTGTATTGCTTCTCTACGTAAGAACGTAGCATCCAAGCATACATTGCCATCTGTCTATTATAATGGTATTTCTTGAACGAATCACCAAAGTCAATCAACCAATGCCCAGTGGTCTTAAGGTCATTAAGAACTACTTCATTAGTTTCAATATCAATGGTGAAATTATCTAGCTTACCTTTAAGTTTAAGGATTGTTTCCTTACCCTCATGTTCAGCCTTCACATCCATAAATAGAGCTGCTTCATTCATGGAGATAGGCTCCTCGAATACTCCTTTTGGATGTAATAAATCCTGTACCTCTTTATTAGCCTCAACAGATGCTAAACAAAGCTGTAACTTCTCTCTTGACTTGGGGTCTAAATAGATTGGCTCAATCTCTGAGTTATTATGCTCAGATTCCCAATCCCTTCTATCCCACCAATAGTTGATGCATTTGTCTTTAACATTCTCAATCTTAATACTATCCATTTTGCCTTTATAGTAGTCGATTTTGTTAGATGCAGCTATAATATCATCATCTGATACAACACCCTTATTACTAAGGAATGTCCTGTATAGTTCATCTGCCATAGCTCCCATCTTAGCGGTAGGTCTATCAACATTATCAGCTACTTTAAATTCTCCTGGCTGTAGTACTAATTCATGGACTGCTGAGCCAAACACAAGAGAGTCAGAATACTTAGAGTGTTTACTTAGCCCTTCCTTATAAATCTGTGGACTTCCGTCTTGAGCTGGATTAATTAATTCAAGCTTTGAGTTGCTTATATATCCCGCCCACTTTTCACTAAAGTATTCTTCGTCACTCATCTCAATGAGTTGTATAGTGTCAAAGAGTGGAATCAGTTTAACATTTCTATGCATACTTCTTCATAAACAGATATGAGTCAATTATCTCATCCTTATTTAGTGAGAATACTTTGAACATAGGAAAGTCTACTGTCTTCTCTGTGTGGAACAATAGTGCTGGTAATCCAGAACTCTGGCACTTTAGCACATTAGACAGTGAATCATCAATAAAAATATTCACCCTACCTTTAATCATATCAGCCTTATTACCCTGCTGATAAGTCATTTGATAGACTGGTCTGTCAGGGAACCCATTACGTCTTAGCCACTCCTTAGTCCATGCTTTATTGTTTACTCGCTTAGTGCAATACAATTCAGGTATGAAGTCTGGTCTGCTCTTAACCTCAAGATTCAACCAAAAATCTCTGTCTTTACTTAAAATCTGCTGTACATTACGTGTTATAATGTGGTCTTCCAGCATTTTAGGGTTATTGTCTGTATCGAAGTACTTACAATATGCTCCCCAAAAGTCTGCAAGACAATCGTCAATATCAAGCCCTATTCTTAAACCTATGTTCATTGTTAATCTCCTTTTAATGACTTAGAATTCTTCTATGTCATAGATGTTTCCAATTACTATATCTGCTTGAGTGTTTAGAATAGTGATTAAATCCTCCCAATCGGATGGAATATCAATATCCTCATAATCTTCTGTAAAAGCATTAATAAACTTCTGCTGAGCATCAGAGAAGTTCCTTGCACGCACCTTCTCAATCCAGCAATGACCATCCCCATAACATGGGAGTAGGTAAGTTGTCATCGAATGTTATGCTTAATTTTAAGTTTTCTTTTATCTTCATCTGTGAGTATAGTCTTTCCTCTACCTACGTGCCACTTATGACATACGCTACACTTATAAGCCTGTCTTTTATGTATAGTCTTATCCTGCACATTGATAACCATAGCAGCATAGATAGCTTCCTTCTCGGTTTCATATGTAGTCTTATTCCTATACACTGGTTCCTTAGTTTCTGGGCTAATATAGAATAAGGTTTGGTGCTCACCCATATTAACACTGGCTACAATAGGAGGTAGTTCAACTAGCTTTAGTATATAACGCTTATCATCGTCAGTGGCTACAAATAGTTTACCATCTTCCCTAGAGATAGATTGTATTCTATCTGTATTGAAAGGGAATAGACTCTTCACATATGCTAACAAACTCACATCAGTTGTTGTCATACGTGAATAACTTTTATAGGTGTCAGATTAAAAGAACTCGGAGTTATTTGTACCTTATCCTTGGTAAGAATTACATTCTTACTTAACGACTCAGGTGGATAGAGATGTGTTTTTATCTTAGAAGTCTTCAGATACTCTACAAAGTGTGCTCCAAATGCAGCATTCTTTATATCGTGTTTCTGAATTATTTCCTCTAAGTATTCAAACACACCAGGTTCAATACCCTTATTGCTTCTACCAGAAGGCATTAAAGGTAACAATACATGATAGTAAATACTATCACCATATCTAACTGCAGTATCATAGAACTCGTCTACAGAAACCTTATCAGATATAATGTGATGAATATTTACATTCGTATTACCCCATGTCAATAGCTTATTAATAGCTCTATGTGCTTGGAGTCTTATACTAGGATTACCTAGGCTAACTGCAACTCCACCAACATACTCTTTAGTATAGGCAAGGATTTCTCCTCCCTTAACATTGTCTCTCGCTAAGATAAGACCATTAGTGGTGTAATTAGGGACTACTCCAGTATTATATACTGTTTCGAGGAACTCACAGAAGTCTGGATGCATAGTTGGCTCTCCAGTAGAACCAATAGCAATTTGGAATGGCTTACTTGTGTATAGCACTCCATCCTTTAACTCGGATTGATATAAACGCATCCATTTCTTCCATGTCTCACAGATGTCAGGGTAGTTAATACCACCATGTCCTGCTGATACATAACAGAAGTCACACTCAGCATTACATACAGTATTAATACCAACATCATAGAACTCAGCCATATCAGGAGGTAATTCCTTAGCTACCCCAGTACCTACTCGGATAGTCTTTAGATTTGCCCATATAGCCTTATAATTATGTGCAGGGAACTCTCTTACCTTAGTTCCCCAGCTTGTCCAATCTTTCATTCGTATTCTATTGTATAATTATCTTTAAAGTACTTGTCAAGAATTGCTTCTAATCCCGCCTTGTAGAACTCTGTCGGAGAATCACCGTAGGGAAGCCATAATGTTATAGCATTCTCCTCCATGTGTAGGGTAGGTTCCATTTCAGAATCATACCCTGGTAACAGGGGCTCTAACAGTTCATAAATTCCTACCAAATCATCCCCACTGATGGTGCAGAATATCTCCGAAGAGCTATTAGTAATTACATCAGAGAATGACTGAATATTAATTCTTAGTTGTAGCACGCTTCAATACAGAATAAGTCATTTATTTTGTTCAATATGGCAACATCAGCTGGACTTGCTTCACCTTTAGGAACTATAGATACTTCGGTTGATGGATATCTCCAATCACAATCAAAGTTTCTAACATATTCCTCAATAGTAGGCACTATATCACCTACTAGACCAGTCTTAACTAATTCAGCATATGCTTCAGAATCACTGATAAACCATCCAGAGTTATCTTTACGACTTCTGATTTCTTCAATCATACCTAGATATTCTTCATCAATATCGGACTTATCACGGATGTCTTCAAAGTATGATTCTAGCATATCCTCATAGTTAATGCTAACGGTGAATAAGTCATCACAGGACTTATCTGAACCACTAATCTTTAAAATTACATTAATAATATCTTTTACAGCATCAACAGTGTATTGTGTAGCCTCTTGATAGACTTCCATACTACTGTTAGTCACTACGTCGTTTAAAGATTGTAGTTTAAATTTCATCCTAAATGCACATTCCAACCATTGAATAAACTATTAATCTTGTCCCAAGTATCATATGGGATACTGTTATCGTCATTGCTTACAACCAATACCTTACCATCCAGCTCTCTCACATCGTCACGCTTACCAACATTCCATACTGTAGGTTCAGGACCATTATAGTTCTCTAGGAACTCCTTCGCAATATTATCAAGAGGGTCCTTAAGAAGGTAATTGTTCTTAAGTAGAGTGCTCCAGTCCATACTATCAACAGTCTCTTCCCCATCCTCTTCGAGAGTTTGGTTAATAACTCCACCAACCCTATTCCAATTGTTATTCAGATATTCCACAAAGGCGTCATGGATAGGTTCCCTATATTTATTACTATAAACATAGGTTCTGTACTTACTCTGTGGGTCAATAATCTGGTATGGTTCGAATAGAAAGCCCATTCGTAAGTCAAGAAGGTCCTCCTTATCCTCTGGGTCAAAAAACCATCCATTAGCTATACTGAAGATAGAACCTGGATAACTCCAGTCCTCCTCAATTTCACCACTGCGGAGTTTCTTTCTCCACTCACGAAAGTCCTTTAACGAAAAAACCTCTGGATGTCTAAACCCAGAGGTAAATGTGTTGAGGATAGTATTGACTTCCTCACACGTCTTTCCAGTCTCCAAGATAAATACCTCGGATGAGCTATTAGTAATCAAATCACTAACCGTCTGTACTGGTATAACTAATATGTTCATAATTAATTCTTCCTTATTAAATCATAAAAGAATTCTTTGGACATCATAACATACTGTCCATCAGAAGCCATGTTGACTTCTTTATCAATTTGCTTATTCCATACTATCACTAATGGTCTGTCCTTACGAGGACATGATTTAATGATTTCTGAAATGGAAGGAGTATTCTTGGTACACTTACATTGAACATAGCAAGGTAGATGGTCTATAGTCTCTGCTATATCAATCTTATCATTATCCAAATTCTTGGATTCAGACCTAGCTGACTTTAGCCCAGCATATCCTAGCTCAGTAAGTTCCTTAATAATCTTCAACTCATAATTGTTTCCCTTGCGTCTGGCATACGCACCATTACGCTTCTTCCTTGGTTTCTCTACTACTTCTTCTGGCATATTCTATCAATTCTAAAGTTTTCTCTCGTCCATACATCTTATGAAAGTCTGATATATCTTTGGCTCCATAACTACGAGGGACCCACATACACTCTACATCAAATGACTTTCTAATCTTATTCATATTATGAAGACCAGTTAAGTCATTGTCATAGAATACAATAATCCTCTTAAATCTACTCTTCAATTTAGAGAATTGACTTTCAGTTAGGAATAGATTCTCAGAATTTGGAGCAATAGCTGTAATTCCGAGAGAATATAATGTCATAACATCCTTTAGACTCTTAGTTATTACTAAGACATCATCCTCCTTAGGGAGTTGTTTAGCACCTTGTAATAGGAAAGACTTCCAATTAGATAGGAATCTCAACTCGTGCTTCTTATTAAAAGGGAAGTAGATTCTCCACAATTCTGTTTCGTTCTCATTCTTACCTCTATAATATCCAAATATTGGACAACTCTTAGTAGATGTTGTAAAGAAATTACCATTTAGAAATACAGTCTTACAAGAGAAGACTCTAAATTTCTTCAGAATCTTCTCTGTAATACCAAATTGCATCCACCATTCAAGTTCCTCTTTAGAGAACTCTTGAATTTCTACCTGTATATTAGCCTCCTTACACTCTTTAAGTTCATTAGTACTAATAGTAACAGGTTTGGGATTCTTTTTAAGTTTCGGATGTTTAATGTAACCAAAGTCATTGGCAATCATCCTTAGTGCCTTATAATAGGTCAAGCCATATTTGTACATGACTACACTAATGAAATTGCCATAGAATGCACCACTAAAATCCTTCAAGACAATATCTCCACTCTTATTCCTGTAAAAGGAACAAGTGGGATTATTGTCTGCTCTCAAAGGTGATTTAAACAAACCCTTCTTAACTGGTATGCCTAAATAATATTCGAGATATGTTTCTTGAGATGCTCTGTCTAATAAATATTGTTTAGTAATCGTAGGTTCAAATTCAAGTTTCATATTAATTCATATGGTTTGTATTAGAACCACAAAGTTACTAACTATTTATTATACTTCAAAATCCAAGTCTTCGTTACCTGCTGCTGTATCGTCAGTAGCATCTATATCATCTTTTACAGCTGTAGGTTTAGCGTTCTTCTGCTCGTTCATCTTCTTAACTTCATAGTCAGAGAATGCTACAGTATCACCCAACCAGTTGTTGTTGATATAAACATCACCTTCCTTGTTAATACCAACGAAGCTAGGCAAAGATGCAAAACCCTTGCTATTTCCAATTAACTTCAACTTAGTCTGTTTGTTTACAGCCTTAGCCAAAGCCTTATTCATGATTTCAATCAGTTTCTCGAAATCGTCGGGCAATGTAAGACCAGATACAGCCTTAACAAACTTCTCCATCATTTCAGGAGCAAGATTTGTCATTACGTGAGATACAGTAAACTGAAGTTGTTCCAAAGCAGAAGGTAATTCCCACTTCTTACCACCAGTTTCACCAGTTACACGTTCGTTACCACCGTCACCAGGACAGAAGATAAGAGGTTCAAAGATTCCTTCCTCGCCAGAGAACTTAATCTTCATTGCTTTCCACTCGTTACCTTCTTTGTTTGTACCCTTAGCCAGCTCGATACCTTTGAATACTACATCATAGATACCCCACGCTTTCAGTCTTACTACTGCTGTACCTTTAACGTTATTTAGATTGAATGTCATTCCTGCCATAATATTAAAATTTAAATTTCAAATGATAAGTCGTCAATCTCATATGCTTCATCATTATCTAGGCTTGTGTCCAATGGTAAATCCTCCACTGGGTTTTCATCTTCTTTAATTTTAATATTATTATCTTTTATTTCTTCTTCGGACCTGTCCTTGTTACCAACTAACACGAACAAACCATCATGTCCCTTCCACGGAGTTACAGTAAATGTATCTCCATATTTGGACAATAAGTCGTTTGCATTGCCTCTGCAACTTACTGTAAGGCTCTTAGTTAATTTGTTACCAGACTTGGTCTTCCAGGCTGTATCAGTTCCTATAATAGGGAACATCAATCCACCCTTCTCAATAGGCTGATACTTAATATCTAACCTATTCTCCCATTCTACACCCATTAAGGATGCAGCTGCCCTATTAAGGACATATTTGTTAGACTCCAAGGTAATCTGAGGTTCAGCAGAATCCTCTGCTTCCTCAGCCTTAGTGCTCGCCTTCTGAGCTTTCTCTTTAACTTGCTCCTGCTTTAGAAGTACACACTCCTTAGTATCAGGATTATAGTCAAAGGTAATCATCATTTTTATAATCATTCCTCGTCGTTGTTATAAGCATCAATTACCTTAATAATCTCGTTCAAATCATTGTCAATTAACAAATCATCGAACATACCCATCGGAGTCTTTGCTACACACTCTCCGTCAGTATTAGTAAGGAACTTATACTCCATCCTGCCAGAATCGCCTTCCTGTACCTTAGTAAAGAATACATAGGTGAACAGACCTTCCAGAGTTACTTTCTCTGCCAATAACTTACCAATAGTCTTGATTGAATATTTAGGATTCATGGCATCACCGACATTCTCACTGTGAGTAAGGAATATCATTTTGCAATCATCCCTCATAGATTCTGAATACCTAAGTACTTCCATAGCGTGCTGAGCTAACTCAGTAAACTTAGTATAACCTACTTCGGTTGCTCTATCAACAAACTCATAACTCAACATATACTGCCAGTCATCAATGATAACCTGCTTAATATGAGGCATCTTTAGATTAACAATCTTCAAGATGTTAATGATTTTGTCATATTTAGAACTAACATAGTAGTTACCAACCCATTCAGAGCCTTCTTTCTTTATCTCCTTATACTTCTTCTTATATCCTTTAAAAGGTAAGGGCTTACCAGTAGTAGAAATCAAGAAGGTTTCTTCTGGGTTTAAATTCCTTAAACAAGTACTCTTACCAGTACCACTTTCACCAACAATCGCAATAGTTTCTGCTGCCATTTACTATAGAACTAAAGTCATTTTTGAACTAGAATCTTGTTGTTCTTCTTGAGTAATCTCTTGGCATGAATCCTCTAATGACTCGGTAATTAACCAATCAGGGGTTAAATACTTGTCATAGTTTGTAATCTTGGTTGCAATCGGAAGCTCTTTAAATAATCCAGTCTTACCATAGAATCCGAGACCTACAGCAATGTCTGCTGCACCCCATCTATTCTTTAATACTACTGCACTTCTAAAGTTCTCTCCAATTTGTTTTATGTCATATCCTCTATACGAAGACATCTTCTCTCTAAACGGATAAAACAATGCTAATACTATATTGGCATCCTCTGCTGGGTTACCAGTTCCCTTTAAATCGTCCAACTGAAGTTCTTGGAAGTTTAACTTCCTTCTCTCCACATTAGAGGAACCTCTATTTACCTGCATTACCACTACAGGACTAATCTTACATTTATTTCTAAACGAAACTAATGAAGACGACATAGCATCCATCTCATCCTTCTTGGTATTACCAATAGAAGGTCTAGCTAAACCAATATGGTCTAAGATAACCAATATGATGTGATTGGGTCTAAGCAGAGTATATGTATCACCCTGGAACTTACCAAATTGCTTTAGAGACTCCATAAGGAAGTCTACCATTCGCTGGTTGTTCAAAGGTTTATCATATATTATCATGTGAGATTCAATCTTATCAAGCATCTCTAAGGATTGACATACTAATTCATAGTCCATATCGGACAGAGTTGTGTCTTTGCTTCTGGAGAGTAGCTCCTTAAAGGATAATTCAACACCAAATGTTTCATATATATAGATAGATAGAATCTTGCCAAGCAGTTGCTCAGCAGTCATTTCTAAACTGAAATATATAATATGAAAGTCTGGATTGTCAATATTCTCCATTATAGGCTTATAGATGAATGAATGTAATGCAAAAGAAGTCTTACCAGAGCCAGTACCACCAGCTATTAAGTAATATGTCTCTTGTGCCACACCATCCACAAATCTCTCTAGTTTAGGAAGACCCATTGATAAGGCATGATTCTCCCCTTTCCTACCTCTATCGATTAACTCCTTTAAATTCTCAGTTATCCTACCCATTAAATACTCTTGATAGTATCAAACCTCATAGTCCCATCTCCGTTCTTAAGCTCTGCAATGTTCTGCCAGATTTTACTTATCATAAAGTCGGCAATATTCATGTTAAGAAGATTACAGTTGTTATCCTTAGCCCACCTAATGAGTTCCAATACTTCATTGTGCTTATCCTGCTTCCAGCCTATAGATTTGCCATAGGCATAATAGAACTCTTCTTCTGTACTAAATTTCTTAGCCCAGTTGTTTAACGGAACTTCAACTCCATTAATTAGTCCATTGTGAGGATAGGTCATTAAGAACTCTGCACCTAAATCACCACTAAACTTCCTATAATTATTAAGAAAGTTCTGGTTGAATATAACACATTCAGGGTCAAACTTCTGACCCTTATCAGGAACCTTATACTGTTTAGTAATGATTCCCTTAGCCTGGAGACTTAATAATAAATCTCTGAGATTGGTTCTAGTTACAGGCATAGTAAAATACTTAACTAGATATTCTTTATGCCCTTCTTCTATACTAGCTAGAAATAATAAGTCAATTAGTAAGACCTCTTCTGCTGTTAGTCTATACTTCTCCATCATTACTAATTGATTGTCTATTGTTAAACTTAGTTTTTCCAATTAAATAAATCATTAGCCAATAACTAACAATCTACTAACTGTAAAGTGTTTATTCTGATTTCTCAGCGTTGCCAATTACATACGGGTTCAAGAGTTCCGATTCTAACTCACTTACTCTATTTTGAATACCATCCATGTTATAGTACCTATTTAGCACTGTAGCGTAGTATGGATTGTTACTAGCTTGAGACAGCGCACTTTTTAAGAAGTTCGTGAGGCAAATCAACTCTAACATTCTCTCTGTTGTCATCTTATTACCGTGTTAATAATACAAAGATACTAAAAATCTCTTAAATTACCAAATGAATCTTACGTAAACTTTAGGCTGCGTAATAACCTATCACAATCGATAAATTTACCTTGATGGCTTACACTTAGAACTTTAAAACTTATATCTGTTGAAAACAACTTTAATAGATGTAGAAATTGTATAACATCTACTTTTGTTGTTGTAATTTCATCAGAGAAGTTACAATAAGTTACTTCAAACATTAGAACCTAAACATCATTTTAGTTTGCTTCTTCTTCTTAGGATTAAATGGTCTTCCCTCAAGGACATCTATAAGATTTTCCTCGCTAATAGGGATATATCTTCCAGTACTGGTAGACTTCCTAAACCATTCTTCTTCTACAGTTCCCTTAAGAACTAAAGTGAAGACTTCAGCAACTTTGCCCTCCTTCTGACGGATAACTCGACCCACTCTCTGTTTCTTAGTAGTAGAACTACTATTAAAGCCCAATATAACTGACACACTGATGTCGGGACAATTAAACCCTTCATTCAGTTTCATAACAGTATTCAGTACGCCACCATCCTGCTGTACAAACTCTTGTAAATTCATCCTGCCTTTCTTGACAGAATCTTTACCAGAATACACAGCACCATACTTAATCTTTTCAGCCATAGCTACAGTAGCACTAAAAGTTATACACTTCTTGTCCTGTCTATTCTCCAAGATTAAGTTAGTAAGTTCAATTTTCTTAGGATGATTATATATGTATTTCTTACGAGCCTGTAAGGTTCTACTAAAGCCCATAGCATGAACTAAAATCTGCTTATTAACAGTTTTAAAGTCTTCACTCTGGTCTTCTCTACATCTCTCTTTAGCTAACTCAGACCTTCTCTTCCAATCAGTTGCACACTTCATGGCTAGATTAAAGTCATAGTTAAAGTAGGAGAAATGTTCATAAAACTCTTTATTGACCTCTTTATAGACATCAATATCTTCTGGCTCAATAAGTACCTCATATTCTCGATAATCGGCAAGCCACTTATTCTCTATGGCTTCTTCTACAGAAATGGTATCCACAATAGGACACTTCTTACTTATAATTTCATCTTTACCATCCAATCTCTCAAAGGTCGCAGTTAACCCTAAGATTATTGTATATTGGACGTTTTTAAATATGTTCAGCAGTGTAGGTGCTCCCACTTTATGGATTTCATCAATTACTAGTAAAGTACAACTATACTTATTGACTGATGTATCATTCATGGTCTTAACTGAGCACTGTTGGAATAAGTTCCAATCAATTAGTTCTTGATTCCATTGTCTTTGAATAGGTTCACTTGGGACAACTATAATAACAGACTTAGTTGGATTCTTCTTAAGAAATCTACTTATAGCCATTAGTCCGCCTCTAGTTTTACCTACTCCAGTAGCCCAATTCAAGGTCCCACACAACTTGTTATCTACCCATCGTTGAACACCTTGTTCTTGGCGTTCAGTTCTACTTAGATTTCCAAACAAGTCCGCCATATACTATCAATTTTACCCTTGAATTTACTCTCTAATTCTATTGATAGTTATGTAAACAAAACTCCTATAATGAGTGAGTAAAACTCAGGAGTATATATGTAGAACCAATATAGATGAGTGTAAGCATTAAAGAGTATATCCTTTAGCTTCACAAACCTTCTTAATTTGGTTCTTACGAGTCTCCCACTGGTTGATGTGGAACTTAACCTCATCCTCCAAAGAGAATAAGATTCTATTCCTCAATGTTTCCAGTTGAGAAGTAGTAAGTTCAGAGTATTTCTTACTCTTAAGGTTTACCATAGCACGCAGTTGAGTGAATGATAGACCTTTCGGTGTCATATACAGGTTTGCAGTAGGGTTAAGACCGAGACGTTCTTTGGCTACTTCAGCCTTCTCACGGTATTCTCCACTTGCAGTCTTCTCAGTCAAGTCTTTGGATTCCTGCTGAGTAAACCATAGACCTTGTTTTAAGATAAATGTTAATGTAATATGCTGCTTGTTAAATTTACCCAACTTATCAAGACAGCCTTCGAGGACTAGTTCAATAGGAAGTCTCGCGAACTCCACAGGACAGTCCCCAACCAAAGCCTCCGAGATGAATGTTTCCTTGGTATCAATACCTTTGTTATTATCAAGGAACACTCTCAATGAGGGCAAGAACGTAAATCTTGGAATACCTCTATCTTGCTCTAGCCAGCGAAGGAATAACTCAGTATTACATCTTTCTCTTTGGTCTTTAATAATGTCCAACAGAACATATCGACCCGGATGTTCTTTGCTGTCATTATACAGCATTGATTCACAATGGTTATAGAACGTTCTTAGTTCTTTATCGGAACAATCAACAAGTCGTCTTTCTTCTTGTATGAATTGTCCATTTACTTCAACCTTGCGACCTTTCCATGTGAAAGTGTTAATGTCATTATTCTTCTTAGCAATAGCGGCAGCCAATTTTTCCTTCATCATATTGTTTTTCTATATTATGTCTTTATCATATAAAATAATCTCTTTATTCAAATTCATCTTTTTATTACAGTATTAGATCTGATTCTGCTGGCTTCTCATAAACAAAGTCTATAAAATAAACTCCAGTAAAGCGGTAAGGTACTTTCTGACCTATTGTAGAGTCATACCAAGTATCCTCACCAGCTATTACCTCATTGTACTTTAAAAACCCTACATCACCTATCTTGAGAACCGGAGATTCCCACCTAGGTAATCGGGTTACCATTTCATAAGTCCCATTAGCTAAATTTTGGAAGACATAGATTATATAGCCACCTACATCTTCTCGTAAGGTTATTAACTTGGCATGGATTGTTTCCATTTACAGATACATTACTCCTACTCGTTCGTCGTAAGGAATGTTATCAGTAGCAGTCTCTACAGCCAGCCATTCACACTCTTCAATAGGATAACCATATTCGTTGGCATCCATTTCAGAGATTTCCTGAGCATAGAGTTCAGCTTCCAATAAGGATTCAAAGTTACCAGTTTCCTGGTAGTCTATCCTTCCCCTACGTCCAGAGTAGATGTTACATTCTATCATAATGATAAGAATTTTATAGTTAATCTTCCTTATCTTTGTATTTCCTACAACCGTATTTGGCATAATCACAAGCCGTGCCCTCTTGACCGCTGAAACAGGGGTATTTAGCACACTCCTTGCACGTACGCTCTGGATGTTGATATCTAACTCCATCCTTGTCTTTATCGAAGGAACTACTTAGTTGCTTTGCCATTGAATACCTAAGTCTAAGTATGAATTGGCAGACTCTTTAGCTATACCAGATAAATACGATTATACTAACCTCTTAAATGGGATTATAATTTTGTCCTCGACCCATTGTGCAAAGTTCTTATGATTACAGCCGAGTGCAAACATAACTACATAAATAGCTATCTTAGGCACTCCGAATGCTGAAAGAAGAACACATATAACAACGGCAGCTATTAAAGCTATAAGGTTCTTACCCTTAAAAATGTCTGTGAAATTCATACTTGTCATTTTAACAGTTAATAATCTTGTTTGATATCCAATCTAAATTCACCATTACGTTCAGTATTAGTAATACTAGTAGAAGGTCTGGGATAGTAAATAAAAATTGTATAACGGCTATGAACGATAAGACCATTACTCCTACTGTAAACTTCACTTTAGTAATAATGTTATTAGAAGGACCACACTAACAGTAACTCCACCAACTGTTAAGCTCTTATAGAGTTTCTTCTTGGATTCGAGTTTATCAATCTCTTTAAGCTGACCCTGTATTACTTGCTCAGAGACTTGTGCATGAAGCATGAGTCTGTTAATCTGTGCATTTCTAACTGAATCAGTTCTTTCATAAGAGTTAATCAAGCCCTCATAAGATGTTAATTGCTTTTTAAGCTCTGGAATCTCCAGTTTAAACTTCTTATGTTCCAAGAATATTAGATTGGTGATCTTTAGCTGTTGAGGTGTAATTACTACTAATGAATCATTTACCAACTTCGGATAGGTATTCTGTGAAGAACACCACATCATCGGCAATAGACTGATTAGTAATATCAGTAAGCTCTTTCTCATACCAATGTTCGATTACATCAACTTTAACTTTAGAGGAATCTATTACATTATGTAATGAATCTCTCTCAAGTTTGAGCAAACTTATTTTACTATTTAGAGAGTCAATACGATTGACTAATTCTTCGTAGTTAGATTGTGGTTCCTTATTTGGAGTTAACCACGTATATACTAGTATTCCTATAAAGCATAGTGCTACTAGCCACAGTAACTTCTTACTCACCAAGTACGTAGTTTACTGCTTCAGCCATCTTCTCCATTTCCTCATCAGATGCTTCTGTAAGGTATTTGAATGTAGTTTCGGCTTCTCCACTGAGAGTATCAATATAACCCTCAATTCTTTCACTTCTGTGATACTTCTCAGCATCTCTGTCATATCCAGCCAAATAACGACCTGGATTTACTTTGAAATACTCAGCTTCTTGTTGAAGCAATGCCTTAACCATTGTTTCATTAATCAGCCCAGCATCAACAGCATATAGTGCATGATTACGATATTTCGTAGCTTTACCCTCAGCAATGGTCTTACCAAGAGTTTCATTGAACTCATCGTCAGGACGGCATACAGACACACCGATGGACAATACTTTCATGTCATTATCAATGGGTTCATCATCCTCTTCGATGTAAACTTCTGGCTCACCATGTAGGCTAACAGCAGCCATCACAAATTTACGTTCTTCACCAGTAAAGTCCTTAAAGCTGTCTACAATATATTCTACCTTCTTCATATTAAATGTAAATTATAAGATATTTCTAAAGCTAATCTCTGTAGTTCAATAATCTTATGCTTTACGAGATGGCTGCAAGCTATCGGGATTACGATAGAAGGCTAATATAGTGGACTGCTTACGCAACCATGAACCTTCTTCTCTAGCCATATCCAGAATAGTCCTACTAATGGACTCTTCTTCTACTTGTTCTTTAACAAGGCGACCTTCGTCTTCATCCTCACCATTTAACCACTGGAACGTAGCCCAATCGCCCTCTTTCTGAGCTTGGTCTACAATCTTATTAATACCCATAGTAGTTTCAATCTCCCTATCTACAGTAGCAGCAAAAGGCATAACTCTATTAACTATGTTTACTTTAATAGCTGGAACTGGTGGATATTGAAACAGGGCATCATTAGTAGTTAGATACTTATAAATCCACTCATGGTGAAGATACTCCTCAGCTGCTCTACCAAGCCAGTAGGTAGCTAATTTCGGTAATCCTTCTACATCGAAATAATTAGCAAAGGTTCTATACAGACTATGGTTAGCTAATTCAGCAGACATCTGCTTTACTAACATTTCTACCATAACACTTGATAATGTACACTTACGTCTACTTTCATCAATTACCTTCTCTGTATATCGCATTGTAGGCATTGCATCTACGGTTTGAACACCCTGCTTAGTTTCTTTTTGTTCTGGATTTCCTTGTGCGTCTAGTACTCTCATCAGTAACTAATTTAAAGTTGTTTTGCATCAAGTAATCTAGAGGTGCTGATAGCCAAGTAATAAACTTAACTAATCTATAATCTTCCACCTTCTTACTAATAGTTTCCTTCTTAATAGTTAAAGGTGTATCAGCTGCATAGAACTGACTTCCTATACACTCAGCCCTATCTTTCCATATCTTATATAAAGATACTTCATATAGGAACTTAGGATATTCTGTCAGCTTATACTGCTTGTTTGAGTAGACGTTCTGGGTCGATTTCTTTACCATTCCAGAATGCTCTTATGATGGAGCTGTGTTCACTCTTATACTTACCTAACAGATAAGGTATATCTGTTTCCGGGCAGTTATGGCTATAGGTTGTCTTATCCAACCCTTTAACATTAACGGTTAGACGACCTTTAAATTGTGATGTTATTACAGGAGGCATCCAACGTGAATTAGGAGCTGGGAAACGGCGCTGCTTCTTCCAAGCCTTACGTTCTTTCTCAGTCTTAGTCCATACTGACGGGTCACGTGGTTTAATATGAGGATTACGAATTCCTAATGCAACCATTTCTGCATCATTGTTTACATCAACTCTCTTATCCTCTTCCTTCTTCTTCTCTTCTTTCTTCATTTTATTAACGAATTAGAGTTACACATTATAATTTAATTGTACTGCCACAAATAGTACACTTGTAGACTTTGTTTTCAGTGTCATATAAAGTATGTGTGGTTGGTAAGCCACATCTACTACAGGTTAATACCCTAACCGACTGAATACGTCTTGAGCCCTTCTCTGGGGCCTTCTTAGTTGAAGCCATAATTATGATTTTAAAGATTTAGCTAGTTTGGAGTCAGCCACCATCTTCTCTACTAAAGAAGAGTTTAGCAATTCTCCTAATCTCTTTACTTCTTCCTTATAATCTTGTACGTACTCTGAAAGAGTACCAACATCTCTCTTATTAGCTATTCTGTGATGAACTACTCTTCTAATACAGGTTTCTAAAGGCATACCATATCCAGCGTTCTTAAATTCCTGACGCTCTGGTTTACCTTTAGGTCTAACTGTATATAGTAATTCTAAATCCCAGAAATAATCACTAACTTCAGATGTTAACCTAAAATCAGCTTCCTCGATAACCATATTTATTCTACAGGTTAAATTGTTTCATTATCATGTCCATATGGGCATAATGTACATCTCTGAGAGTTTCCTTCTTGTATTCTAGATATTCCCTTGCACTCATAGGTTCTTGAGGTTTAGTTAACCGGCAACATTCCCAATCTATCACTGCTTCTTCGTAATTACACTCCCAAGCAGCTTTATGGTTCTGAATATGATGTTTGTTAATGGCTCTATGTATCTTCTTGATTCTCTTAGTGCCTAACCAAGGGATAAGAATGTACATAAGAACTTTATCTAAATCATGAAACTTATACTTATAATAGCCAATATACTTCTTCTCAGTTCTGAGGAAGGCAGCATAATGTCTAAGAGTATATGGAATGTGTTTCCAAGAGTCTATAATATTCTGTATAATCATTGCAAGTTGTTCATTTCGACTACAATGTCATTGTTCACTTTCTTAATAGCCTGACTAAAATTATTCATTTTATCTTTCATCTTAGCTTTAAGTGCCACTATGGAAGCCTTCAGGTTATTAATCTCAGAATTTAGACTTGACTCCTTTTGTTGAAATTCCTTCTTCATTTCCACTCTAAATTTGAGGTGGTCTGGAAGGATTGAATAAAGGGAAATAAAGCTCTCTAAAACCTTTAACAACTCTTTATACTTAACAACTTTAGTAGTCTTATCTATTACTAGTACGTATGAATCACAATCGTTACCTGGTAAAACATTGATATACTTATCAGAGATAGTATTCTGCCTGCCAAGATGGTCACCCAGTCTAACTGTAATTGGAAATCCAGTCAACTGAAAGTATTCTGAATTTGTGTCTCCAACCTGTTCTACTTGAGTAAATTCCTTCTTAGTTAGCCATGCCTTAACTTTACTTAGTCCTTTCACTTATTGACTTTTCAGTTACATTACCACGTATCTACAAAAAATAAGGGTCAACCCATCTACATATGTAGACAGCATTGACCCCTAGTACTATTGTATGGAGTCGTTGGGAGCCAGAGACTCCAAGTAGCGATTTACTGCTTTCATTGCATTGTCAGGGATTCTTTGCACTTCTTCACTATGATTTACATAATGTAAAGTTGCACCTACGCCAAAGATAGCATAGCATTGGTTTGTTGAGGGAGTAAGTATACACAACACCGCTGCTATAGCAGTAGGTATTACGAAGTGTTTCCTCTTTACACCAGATTTCTTTACACCTTTAGCCACACAAGTTCTTGTCCCGCACACATCGCACTGAGAACTACATACTGACATAAAGAATAAGATAACTGATACAATTAAACCAACAATTGAAAGAACCGTTAACAATGTATGAACAGAGTCAGCAATACTACATAAGTATAATACCCAATATTCCATACTATTTGAAAATTTTGCTTATTTGATAAAACAATTCTCTAACAACCGTAACTATAGAGGTACCAGCTAAAATCAAACCCCAAGTCTCCATAGAGAGAGGTTCGGTTCTAAACATAGCACCACCATATTGAACGATTAAGAATTGACCAACGAGAATAACTAAAGCTATGCCAGCAAATGCTGGATTCTTTAGTAAGCCATCAAAGATACTTCTCCTTTGTCCGAACACTCTTGCATTAAACAGATTCCACCATTGTAACAACACAAATATTGTGAAGAACTCTGTTAGAGATACTGCTTTAGTATAGAGTAAAGTGACTAAGAATATGAAGAATATAATACCAACTCCAAAGATTTCATACCACATTTGTTTAGTGATAATGAATGCTTTAGGACTTCTTGGTTTATCCTTCATAACTGCATCGTTGGCTGGTTCAGTTGCCAAAGCTAATGCAGCGAATGTATCCATGATTAAATTAACCCATAACATCTGAGTAACAGTGAAGGGTAGGTCTACTCCAATAAACGGACCAATACAAGCTATAAGAATAGCTACTACGTTAATGGTCAATTGGAATAGAATAAAGTGTTGTATGTTCTTATACAGACTTCTTCCCCACTTCACTCCTAGGATGATAGATGGGAATGAATTGTCGAGTAGGATAATATCAGCAGCTTCTTTAGCTACATCAGTACCATTGTTCATGGCTATACCTACTTCGGCATGGTTTAGGGCTGGAGCATCATTAGTTCCATCACCAGTCATAGCAACCACTTCTCCCATTTGTTGGAAACGAGTTACCAGAGTTTGTTTATCCTCTGGTTTGGTACGAGCAAATACATCTACTATTCGTAGAGGATTCACTTGTTCTCCAATATCACTGCCCAACATTGCTACTGGTACAAAATTGTCACTTATTCCTGCCTGTCTCGCTATTTCAGCGGCTGTAGCTGGATTGTCACCAGTAATGATTTTAACTTTGATGCCAGCTTCTTTAGCAGCTTTGACTGCATCTGGGACGTCCTTACGGATTGGGTCTTCAATAGCCATGAATCCGTTATAAGTGAAGCCATTCAGTTTCTGAGCATCTTCCAAAGTCATAGATTCTTTATAAGCAAAGCCTATAACTCGTCTACCTTTGTTCTGCTCTTCTACTTCTCCTTCAATGTCAGTAGCATTACACATACCTCTAACTACTTCAGGAGCACCCTTTACTAAGGATATAAAGGCATCACCTTGTTTAATAATGGACATCATGAACTTAGTCTTACTTGAGAAATCCAGTCTGAATACTGGGGAGTTATCTCTCCTTATATCATCAAGTAAGTCACCTGCATCCATATGCTTAATTATAGCACCTTCTGTAGGATTACCAATAGTCTTATCTCCATCTACATATGCTGTAGAATTTGCTAAGGTATTAATAGTGATATATGCCCTATTAGGCATTACCTCATTTACAACCTTCATCTTATTCTCTGTTAGAGTGCCCGTTTTATCGGTTAGAATAAGAGTAGTTGCTCCTAGAGTTTCACAAGCGTGCATCTTACGAACTAAGTTATTAGCCTTAGACATTCTCTTCATGGAATATGCTAATGCTAAAGTAACTGCCATAGGTAATCCTTCTGGTACTGCAACTACAATTAATGCAACTGCAATCATTAAGAAGGATAACAAATCGTTAGTAATCTGCATCCAATCTTGTCCTACATAGGCTTGTTCTATAAAGAAGTATCTTACCAATAAGGCAAGAATAAGGAAACCAGCAGCACCAAATGCAATCTTATTGATAAGGTCAGCAAGACCATTTAGCTGCTTGTTTAGTGGAGTCTCTGTATCAGTAATCTCAGCAGCTTTACGAGCTGTCTGTCCAAATGCAGTATTATCACCTACAGCATCAACTACACCTACTACAGAACCTTCTTCGATGATAGTTCCTTTCAGTAATAGCCATGATGGGTAAGTTGCATTCAGTTCACCTTCCTCTTTAGGTTGTTTAGTAACAGCCTTAGATTCCCCAGTTAAAACAGACTCGTTGACTTTTAGATTGTGGGATTCATAAGCTGTTACATCAGCAGGAATTTCTTCACCAGCTGCTAGCAATACTACATCATCAACAACTAGGTCTTTACGAGCTACTTGAGTTACTATACCATTTCGCCTTACTTTGACAAGTGTATCATCAGAACTTGTAGTCAGCACATCAAATTTCTTAGATGCACTATACTCATTTATAAAACCGATAGTTACCGCTAATAATATAGCAGCTATGATTCCTATGGGTTCAAGGTATTCTGATTTAATAACCCCTAGTATTAATGCAATAACTGCGGCAACACTCAATATTTGAATTAAGGGGTCTTTGAACTTCTCAAAGAAAAGTACATACCAAGGGTCTCTCTTAGGTGGGGTTAGTATATTAGAGCCATGACATTCTCTACTATGACTAACCTCAGCATCTGTCAAGCCCTTTAACAATTCTATATTCATCTTTAAGTTATTTAATTATTAAAAGGTGGACAGTTATGCCCACCCGTGAGAAGTGTTTTAGTCTTCGTCTTCGAAGTAGTCGGGGAAAGCATCCACAAGGATACTCGGAACTTCATGTCCTTCTTCTGAACCCCACTCGTTGATAGATTCCAACAGTTCAGATTCAGCGTCGTCGATGTCTTCATCCTCGTTGATTTTGTCAACCAGGAACTGAGCCTCTTCTTCGTCAATCTTACCGTCTGCTAACAACCAAGCCATTACTGCTTCAGCAAAGAATGCATCAAATTCAGATGAAGTGTTACCTTCTTGAGAGTCTTTCTTCTCCCACAGCATTTCCACTTCTTCCTTTGTTACCACTCCGTCTGCCATAACTTCTTTACGAAGTTCTTCCACGTTTACACTTTCTTTACACATAATTGTAAGTGTTTAATAATTAAATAAAATTGGGTAATACCCTTTCGATTTCTCCTATAGACTGCCAAGAGCCTGTGTTACCAAGAGCCTTGAACTTCCACTCCCCATCCTTACGATAAGCATATCCTAAGATAATAGCTTCACGACCAACGAATGTTGTATCAGGGTCTTTACTATCATTGTCTAGGTTATACTTAGCTAATACGTTGGGATTAGAGTTTGGACGGGTTACAGGACGCCCGTCAGCTGTTGTATAGATTCGTAATCCCATATAAGGAATCTTATCGAATCTTTGGTGACGATATGAATTGAGGATGAAAGCAACATACTCAACTTCAGGTCTGATTCTATCTAGTTCTACTGAGATAGTTTCATTATCCATTCCGTCGTCTCCGTCAGTATCACCTACCAAATCATCACCAGAGTGATGGATTGCTCTGTCACTTGAGTCTTTATGACCAAAGTAAACAGTTTCAAGCTTACGCTTGTTAGCGTCCATAAGAACTACAGAAGCATCAAGGTCTACAGCCTCAGTACCTCCACCAAAACCTAAGAAACCACCAGATTTGATAGCTCCCCAGTTTGCTCCAAAGAATACTTTAGATAACTTATTACCGTTATCGTCCTTTGACAGATTGACTCTGCCACCCTTAGATAGATTTATCATAGCTTATAAATCCTTTGGACCAGCATCAATACCGTAACCAGCCAGAACGTCGCACAACAGCACTGACTGATAGTTACCCTTACCTTCATTCACAGCCTGGAATTTCCAGCTACCATCCTTACGGTACAGCTTACAGAATACCAATGCTCTATCCATAGAAGCATCTTCTTCCAAGTCATACTTAGCAAGGATGTTGTTGCCTTCTGCACCTTCATACAGGTTCACCTTAGCATTGTGAACCATACCGAAGTTCTGTTGACGGTTCTTAGCATCGTGAATGTTTACTAAGATAACAACTTCTTGCACCTCGGCAGGAACCTTAGTAGTGTCGATAGTGATAGTTTCATCATCACCGTCACCAGCACCAGTTCTGTTATCACCAGAATGCTTTACAGACTTAGAAGGGTCTTCCAAGTTACCGTAGAACACCATGTTGTTATCACTGAGGACTTTACCATCAGCTTTCAACATCAATGCCATAGCATCCAAGTCAAATTCTTTACCAGGTTGTGCTGCATCCCAGCCCAAACCAATTCTAAACACACTAGCTGTGGACTCCTTAGAAAGGTCAATGCGTCCACCTTTTTGCAAGTTAATTGCCATAATGTAATTAAGTTATTAAAGTTAATTGAAGGACTATCCTTCAAACACAGGCGATTTAACGCCTTTTCGTTTCCAGCTAAGATAGAGTTGAGGTGTTTCAATCCTCTTATCTACTGAGCTGTCTAGGACGAAGCAATTAAACCCTAAGTTAGTATAATACTCAGATAAGTATTCTCCTAATTCGGGAATATTCTCGTCAAGGTCAAACACCAGGCTATATTCGTTTCTAGATGATTTAGCTTGCATTAAGCCGGCTATTTCCTCTATACACTTCTTATACAAGGTGTCTCTATCAAGTTTTAATCCATATTTAGTGATTGTGTAAGCATCTAAGGCGCTGAGCGGCTTAGGCTTGGGAAACCACTTATCCCTAAGCTTTACTAACCTATTCATAAGAATTTAGATTTCTTGTATTGTAGTCTCACCCAGAATCGAACTGGGAACTCAAGCTTCGTAGGCTAGCGTTTTATCCATTAAACTATAAGACTAAAGAATAGAGGGTGTGCTGTTACACCAAATGCTCTAAGGGCGATTATTGACATTGAACGTATGTGCACAGTGACTTAAGATATGCACTAGCTGACTTTTGTTCTCCTACTAACAGCTAAGGGTATCCCGTACCCTCCCAATCTTAATTCCAGGCTCCTCTCGTACTGTTGGAACTTATCAATAATTGGCTCCGACACTTAATATCACATTGAGCAACGTATAGGAACCCTCGTCATTTCAGACTTGGAATACTACTCTCCGAGATTAATGCTTATGCCTCCCTGCGGTTCTACGGAAGGACTAGTAAGTTCTATACCTTCACGCTTGTCCACATCACGATAGCTAATCGTGACCTAAGGATATACCATAACTTCCGCTCGCAACTCTTTAAATGATAGCTACCTTCAAGCCCACATTCCCCCTATTATACTTTAATATTCAAACTCTCTAACACTCTCTTTATAGATACCTTTCAGAACTTTAAAGGCATTAAGTCTAGACTTTGTATCATTATTGTCCCACCAGAAGTCTAAACCTGCATGTAGTACAGTATTAGTAGCTTTAAGGAACTCTGGATTAAATTCCGGTATATTAGTGACTAAGTCTTTATAAGACGGATGTCCTCTCCTATTCTTCTCTTTAAAATCCAATCCTCTAGTTGCTGCCACTTTAAGACACCAACACATACCTGGATAGCGTAAATGACTTATTTCATTTATATAGATATCCTCAGCAGTTTTTATAACATCATATACTTTCATAATCTTTAATACGTTAAATTAGTATCCCCAGAAGGAATCGAACCTTCATTTAAAGTTTAGGAAACTCTCGTTCTGTCCATTGAACTATGGGGACATAAAAAATGCCACCTACTCTCACGAGCAAGTGGCATACATGGATTACTTCTTCTTTTTATTACTTCAACTTTACTTTTGTGACCCCACAGGGACTCGAACCCTGGTCTACGGATTAAGAGTCCGCAGCTCTACCAACTAAGCTATAGGGTCAAATGGAGAGTCACCACCGTCCTCTCCGTGATAGGTTTATCTACATAATGTAGAAAGGTTTTAATACCTACGATATGTAAGTATGCGCAAGTCCTACTTAACCTTAAACTCGAAGTGGTTATTTACCTCTATTAACAGATTTGCATTTAACAGAACCAGGACGTGTAGTTGCCTTCTTGAATGATTCAGGTTGAGCATCCCACCATCTCTTAGCTGCTTCTAAGTTAGCTACCATTTTCTTGTATTTCATATAGAAGAATTTACAAATTATTAATTAGTAATCTCTATAGTCTTACTAGCTTCTTGCGCCAGCTTATCACAAATCTTGTTATATTGGTCTTCAGCATGACCCTTAGTCCAACTGAAGTCAACCTTAGTATGGAATGCGATTGCTGCATCAAATCTCTTCCACAAGTCCAGATTCGCCTTTCTCTTCCAGTTCTTAGTGTATGTGCAGACCACATACTGAGAATCAGAAACTATGGTAACTTCTGAAGGTGTAGTAATAGATTCAAGGGCAACTATTGCTGCCATCTGCTCCATTCTTTGGTTTGTAGTATTCTTATACATTTTACTATATCTAGCAACTTCTTTACCTTCTTTCAAAATGACAAACCCTATACCACCTTGATTTCTGGTATTGGAATATGCACCGTCAGTATAAACAATATAAGAACTCATGCCTCAGCTTGAGTAGTAAATAAGTAGTTAACATAAACACCTAATACATAGGCAACTCCATAGACATCATCCTTCTTCTCTAAAGATACTTTCTCTAGTACATCGTTAACCATATCCAGGATTATAAACCCTTCTTTACTATGTAAGTAAGGCTCCATCAATCTAGCGAGTTCTTTTAGATACTTTTTAGCCTTTACACCTGCTGTAACCATACTCTTTATAAACTGAACTCCCTCTTCGCTCTCGTTTATCTTAGGGACATACTCACTAAATTCTTCTCTTAGGAACCCTAAGTAGAAGGCATTAGATATGTCTTTGTTAACCCACTCGTTGAACGATTTGCATCCCTCAACGGTTGTGAAGTCAATAGGATGGTCAAGTAAATTCTCAACTTTCATGATTATTCAAATAATGCTTCCAACTTGGCAGCCAAGTTATTAGCCTTAGTAGATACTCCATCAAGAGCTGAACATTCAGATTCCAGCTTCTTAATTTCATCTTGCTTCTCAGCTTTAGTTGCTACTGCTTTCTCAGCTGTAGCTTTAAGCTTCGTAATAGTACTCTTAAATGTAGACATTGCGTTGTCTACTTCCTTACTAAATCCTGCTGCAGTGTTACCAAAGATATTCATATCAGTTATATTTAAGGATTAAGAGTAAATTCAAGGGTGTAGCCCGAGTGGGATTCGAACCCACACGCCCATTTCTGGACACCAGAGCTTAAATCTGGGGCGTCTACCAATTTCGCCATCGAGCCATGAAGCAGTGATTGACTATACAAGATAGTCTAAAGAGGTATTCTGCACCCACCCCATTCCTTGTACTTCGGAACGCGTCTTATTACATACGCTCAACTCTATGTAGTTGTCATCACCCAGCCTAATATTTTAACTCCTTTGACTGAGATTGGGAGTGCTGTTATTTACAGCAATACTTTCTAATTTCATCAGGGGTGAACATATCATCACGTTTATCTACAAGAAATCTCCAATCACAAATATCCCAAGGGTTTACTAATTCATAGGGTTGTGAGATATTATATTCTAGCATATCAGTTAAATTAGCTATCTGTTTAACCTCTATCTTGTTCCTCCTCCGAATAAGTTTATTATACCATCTTCCAGTCTTGTCTTTGACAATAATGTGCTTCTTTCTACTTCTACTCATATGTATGAAATTAAGATGTGTGGCGACAGTCGGATTCGAACCAACCACCTTGGAGTTATGATTTCCACGCTCTAACCAAAATGAGCTATGTCGCCATTAATAAGAACATAAAGCTCATCGTGTCTACATCATCACTGATGTGACCTTAATACCTCCCGTT